CTGGTAACTGAAATTTCTGATAAGATTATCAAATGTTTTGAGTTACTTGTTGAAGATAATGTAATTGAAAAAATGGGTCTGCGTGACCTTTATAATAAGTATATTCATCCAGAAGTGATTGATACAAGCGACCAACGCATTTGGGACCATCTTGCGGCCGGTGATGTGTTGGATGTATTCCAGTTCAGTACTGGCGTCGGCTTGGCAATTGCGAAGAAATTAAAGCCTCAAAATCCTATGGAGATGACTGCGGCGAACGCTATGATGAGACTTATGTCTGAAAAAGATAAAGAGTCTCAACAGGATAGATATGTTCGTATTCAGCATCAAGGTTTGGATGTTTTCGACCGAGAAATGGATAAAGCAAACTTCACTCCCGAACAAAAAGCATTAATGCATAAGCATTGTGACCAGTATTGGGGATGTTGCGCTCTCCAGGAGCAGATGATGGAACTTCTAATGGATGTAGCTAGTTTCACTCTGGGTGAAGCTAACAATGCAAGAAAGATTGTTGGTAAGAAACAAATGAGTAAGATTCCTCAATTGCGTGAGCAGGTATATGGAAACTTTGATGACGTTCGAGTGGCAAACTATTTCTGGGAGAATGCGATTGCACCTCAGTTGGGTTATGCATTTAGCTTGAACCACTCTCTACCTTACTCATTCGTAGGTATTCAGTCTATTTATTTCGTTATTAATTTCAATCCAATTTATTGGAATACTGCTTGTTTGATTGTTAACAGTGGTTCTTTGGAAGATAATAGTGAAGAAGAGATTGTAGATATTTATGCTCCAGAAGCACAAGATTTAGCAGAGGGAGTTAAGTTTATTGACTTGCCCGATAAGTCTGCGAAAATTCGTAGAACTGCGGCAACCGATTATGGTAAGATTGCAAAGGCGATTGGAGACATCCAAGCCGCCGGCATTAAGGTTAGTTTAGCTGACATTAATAAGTCTAAGTTCGGTTTCGCTCCCGATGTTGAAAACAATCGAATTCTATTCGGTCTAAAGGGTATGTTAAATGTAGGTGATGATGTGGTTGCGGCAATCATTGCGAATAGACCATATAGTTCACCCAAGGACTTCTTGAATAAGGTTAAACCTGGTAAGCAAGCTATGATTTCTCTAATCAAGGGTGGAGCCTTTGATAGTATGGAAGATAGAAAGTTTACTATGGCCTGGTATATTTGGGAGACTTGTGATAAGAAGAGTCGAATCACTTTGCAGAATATGGGTGGTTTAATTAGACATAATCTTCTGCCTGAAAAGACTCCTGAACAGATTATGGCTCGTAGAGTATATGAGTTCAACAGATACTTAAAAGCAATTACAAAAGCTGATAAGTATACATATGCAGGAATGTATAGTCTTGATGAAAGAGCGATTGCGTTCTTACATGAAATTGAATGTGATGATATTATGGAAACAGATAACTTATCTTGGTATGTAAAAACCAAGGCTTGGGATAATATCTACCAGAAGCATATGGATGTATTTAGAAAGTGGATTGCCTCTGATAAGGAAGCTATCTTGGATGCTTTAAATACTGAAATCTTTATGCAAGATTGGGAGAAATATGCTAAAGGAACTATTTCCGCATGGGAAATGGAAGTATTATGTTTCTATTATCACGAGCATGAGTTGGAGCATATCAATAATGATAGATATGGTTTTGTAGACTTTTATAGTCTACCAGAAGACCCAGTAATTGAAAAGACTTTTACAAAGGGTGGCAAAGATATTCATATCTTTAAACTGAATCGTATCTGCGGCACTTGCATTGCAAAGAATAAGACAAAGAGTACGGTAACTATTTTGACTACAACAGGTGTTGTAAATGTCAAGTTTAGAAAAGAATATTTCACAATGTTTGATAAGCAGATTTCTGAGCGTCAAGCAGATGGTACGAAGAAGATTATGGAGAAATCCTGGTTTAATCGTGGAAATATGATTGTGGTTACTGGTATTCGTTCTGGTGATGATTTCGTGTCTAAGAAATATGCTTCTACGGGCGGTCACCAGCTATATAAAATTGATGCAGTTCTTCCTAATGGAGAATTGATTTTGAAAGACTCTCGTTATCAAGGAGGCATTGAGGAAGATGCTTAAACGATATAAGGTAAAAAATATTTATACAACCAGAGCAATTTGTGATAAGTGCGGTGGGGAGTTAATCCCCACTGGCATTTGTCTCACTACTTATCCAGCACAATATCCTTATAAGTGTGAGAATCCCGATTGCGATGGTCATGCAACATTCTGGGAGGGTGAACTTCCCGGCAAATTAGAATACGAATTTGAGGAGGAAGTTGACATATGTACAAAATTATTGCCTTAATGGGCGAAGCTGGGTCTGGCAAAGACCGTACAATGTAGGCGGTAATAGAAGCCAACCCTGACCTCCATGAAATTATTAGCTGTACCACTCGCCCTATGCGCTAGGGTGAGGCACATGGTGTCAATTATTTTTATTATACTCCAGAAAAATTTGGATAGAAAGTTCTTGATGGAGAGATGCTAGAGTGTACCGTTTTCAACGACTGGTTCTATGGCACCAGCTATGACTCCGTCCGCAGCGATGGAGTAATCAATATTGGCGTATTCAATCCCACAGGCGTTGAGTCTCTCTTGGCTCGTCCGGATTGTGATGTAATTGTCTTTTGGATTCAAACCAATGACAAGATTCGTTTATTGCGCCAGTTAAACAGAGAAGAAGACCCTGACGTTAGAGAAGTTGTAAGACGTTTTTAGGCTGATTACAATGATTTTGAAGATATTGATTTTAGTTATATCGGTCTTATCAACAATACTGAAGGCGACTTAGAAGACAACGTCAAGGAGATTTTGGTCCAGAGCGGACGCAGATTCGCTCAAGGACAAAAGTAATTAATTGATTAAGCACAAACACTATATTTAGTAAGAGGTTTTTTACGCCCACACAAAATATAGTTTTTTAAATGGAGGTTTTATTATGCATGTAATTAAGAGAGACGGCACTCGCGTTTTGTTTGACCCTAACAAGATTGTCCGTGCCATTAACAAAGCAATGGTCAGTGCATATGGCTCCGTGTATGAATCCGACACTGCAGAGGAAATTGCAGATTTGATTGGTAGTCGCGGGGTCGATATGACTGTCGAACAAATTCAAGATTTAGTAGAAGGCTACTTAATGAAGAGTGAATATCCAGAAGTAGCCAAATCATATATTATTTATCGTGACCAGCGCAGTAAAGAGCGCACTCGTCGCAGTAAATTAATCAAAGCAGTTATGAAGCGTATTGACGCTACTGCTGTTGAAAATGCAAATGCAAATGTTGATGAAAAGAGCTTCTCAGGTCGTGAGAAGGAAGCTTCTGCTGACATTCAGAAGATTATCGCTTTGGATTATACTTTATCTCCAGAAGTAGCTTCTGCTCACAAAGATATGCTATTATATCAGCATGATATGGAAAAGACAAATATTGGTGAACATAACTGTTTGTTTGTTGATTTTGGTAAAGTATTTAAAGATGGTTTCGTAACTCGTAACGGCGATATTCGTCCACCCGCATCTTACTCTACTGCTTGTCAGCAATATGCAGTTGTTTATCAGTGTCAGTCTCAGGTTCAGTTCGGCGGTGTTGGAACTGTTCACGCAGACTATGACTTAGCACCTTTTGTAGCCAAGAGCTTCCGTAAGCATATGCACAATTATCTAACTGATGTTGAAGGTCAGACTGATGAAAATGCAGATATTATTCTTGGTCAGCATGGTCCTATCGTTATGGATAATCATAAGCTAAGAGAAGAGATGCCTGCGGCTTTCACCTATGCGTTGAAGCAGTTAGAGCGTGAGGGAACTCAAGCTTCTGAGGCTATGTATCATAACTTAAATACTTTGGAGTCCCGTGCGGGCAGCCAGGTTCCTTTCACTTCTATTAACTTCGGTCGTGATACTTCTACTGAGGGTCGCTTTGTAAGTGAACATATGTTAAAGGCTTCTTTGGCTGGTATTGGTAAACATCACTTAACTCCTATTTTCCCAATTAGTATTTTCCAATATAAGCAGGGCTGCAATGCTAATCCCGAAGACCCTAACTATGATTTAAAGAAATTAGCTATTGAGTCTTTGAGTAAGCGCATTTATCCTAACTTTGTCAATTGTGATTATTCTGAAGCACATGAAGATTTAAGTAATCCAGACACATATTTCGCAACTATGGGTTGCCGCACAATGCTTGGTTATGACAGACATAGTGATTCTTATAATCGTGTCGGTCGTGGAAACCTTGTTCCTGATACTATGATTTTGCCCAAATTAGGTATTGAATACGGAATTTGTTTAGGCAAGCGTGAGACCCCGGATTTAGACGGCTTCTGGTCTGCATTCGAGGATTTATTGATGCTTTGTGAGCAAGGTCTTTTGGAGCGTTTCGATATTATGGTTAATCAGCCACCCGAGGCCGCACCTTTTATGTATCAGAATGGTACAATGAAGGATTCTCAAAGCTGCCGAGTATCTAACTATGAGGCTTTGAAGCATGGTACTTTGGCTATGGGTTATATTGGTATCGCAGAAATGTGTCAGGCTCTATTCGGCAAGAATCATGCTGAAGATGAGAATGTGCGCGAGTTCGCTTTGAAAGTTGTTAAGAGAATTAACGAATACGCTAAAGAAGCTTCTGAGCGCCATGACTTAAACTTCTCTTGCTATGCAACTCCCGCCGAAGGTTTATGTCATACCGCATTAAAGGCTTTGCGTCAGCAGTATGGTATTATTCCTAATGTTACTGACCATGAGTTCTTAACCAATAGTCACCATGTTCCTGTATGGTATGAAATTGGTATCTTTGAGAAATTAGCTGTTGAGTCTCCTTTCTGTAAGTATCCTACTGGCGGATGCATTACTTATGTTGAATTAGATTCTACATTTGTAAAGAATACCAAGGCTATTGAGCAGATTATTGACTACGCATTTAAAGAACTAAATATTCCTTATTTAGCTTTTAATTTCCCAATCGACTCTTGTTTAGATTGCGGCTACCAGGGCGAGTTCAATGATGCTTGTCCCGAGTGCGGCAGTGAGAACATTCAACAGCTGCGTCGTGTTACTGGTTATTTAACTACTGACTATCATCATTTTAACAAAGGAAAACAGTCAGAGGTTGAACACCGCATCAAACATAGTAAATTTAGTTAATCGTAGCTAACTACAAGTTAGCTACGCTCATACGAAAGGAGTAAATTCCCTTGAATTATAGTGGTTTAATTTTAAATGATATTTCTGCGGCCCCCGGTCTTTGTGTGAGCTTTTTTACACAAGGCTGTCCGCATAGATGTAAAGGCTGCCATAATCCAGAAACTTGGGATTTCAACCGAGGAAAAGAATTTACTACTGGGACTTTAAATGAGATTATTTCCGGACTGACCGCCCAGGGTATACAGAGAAATTTGTGTATCATGGGCGGTGAACCTCTTTGTGACGAAAATGCTTTCCTTACCTATTTGGTAGTCAAAGAGGTTAAAGAGAAAGTTCCAGGAGCAAAGATATATATCTGGAGTGGTTATACATATGAACAACTACAACACGCAAGTCATCCTCAAGTGCGGCATGCGCTAGAGCTTGCGGATTACCTAATTGATGGTCCTTATATTGAAGAAGAGCGTGATATTACTCTTGAAATGAGAGGTTCACGTAATCAGAGAATAATTGACTTATCTAAAAAAAATTGATATAATATTAGTATAAATGAGATAAAGGAGAGATTTGATATGGGTGACCTAAAAATCAAGAAGATTGACCCTTCTCAAATCCGCTACACTCCTACCGAAGGTGAGTTAGTTCAGACTCCTGAAGGTAAATATATGATTTGGCACGAAGGTGCCTGGAATGAAATCAAGATGGAGAGCGGCGGTATTAATATGGGTCTATATGATATGAATAAACAAATCATTTCTCAATTGCCTATTCTTGAAGATTTTAGTAAGGCGATGGATGATATTTGGACCTTATATGAAACTTACCATAATAAATATTTTATGTTGTATGGTAAAGAAATTTCTTATTTCACAGTATTTAAGATTATTGAACCTCAATATCTTGGTGAAGATGTTCTTGATTGCTGTTTAAATGTTGGTTTAGTTAAAGCTATGGATTTGACTGCGGCTGGCGATGCCGTTGAGATTTGGGTTCAGCCTCAAGACGGTGAACCAACTTGTTTATACTTATTCCCCTATGATAGTGGAATTGTTCAGGTAGGTGAATGAAATGAAAAGAGTATATTGCGAAATTCATATGTTTGATTTACATCAGAATGTTTATGTTGTAAATCCAAGTACTGGTGACAAAGAGTGTGTAGCAATTACCACTTTGGAAGAGCTACCAGAAGTAATTAGTGCTATTTGTGATGCAAGAAAAGTATATAAAGTAACTCTTGCTGGCAATAGTGTTTATGGAGCAGCTGTGTCTGAGGACATTCTTGCTTATTCAAAGAAACATTATAATTGGAATAATATTGAAGTAGAGGTAATTAAATAATGGATAAATATTTATATATTTTTTTCATAGATAATAATAATTACCAAACTTGTATATATGAAAATGAAATTTTAATTATGGATAAAACTAATAATACCAATAATATTTAGCAAATAACAGAAGATATTATATTGCTATGTGAAAAATACTTAATAAATAATATTAAAATATCTGGCAATATTAATATGTGCTATATGTTACTTGATATGTTAATGGTCAGTGAATATAATTATAAAGTAGAGGTAATAAAATGAGATATTTGTTAAAAGCTGTTGATACTTATAGAGTGCCCGATGAGGCCGCAGTTGAAGCTTTACATGAAGAGCTTTTAAATGACCCTTGTTTTGATTTAGTTGGCTTTAGCTATAAAGTAAAGCAGATTAAGGCTAAGGGTCAAGTGGTTGAAGAATATATGGTAGTTCAAGCTACTAAGCAGTTTACTGCAGAAAAAGACCCCGAAGATATGTTTGTTGTGTCTTATGAAAGGGGTTAATAAAAATGGCTATTTTTGAAAAAGTTTCTAAATATATAGATGTGGACATCGCTATGCCGGTCAGAAAGACTGCACAGTCCGCAGGATATGATATGGTTGCCGCAGAGGATTATATAATTCCTTCTGTATGGCAAATGGTTGCAGAAGCTAAAGAATTATGGCCTGTAGGCGATGATGAGTTCGTAACTATGGACCTTATGTCTAAATTTACAAAAGAGACTGGTTTCAAGCCAACTCTTGTTTCTACTGGAATGAAATGCAAACTTGACCCGACTACTTGGTTACAGTTGAGTGTTCGTAGCTCTTCTCCTCTAAAATATTGGTTAATGATGGGTAATGGTATCGGCGTTATTGATGCTGACTATTATAACAATCCCGATAATGAAGGAGAAATTTTCTTCCAGATTTATAATCTATCTCCATTTAATATTCAGATTAAAAAGGGAGAGGCCATTGGTCAGGCTATTATTCTTCCCTATGGCGTTACTGAAGATGACGTCGCAGGTGGAGAGCGCACTGGCGGTTTTGGCTCCACATCTAAGTAATGCGTCTTTTAGCATTAGACTAGGCAAGCCGAACAAGCGGCTGGGCCATATTTGAAGATGGTAAGCTTCTAAAATATGGTAAGTTTACTGCTGACCATTCTGATGTTGGAGATAGACTTCACTTTATTCGGAGTAAAGTAAATCAACTCATTAATGAATATGATATTGATGAAGTTGTTTTTGAAGATATTTAGCTTCAAGGCAATGTTGCAAACAATGTTCAAACTTTTAAAGCATTAGCAGAAGTCTTTGGTGTTTTATATGAATTATTTGTAACATTAAAGATGCCTCGAACCGCAGTTCTTTCAACCGTTTGGAAATCTACTCTTGGTATTAAGGGTAAAGACCGTCCAGCCCAGAAGAAAGCCGCATAGGCTTGGGTTGAAAAAACTTATGGTGTAAAACCTACTCAAGATGAGTGTGATGCTATTTGTATTGGTGCTCACTATGTAAATAATAAAGTCGAAGTATTCGATTGGTCTTAACTAGATAATCCCTCTTTCACTTCTTTTATTATCCAATAGAGAAGTTGAAAGGGGGAAAACTTTTATTATGGAAGCTCTTTTAGCAGAGTGGGGAACAGAAATTTTGTTCGGTCTAATTAGTGCTATTGTAATGGGTTGGGCAAAATGGCATGGTGATAAATTAAAGAAAGAAAAACTCCAAGCCGAAGAAAATGCTCGTATTATTGCAGAACAAAAGCTTGATGAAAGAATTGGTACTCACATTGAAGTTGAATTAGAACCAATTTATCAAGAATTAGAAGATTTAAGAAAGTATTGCCGCGACAATGAGAACTTAGAGAAATCTCATATGAACTTAATTGTTGCTTCTTACCGTTTCCGTTTAATCCAATTGTGCAAAGGATTTTTACGCCAAGAATACATTACTGAATCCCAGATGGAACAATTAATGGAATTCTATAAATTATATAAAGGCTTAGGTGGAAATGGTCAAGCTGAAACTTATTATAATAAGGCAATTGCTTTACCTTTAAAGACTGACGATGAGGTTCCTGTCTAAACCATAATTTGGTGAAGTAATTTTATATTTTTACTTCACCAAATTTTTTATTAAAAAAGAGATAAAGGAGAAAAGATAATGGGATGGAGTACTCATAGTGATTGGAGTTTTTCTTATTAGGGCATAGATGCTACTTATAGTAGAAATTTACTCAAATATAAAAATACTGGTTCTACACCTCAACTAATAACTGCATGCAGAATAGGTCTTGCTTCAGGTAATGGAACATACAATTAGGGAGATACTGTTACTGGATATGGATATGCATATGATGTTTATGTAACTGTTACTGATTCTAACGGAACATCGCATACGTCCAATACAATTACTGTAAGCAATAAAACTAGCGGAGGAAACTATTATAATACGGAACAAAAAACTTTTACATTTGGAGGAGTATATGTAGCCGCTGGGTCAACAGTAACTTTTAGATTTCATTTTGTTCGTAAATCAAATCCTACTATTGTTATTATCAGAAACCGAGGAGATAGCTCTACTTATGGAGGTACAGTGATTAATGGTGGAGGATTAGTTCGCATTAATATTGATGGAACTGCCAATGGATGGAAGAGTGCAATACCATATGTCAATGTTGATGGAACTGCTAATGGATGGAAAGTTGCTATTCCATATATTAACAAAGATGGTACATCTACTGGGTGGGCTATTTGCACATAAAAAAATAAAGGGTCGTATATGAATAAATCATATACGACCCTTTTTTTATTTCATTTTAATTCCATTATAAATTCTATTCGACCATTTGATTATCTCGTCTCCATATTTAGACATTAATTCTGCTACCATTTCCTCTTCATCGTATGATAAATCTACTGCGTAGCTAAACATACAAGCATGAACAATTTCGTGGCATAGCACTTCTTTAACCTTAGCTGGTTTGAGCGTCTTGTCTATGTAAATAGTTTGCGTAACTTTATCACAAACTCCAAGAGCATGAGTCATCCAAGGGGTTAGTAGCATTGGATGAGATGGCGAGACCATTCGGACTCGCCATCTCACTCCATTGATAATCATTTCATTTGACCGATTTTAGAAGCCAATGCGGTAATCTTCTTTTCAAGATATGCTTTCTCCTCTGGAGATGCGTCCGCAATCATTTCAGTGATGTCTTGAGATAGCTCTTGCATATACTTCTCTAACTCACGAAGTTGAGTAGCTTTATCTCTCTTCATATCTTTGGCTTCCATATACATTCTGCGGCTATTGTAGCTGCGGCCCTCACGCTCATCGCGATACATGGTTCCGTTTCCACGGTCCATATGACTAGTTCCGTTATCCATATAACTGGTACCATTTCCAGACCCGCCGTCCATATACATTGGGTCATTATAGAAGGTTCCATCAGCTCTACGACGACGTCCCTCGTCGGCGTACATCATTGGATAGCGAGAGCCACTATAATACATGCGGCTGTCACCATTTTCCTCTTGGTGATGGCCGCCTTTTTTCATTTCAAACTCCATTTCTGAGCCATTGCCTTTCATAGCTTCAGTGACGGTGCAATAGTAGATTGCCTCCTCTAAATCTTTAATCATATCAATAGCTTCTCCAAGCTCTTTGGTATCTACCTCACCTAAATCACATAGCTGCATTTCAACAGCACACATTAGAGTTTCTTTCATATGCTTTAATCTTTCTTCATGCATATTTATTCCTCCTTTCAAGCGGTGCGGTCAACAATTAAATTAGCATTTTGAACATCAACATCATCAGTTGTAATATTCTGAACACTAATAGTTACACAGCATCCACGAGGAACATCGACATATAAAGAAGCATATACATTGAAAAATTGCTCAACTGCCGCTGGGGTTACTGTCATAGTAGTAGCACGTACAGGCTCACCATTGATAGCAATAACTAAAGAAATTGGGCCAACTGTTCCGTCCGCTGGTAGTCCAATGTTAGCTCCAAAAGAAACACGGAATCTAGCCCGGCATTGGTCGGTTAAACCTCTTAGAGTAACTAAACCACTATCATCACGATGACCAATCGTAGCATTACCACAAATCACAGTATCAGTGAAATAAACATTTTGATTTGCTGGAACTGTCTGAAGAGCATTAGCAATAATTTCCATAAATTAAACCCCCTTTAGATTAGAAAGTACCGAAACCATTGCCGCATCCACCAAAGTAGGTATTGCAGCAGTAGGGATTAGGAACGGTATAAGCGGGAACTGGGCATGGACGTAACTGATTTACCAAGTAAGCGTTCTGTGCGGCCTGGGAAGCCTGGAACTTCAAAGATTGGTTATCAGCAGTCAAAGTAGCAATCTTATCATTAGTCAAGAAGTCTAAGATAGAACGAACACCAGCATTATTAGCATCAATAATGTCACGGGTGCTGTCTGCGATTGCGCGACGAGTGTCGCAAGCCTGAGTTGCCATATTATAGTTAGTCTCTGCAAAGCCACGCTCAATTGCACGGCCAGTCTCGCAGCAACAATCACTAATCTGGTGACCTAAAGTGTTAAAGCCACTCTGAATATTGTAGCCAAGAGTGCAAACAGCAGTATCTACTCCATGGAAACCACTCATAATAGAGTTATTTAATGCGTAAGTAGAATCTGCCAAACCATAAGTCTGGTTGTCTAATTTAGAAATTAAAGTTTGCTGGTCAACTGCGGCACGGACATCAGCTTGGGTAGCACAAGGTGCTTCATAGCCGCCACCAAAGCCGCCAAATCCGCCGCGGCCCCATCCTGCGAACAAGAATAACAGGATAATCCACCAGCCATTATCGCCCCACATACCATCGCCATTGCGATTACCAGTTACAGCAGCGATATCAGATAAATTGTAACCTTTTCCATTAAACATAATTGTGTCCTCCTTAAATTTTAATTTTGATAGCCTAATGCACGTTTAAAGGCTTCGAACTCCTGGTCGAAATTAGAACCGCCCTATTGAGCGTAAATATTACGAACTACTTTCTCTAGTTCGTCGGTTCGACCTTGTTGAGCTAAATTTAGGAGATTTTTTCCGAGGGGATTGTTATAGGCTTGTCCTTGTAAAATTGATAACATCAACTGTTGAGGATTCCGCCCGGATTTAATCATTTGAATTAAAACATTTGGGTCTACTGGATACATCATTCATACCTCCTTAGAATGATAAAATTTCTACTTTCTGTTTCTGCGGGGCGGGTGCGGCCGGCTCGGTTGGCTTTTGAAGTGATTTAATATACTCCAAGACCCGCTCAAACTCTTCTCTCGTTACAAATTTCTCAACGGATGGCAATACAGCGCTCTCTTCTTTTTCAATGGGTAATTCCCTTAATTCATACATACATAATGTAGCGGTACCATCCATATTTATTTGTTTTGTGTAGATTCGTTTGTTCGCCAAATCTGGAAAATAGAATACAGAACCATCGAAGTCAATAGAGGTTGCACGGGCCTCTTCCAATGAACTAACCAAACGGCCTTTCAGTCCTGTTTGCGGCGGCGCCTGTCGTAAATAGGGCATCTAGTACATTGATTGCTATTGGGTGACTTGTGGAGTCTGTGTAGGTTGCTGTGGATAATAATTATAGTTGGAATACATATGTAAGGTCTCCTTTCCATACAAAAAATTTTCATTATCCATCCCCTCATAGTATAGTGAAAATTAGGACCGAAAAATTAATCTAAATTGACCAACCGGGGACCGAGACGAGTTCCCACTAGGACCTCGAGAATGCCATTTTAGGAGGGAATAAAGATTATTTTTGTGTTGGGACAATTCTTTTTGAGGACCTCTATTGGCGGGAAATAGGAAGAAAAAAGTCAAAAAAAAATACCTGAAAGATACTTTTTTAAGCATCTTTCAGGTATACAATTAATTAGTTAACTATATTTAAAATAAACTGAACCAGCAGGAGCTGCACCAGATGGGGCTGCAGTACCATAGCCAGTCATACCGACAATTTGTAAGAATGTAGTACTTCCTTGAGTATTATTATTGATATATAATTTACCGTTAGAAGCAAGACCTATTTGCGCTGCAACACGTCCACTCCAATGGAAACTTAAACGAGGAGCAACTCCCCAAGTATCAGATTGAGCGCCGCCAAAACCGTATTCACGAATTTCAACTGCTGAATCACTATAAGCAGAAGTAGATGTTGAAGTACCTCTATTTGCAAATCTTGCGCCATAAGCAAATAAATCACCATAGAAATTCCAATGTTGTTTATAATCTACCCAATTACCAGCGATATCGCAAGCTCTAAATTGAATAGTGTCACTAGAATCATTAGCGCCCATACCAGTGTAATTACTACCAGGTTTATCCCACATAAAAGCAGCGCCATTACTAGTTTGTTTATATCTATAGCCAAAGATTGGTCCAATATTAACTAAAATACCAGCTTTAGTTAACGTTAAATTACTTCCAACACTATTATTATTTTCAATACAGAAATCTCCAACTGCACCATAAGTACTTCCAGCTGTTCCCCTACGACCGATTAACCAACCGCCATCATGAGTGCCTTCTACAGTATTCGTTCCAGAGAAGAATAAGTTAGACCATCCATTTGATGCAGGTAAAACACGAATACCTTCATTATAAGAAGAACCATTGCCTTTTACAACCAAACGACCATCAATATAAGTTGCACCAAAAATAGTAAATGGAAAAGCTGTTGCTGAAGTCTAAGCGCCATTTACAGAAGTTTGATTATTAGTTTTATTATAATAAATAATCCAACGTCCTTTTGCTTCATTATACAATCCTTGATGAGGGTCACTTGACATCAATGTCATATAACTAGTACTATTACCAAGAATAATGCCTTCATATCCACCTCTAACATTACCATACATCATAAAACCGCCATAACCTGTTACAGTATTTGGGTATAAATGATTACCATAAGAAGCATTATACCAACCTGTTGCGCCACTTGAACGGAACCAATTAGAACAAGATACAGAGCCAGTTACTCCAGCATCATAGCCAGTATAAATTCTATCGCCACCAACAATTGGAGCATATAATAAACCAGATTCAACATTAAATGACATACCTTTATCATAACTATTTTCAGTACGACTCGTAGTAGAACCAATCCAATAAAATTGTTTGCCTAATGTACCAAAACTAAACCACTTAGCAACATTAGCATGACTATTAGTTGCACGTATCCAAGGATTATAGCTGCCATCATTAGAATAAGTATTTACATTATAAGCACCGTTATTATAACGCTAACCATCAATCCAAGAAGAAGGTACTGTTTCAGATAAGTAACGACCTGAAGAATATGTCATTCCAGCTACTTCTAGTTTATAACTGGGAGTACTACCATTAGCAATTAATTTACCAATCGCAACACAATTATTTTTAATTTGTAAACCGGGAGTTATTTTAGTCCATCTATCAGCAGCCATATTAGTAATAGTGTCTTCACCATTAACAAACATAAAACTCGTAACTACGTTTTTAGTAGTAAATAACATAGCTTCATTACCACTTGTTTGATAACTAATTACACCATCATAATCACTATGTCCAGTGCGGAAATTTAAACTTGAAATATTTCCGCTCCAACTTAACGTTCCACTCATGGAATCGCCAGTTACATTTACAAAACGGCTATCGGCTTCTGCTTCGGTGTAATATCGAGCATCTAACTTGGTAGTATAATTTTCATCAGTAATAAAATCATACCAGCCTTTAACGGTACTAGTATTACCCTCCATGCGGCGATATTTTGGAGGATCCCAAAATGGTATAGCAATAATCTAATGATAATAACTAGAGCCATCTCCATGATTAGAAACTAAATAAGATGCCCATCCGCTATTGCCAGCGAACTCTCCAGAAGTTTGAAACCAAGTAAAATTACCATTACCATAACCAGTACTTGCTAAGGCATTGGCAGTAGTTGCTGTTGTTGCATTACCACTTAAATTACCACTAAAAATTGGAGCAAATAATGTTCCAGTAGAAGTTTGAATTGTAAATCTATCATCATAAGCAGGTCGACCTGTTGTATTATTATCATAACAAAACCAAATGCGTCTTTTAGTCGTACTACTAGAAGCTAAATCATTTGTAGTAATCGGAGTTAAAGCACTAGCTGTTGTAGCATTACCACTTAAAGCTCCATAAAAGGTTGTGGCATACATGGAACCCCATTTATTACCAGAAGTACCAACACTACCAGTGTTAGTTGTCTATGGATAAAAATAATTGGAGGTATTAAGAGTTACTCCATTCGTGGTGGTTGCATTATCTGCATTCGTATGAAATCTAATATTACTGTCTGCACCGAGAATTAAATCCTCAGTAGAAGTAACTTTTAGTTTTGTTGAATATAAAGTACTAGCAGCCTCACCAGCTCCAATATAAGTAGTGCCGCCAGCACCAATAACTAAGCTATGTCCATAATTTGTTCCGTCATCATATATTGCCATTGGAGTAGAAGTATAATTTGTGGTTTTATATGACACTAAGCCAGTCATTGTTCCGCCTGATAATTTTAAATATCTTCCATCGACAATGCTTGTCCAGTTTCCAGAATCAAGAATAGTTTTCCAACTACCAAAAGTTGCAGAATTATAAGCATTGCGCATATATAAATTTCCAGTTGTGCCACCGAAACCTAACTAGGTAGCGTAATTACCAGTATGAGTATGTAAGTGAATAAGTCCCCATGCATTGTTCATGCCAGAGGGTTTCACAGATGTTGTAATATTTCCACCTGTTGTACTAACCGTATGTACATAAGATGGAGTATTAACAACTTCAGTAGATGATATTGCAGTATTACTATTGTAATATCTTAAGAATCCAGTAGAATCAATATTATCTAAAGTGTTTGCATTACCAGCAGAAGTTGCATAATTAGCGCTGGTAGCATTGCCATTAAAAGTTGTTGCCACAAGAGTAACTCCTGCAGTTCCGCCTTTACCATTACCAAAATTATAAGTAGTAATATTACCATCAGTTGCTCCACTTGCAGTTCGATAGTTAATCCAAATGGCTCCAGAATAAGCCGGAGATGCAAATGTATATTCATTTGTAGAATGAATCATATCATTATAAGATTTTAACTTCGCATAAGTAGAAGTGATAGTACTTCCATTTGCATCAGCGGTTGCTTTTGCGGCAAGACCACTAATACTAATAGGCCAAGTTCCAGAAGCATTAAGTCTAATTACATTAGCTGTATTCGTGGGACTAGACCAAACAACATTGCCACCATCAGCAAAAGCTTTAATACCTAAAAAATAAGGTAAAGATGTAGATTCTTCAGTTGAACTATCTACTGCAATACCGCCAAAGGCTCTTAATAATTGAGAAGAAGTTATCTCATTTAAAAAATTAGCTTTTCCAAGGACGAGTAAATCATTTACTTGTGCCATTTAAATACTCCTTTCTCTCTTAAATTTCATATATCTTAAATGCTTGTAAATATTCTTTATCAAGCATACTAGTTTTTGTTAAGTTGGGTAATGTATCAATTCTTACCCACAATTCTGTTTCAGTTTGTGAAGTGCCATCTGCGGCAGGAATAAATTTAGTACTATCCCAAGCAGATTTCTGTCCAATAGGAGCAAACCAAGTTGAGCCAGTGTCACAGTTATAGACGCAAGCTGAACCATGTTTACGAATGCCTGCATTATGATTATTCCATGCTGTTGTAATAGCAGTAAAACCAGTTACAGTACTTGCATTTGGAGAGCTTGTTTGTGTCCATCTATTATATAAAGAATTTGACAAAGACGGATAAGTTAACATAAACTCATATTTACCATCTACTTTAAAATGGTCTACTAAACCCATTCGACTAAAACGATTAGCCTAATTGCAAAAGGCAACTTCGCTAGCAGTAAACCAAGTTTTATCCGTAGTCACGTCAAGCCAATGAATACGTGCCCAAGCACTATTGTCGGATAGCACTTTAACTTTCATACCGCCAATATATCCAATTTCAGAAATGTCAGCAGCTTTTAACATACCCTATTTAGTCATTTTAATATCAAAACTATCAGGCTCTTCAATAAATTCATAAGCCTATACAGAACCCTCTTTAGTTATTGACGCTGCAGTTTGATATAAGTCTTTAATATCAGTAGCAGACAATACAGAAGCATAAATTCTAAAATCTGACATTTTACCTTCCATCATTGTATCATCAGTTCTACTATCTTTACCAATATTAAAATCTCTTGTAAAACTTGAAGCAATATTAGTAAGAGCACCCGTATGAGTTTTTACTAAAGTTGCATTTTTATATATTTTAATACCAGTAGCAATATCTGTTGTAACAGTCCACATAGCCCATTCGTTATTAGTAATTGTACCTACTGATAAATCTGGACTACCATTCCAATATACTCGGAAAGATGTTACATTTTGTTCAATATTAAAATTACTACCACTATAACCGCCAAAGTAAATACTTCTACTTGATGTATTTGATTCTTTTACCCAAAAATTAATAGTACACTTATCACTCAATACTGCTTTCATTAAATCTTTAATTGGTAAATTAATGCCTGTGGTTGAACCATCAAACACAGAGCTTGCCGCATAGCGTGGAGTATCAGAGCTAAAAGTAATATTACCAACTGTTGTGCCATTACGACCATATCCACTACAATCATCAGCAGCATTAAAAAATGTTTCACTTAATGCTGGGCAATAAGGGGTAGCAATCGAACCTTTTTCTAATTTTGGTAAAGCTATATCACATTTACCACCTGCCGCAAGTCTAAATAGCAAGGTTTTATTTGTAGTTGTTCCGCTTGCTGCAAAAGTCCAAGTTACTGTATATTTTTTCCATTGAGGAGTTAATGATAGAGGACAATTGCCATCACTGCCGCTTTTATTATGTCCTTCAGATGATTTAATATTAGAAACTTGAACCACGCCAGATGTATTATTATAAAAGTACATAGTTAAAGTACTTGAAGTAGATGATTTAGCAAAGAAACTTGCTGTATATACTTCATTTATAGAAACAGAGTGTCCTCCCCAAGAAGCAAAATCTTTATATCCAGTGCCTGCACTATTATCTGCACTACAGACAGGAAATCCATAGACCTTATCAAAAGAGGTTTGTCTATTTCCAATCGTATAAGAATTAGTTAATAAATTATTCGCATTTCCGCCATCTAATTTATAATGTAAAACTAAACCTTGACTTAATAATTTCACTTCTCTTTTGGATAAACATTCATCATATACTCGCACATCATTAATTTTACAGGCGGGTCTATATGACCCATTATTTGAATGCCCGACAGACCAATCAAATATATTAAATTTATTTGCAGCAGATACATTCTCGCAAGTAAATTCCTTTTCGCAAATACCATCTACAAATAAACGATAAGTTTTAGTAGATTTCTTATAGGTTAAACATAAGTGATGCCAAGCTCCATAGATGTTTGTAGTTCCATAATATGAATAATATGTTCTTCCAGTAGAAGAAGAAGTATTACAACTCATATAACAAGTTGTATTACCACTATATTTTAAAGTAATTCCTGAACCACTACCTTTATCACTATTATGAGAATGATTATGATTCGTTAGAATTCCATTTGCAGAAGTAGCATTACCAGGAGTGGTTGGATAACACCAACATGCCATAGTAAAATCTTTATTTAAATCAATTGTGGAATCACTAGTAATATGAGAAACTGTATTAATAGCTGTTCGTTGATAACAGCGCATATCTGTTTTTCCACCACTGGTGGCAGCTGCAACACCGCCACCAGTAGTATTTAAACTAAATTTTATTGGAGAAGAACCATAGTTTTCTAAATTACCATGTAATGGTAACCATATTAATAAACTCATATATTAATCTCCTCCTTAAATAAATATAAAATCTAAACTTTCATCGGTACTATTATACACAAATTTTACCTTAGAGTCAACTGTAATCGCTCCGTTGATAGATGTATCACCTTGCACATGGAAAGCTCCTGTGGGGGCAGCAGTTGAATTAATAGCAACCTTAGTAGCATTTGCATAATGATTGCCGCCAGAAGTCATTCTGACTGAACCGTTGTAAGCCTCAGTATAAACCAAACGTCCACTCACTAAGTTGGTATTACCAGTACCACCTTTTGAAGGTTCAAGACAGGTAATTGCGGTCGCGACACCAGAAGCAGCAATATAAACGGGAACACTAGCATTACCTGCGGCTGTATCAGCGGTATGTACCACCAATTCACCACTAGTTTCAGGATGCGTAACATCATAATTGGTTGTACCATTATAGTAACGCCAAACTGCTCTATGTGTTCTATCAGCTGGTGTTAAATATAGAGTACTTCTAATACCAGAAGCACTACCTAAAGTAATACCTGCATATCCGTTAGCTGCAGGTGCAACAACAATACCTTCATCATCACCAGAGCCATAAGGTCTACCACTAACGATAAGACCTCCGTTTAGGGTAGTAACTTTTGATACAGTTAAAGTATTTGATAATGAAGCAGCTCCAGTTACAGATAAAGTATTACTTAAAGTTGTGGCGCCAGTAATGGCTAAAGTACTTAATCCTTTAATAGAGCCAGTAACTTGTAAATTACCACCGATATTCACATCAGAAGCAAAAGAAGAAGCTGTGCCTACGTCTAAGCCACTAGGGAATTTAGATTTACTATTTAAATATAAAACAATCTAATTTGTGGTGGAAGAAGTAGTTGGATTAATAACTAATGCATTATCATTAGAAGATAATACGACATGATTTTCACTTGGTGTACCAAACACTAATTGAGTTGTATTACCAGTACTAGAACTAGCGTGAGAGCCTGTTAAATAAACATGACCTTTTGCATTTAGAATTCCTTTTACAGTGGTGCCAGTTGCATTAACCTATAACCAAGTATTTTCTTCTTCCCAACCAGTACCAACATACCAATAATTTAAAGTTCCTCCTGCGCCATAGGCACCCATTTCTGCTTTTACGCTTGCAGTATCACTAGATGTATTTTTCTATTTCCAATCAATATATCGTGCCCATCCACCGCTTTTTGTAACTTCAGTAGTAATACTTCCACTAGTATTCATTGTTAATTTATTTTCACTGGTTTGAATAACTAGAGGGCCAGACATGGTATCGCCTGTTTTTAAAACATATTTACCATTATAATGACCATCAAGATAATTAGTAAAATTATCTTCATCAAGAATAACTCTCCAATCTTGCCAAGTACCATTATTTTTACCACGAACCGCAAGTTGACCAGTGCGATAGTCTTGATAAATTTGAGTAATCCAAGAGTCGTTATATTTATTTACAATAGCTACACCATCACTAATACCAAGAATACCAGAAGTATCATTAACATACCAAATACCAGTATTAGTGGCACTGCCAATCGCAATTCCTGTTGTAGCTGTTACATTAGTGCCAGCCATACGATAAGTAGTAGGCTATGGAATTCCATCAGTAGTAAAATAAACTGGTCTATCAGTACTACCACCTGATTTGGTTAAACGATTAGCTTTATCAGCAACACCAATTAGATTACCTGTAACATCACCAGTTACATTACCAACAACATTGCCAGTTAAATTTCCAATAAAACCGCCAGTAGAAGTTACAGTTCCAGACACAGATAGTGAGCCAGAAGCGTTACCATTTACAATATATAAGTTAGCCCAACGCAAACTAGAAGTACCAAGGCTCTTTTTGTTAGTCTCACTTGGAACAACATTACCGCCAGAAGTAATAGTACTGGCAGTTGTTAAGCCATTTAGTTTACTTGTTGTGCCATTTAAATAATAAGATGTTGAGCCTAAATAAATATCACTACCAAACAAAGATTTTTTAGCTACATAAATACCGCCAGTTACTTGAATTGCTCCAGAACTTGCGGCTGTCGCTTCTGCACTGCCAGTAACAATAACTGCTGTTGATGCTCTTAGGTTTGCACCATATATATTTAACCAAGCGTTATCTGCTGTACCTAAATTATAGGTTAAGGTTTCTCCTGGTATAATAACATCATAAGCAATTGCACCTTTATTTAGAAGTACATCTTCATTATATGTAGATACTCCAAGAAAACGAGAAGGCCCATTAACAATTAAATCTCTTAATTGTGCCACAATTTTTCACTCCTTTTCTTCAAAATCTATATATCAAAAAAAAATAGGGGTGAGGATAAATCCTCACCCCTATGAATTATTAGAGTGCAATTCCGTTGATGCCCTCTAAGGCTTTATCCTTGAAATTATCAAAGTCTAATTCAACAACTTCTTTGTTACCATTATAACCATCCAAGTCAATAATAGTCATGTTGAAATATACCTCAGCACCAGAATAACTTGCGCTCATATTTGCGACTACAACATCGTCAACTACGCTAGCGCCATTAAAGTTGACATTCATATTGTCCATTCTTAACATAATTGTAATCTCCTTTTCAATTCAATTTTGAGATTTATTCTCAATAATAATGATGTTTATTTCATGAACTTTAATCTTATTAGTCCAAGTTAAAATTCATAATAGTTTTGAGTTTCAATAGAGTCGATTAAAAAGCTTGTTCTTTTATCTAACTTTACATACACATCTAAAGACCCTTTAATAGTTTTTTTACCAAATCCAGGAATGCCTCCATTATAAGCGGTCCAGCATCCCACTGCATTCCACCAATTTCCAGTAGAGGTTGAAATTGCCCAATGAGTATTACCCGAGCATTTTACTAATCCTCCACTCATATTAGAAATGTTTTTAAATCCTGTTACAGAAGTTGTATTGTTTGGATTATTTGTTTGAATCCATCTATATACAGTACCTGCATCATCATCAGGTTGCAAAACTAAAAATTCAAATGCACCATCAGCTCCTCTTAACTATTCAGTTAAATAAAGCCTACTATATAAGTCTTCTTCTGTATGATTGGCGGCATTAGATGGTGTAAAATACTTAGTACCAGCTCTATTATTATGATGTAAAATTTGTACCCACAAATCACCATCATATCTCATTATCTTATTAATATTATACTCAATAAAATTCTCAAAGTCAACTACTCCTTCTTTAAAGACTGAGTTGTCGCCCTCTTCAGTGAACTCATAAGCATAAACATTACCACCATTATCTACAGTGGCACCATTTAAATATAATTCTTTAATCTATAGTTCATCTAGTGCTGTAGCATAAATTCTAACATCACTAGTATATAATTTACTATTACCATATGTAGTACCATTATAATTACCAACCAATAAATTACCAGTACCACCGGATAAAGTACCTGCGGCCGCAGTAGATGTTAAAGGTATTCCATCAACATATCTACGAATAGTTGTTCCATCAAATGTAGATGTAATCATATGCCATTTCCCATCAATAGTAGTACCATTTGTTGTTACGCACTAGCGAGTTCCACTAATAACATATCCAGCGCGGAATTTACCAGTCGTTCCCTCCAATGAAAATTCATAATTAGCACTACCAAAGCTTAATGGAATATGATAATTACTATATCCTGCGTTACTACCTTTAACCCAGCAACTCATAGTTATACTATCTTTTGGAAATATCATAGTATCACTTGCAATATAATTACTACGACCATCTGTGATGTATGCAGAATATTTATTGCGACTAGAATCTGGCATCATCGATACTGCTCCTACTACACGACCGTGATGTCCAAAACCCGAACAGTCATAGACCTTAGAAGCTTCTCTACTACCAGAAACATAATCTGTTGCATGGTCATTAATTTCTAACTAAATATTTCTTACATAAGCAGTTCCTTCAATACCATAATGACCATACATATATACTGCTCCCACATTAGAACTATCACCGTCTTGTCCAAGAGTCCAAGTGTATGAATATTTTTTCCAAGTTGTAGTTAAGCTCTACTAATGTTGTCCATCATGGAAGTTATTTGAAGTTGCTCCATTTTTTCTATAATATAAACCAAACTGTACTGTTTTACCTTTTATATCACTTTTAGCTTCAAAAGAAATAGTATATTTATTACCTTTACCAATCGCCTACGCTAAATTAACAGTACCCCATGAAGAAATTCCTAACCAACGGCCTTTATAATTATATGCTGAATTTAAATTTGGAAACACCATTGTAGGCACGTCATCTATAACATTCCAATAGGCATGATAACCAATTGTTGGTGAATCAACACCACTGTTATACCCTGCAGTAAATCCAGATACATTAATAGCATTTGGATGTAAAGAAGAGTCCCATCCAGCACTTACTCTACTACCAGGGGTTGGATACAATAAATAATTAGTTGTGCTTTGTAAAGTACTATCTCGTAAAGGATAATGAAGCATTAGACCTCTACTTAATTCATCAATTTCTTTTAGACAAAGTGGATGGTCATATAATCTAAAATCATTCATTTTTGCTGTTCCACTAATACTAATGGTACCAGGGCGTAATGTAAAATTATAATCAGCGCTATTGTATTGATGTTTTAAAGCTCCATTTACAAATACTTTTACCTATACACCGAAATCTCCATTATTAACATTAATAACATAATGATTCCAGGTTCCAAGCTCCCATACTCCAGAAGTAGAACGAGTATCATAAATCCAAATCATTTGAGGTTTGTTATTATTGCAATGTAATTTAATAGCATAATTGGAAGTATAATCCATTTTTGCCATATTAAAAATATCATCAATACCTGTGTTAGTAATAGGAAATTTAATATTATAGCTATCTCCATTGGCAATATTCCACCAGAAACTACAACAAAAACCATCTGTTGAATTTAATTCTGCGGCAGTTCCTTGAATGGTGCCACTAGCGCAATAGCCCAACTTACCTTGAGTGTAAGAAACATTTGAGCTTTTAAAACGAATAGTATTTAATCCTTGGTTATTAATATGATTATTTAATGGTAACCATACTTGTAAACTCATATTGCCACCACCTTATGCGAATACAAAATTAAAACATTCTTTTGTATCATCATATTGAATTTTACCAGCTTTTTTAAATTGAATAGCTCCTCCGTCAACACGCATATTCATTGTGGCGGTAATACCACCAATAACTTCTAATGAACCGACAGATTGGTCACTAGAAGAATTATAATATGCATCAATACCACCAACAATCTAAAATCCACCATTAAATTTTGCAGTACCATTAATAGTAAGACCATCATTGAAAGTTTTATGGCCTCCAATGGTTTGAATATCATTAGTAATAATACCAGAAGCAGTAGTTGAAGCAGAAGGAATAACTGCATCAAAATTTGTTCCATTTAATGCAAATCTAAATGTGGGACCTGCAGTTGTACCTGCAATCCAAGAAACTGCGGGAGCCGCAAATGCGGGAGTTCCATTACCACCGACTAAGATAGCAGATTTTGCGCCTTTTGCCGTTACTTTGAAAGCATTAGTTCCATTACCATATAAAATACCACCAGCTGTTGCAGTAGTAATACCGGTACCACCAACATTGACAGGCAATGTTCCAAATTGAGGTGTTAAATTTGTTCCAGTAGAATAAAAAGCACCTTTTGCACTTGCAACACTAGCAATACCATTTAAAGTAGTATTCTGAATTAAAACTGCATTTGCGGGAGTATTCTTTGATAAATCAACACCAGTACCACCGTGGTGATAACCTAACATCTATGGAATAATATTCAAAAAGTTAACGCCATCATCAAATAATAAATAAGCAGAATAATCTTCATTAGTTGCAAGATAAAGGGTACCAGCTTCGTGTTTCAAATGATTTGCATTTGAATTATCAAACTTACCTGAAGCATATTGACCCTACTTAAACTGTAAAGCTAAATCAGCCACGAAACTGCCTCCTTTCCCTCTAATTTGTTCTATTAATACTGAGATTTAAAATAATCTATTTTTCCCTTTTGGGCCAAATAAAAAAAAGGGAGAGATATAAAATCTCTCCCTAAAACTATCAATATAACTCTTCCCAGAAGCTACCTAAAGCTTCACTAAATTCATCCAACTTTTGGATAATTTCATCATATACAGTAGGAGCTAAATCATAATCATGATTAATTTTTTGAACATCCATACCATATAATACTTTACTCTTTGTTGGACGAGTGTTTAAGTTATAAATAAATTGCTGTCCTACTTCATCAACCTTGTAGAATCGAATTGAATATTGGACTGTACCTGCGACCGCAGTTGCACCGCCATCAATACACCAAGGAATCAACATTTTTTCCTCGTCAGCATAAGAAGTAACATCATAAAAAGGTACTGCATAAATGCGAGCCTTATTATCTGCGGTTACATATTGAACGATGCATACTGTTTGTGACAAGTCCATATAATCAAAGAAACGGTCTACTTTAAAATAGACCGTTTCAGATTTATGGTCATGTTCAACACTCAGATACTCTGGCGTTTCAATTTGACGAGTTTTTAAGTCAATATTGTAGACTTTTTCAGACGAAGGTAAAATAGCAATTGTTGGCCGATTGTTTGATTGAATATAAGCAAGATACTTATAATATTCTTCGGTTGAAATAATCATTTTACCTCTCCTTTCAAGTTATTAGAAACTTACAACAAAGTTACCAGAGTGAGCATCTTCTCTTGCGGAGTAGGCACCATTTAATTCATTAGTTACATAGCAATGGATGAACATAACGTCACCATGAATGTTACTACCATCAATCAATAGCTTATTGCCATCAAAGCTAACACCAGGAGTGTCCTGAGTCAATAGCTTATCTTCATCGTACCACTCATAGATTAGTCTATCAGAGTGTAAAGCTACAGGCTCATCAAAAGCCTCATGCTCAATCACAATTTCAACTAAGCGGTTGGGGAATGCTTGAGCCTCAAGCTGCTTAGAATATTCAGAAGAAGCAGGATATTTCAAGACTGGAGCTTCTGGAGCTCTAGTCACACGAGCAACATTACTCTCAATAGCAATATCATCGCGGTTCAACATAGAAGTAACATAAACCTTATACCAGCCGGGTTCAGCAGTCTCTAAAGTCAAATCATCAGTGACTTTACCAATCTTACCCTCGGTATTATTATCATAAGTGTGAGAAATAACATCAACCATGCCATCTTCTTTGTCATCGTTAACATTCTTCTTCCACAAATAAGTCATAGACTGATAAGCTGCAGCAGGCGCACCATCATTCTTAACTTCAACATTCAATGTTAAGCCATCATTTTCATCTAGTAAAATACCATTTGCAGGCAATCCTAAAGCTTTTTCATCAGCGTCTTTATCACCAGAAACGAATTCCAAAACCTCGGGACCAGGAATAGTAACACTCAAAGACTTAGAAGCAGAAGGGAATCCTAGCTTATGTTTAGCAATTAGCTTGTAAGTACCAGTTACAACACCAGGAGCATCAGCAGCAGGACTAATGCTTTCAGTAATTCTATAAATGGCATAACGCTCATAAATAGCGATATTCTCTTCCTTAGTGGTTTCGAACTGATTATGAGGCAATTCCTCATATCCATAAGGAGTAGCACTTGCGTTTTGTACATAGTAAACCTTATACTCAACTGGAGCATCATCTTCAGTTTCCTTGAAAGCTGTAGTTTCAGCACCTTGAACATTGATACCAGCAACGACAATATTGCCAGTTAAGTTACTGTACTCCCAATCATAAGACAAATGTCCCTGACCTTCAACCCAAGCTTGACCAGCCAAAGTTACAGCGTTATTCTTATCCAAATGAATAACATTGTTTTCAAAACCAATAGAATAGCCAGGAGCATCGAAGGAAGGTGGGTCTACAGTATCACTATCAGAAGTATGCTCACTATTTTCAATTGCTAGCTTAAATAAAGAAGCAGCATCATCATATTCAACATAATCAACTACGGGCTTTAATGCCTGCTTAATAGTGATAGTTGCAGGAACAGAGTTCCAGCTATAAACAACCTTGTCGCCATCTCTCTTTAAGAAACGTAAAGAGAATTCAACAGGACCTTCTTGTGCGGTAACTGCACCAGTTAAAGGCCATACCAAAATCAACTTACCTAAATGATGCTCGCTCTCATAATCCATATAAGGAATAGGAGTTGCGCCCTGCTCACCATTTTTCAGCTTCCACTGAATATAAGGCTCAGTCATCATGAAGTCCATAGAATCGAAGAAGCGGTCAATGCGTAAGAACAAAGTCTCGGCAATTACGTCACCTTGAACGCCAGCGCCGTATTTCTTGAAACCATCAGGAATAGTAATAATTCTAGTATTAGCATTTACCTCTAAACAAGGTTCATCTAAAGGCAACATTAAATATTTAATTGGGTTATCAGCATTATCGACCAAGTCTCCCAAACGGGTAAAATACTTCTCCAAAGAAGAGAAACGATCGAATTGATTTAATTCGTCTTTTTCAGCTTGCTGCAGAGGAGTCTTCAATTTTCCCTGGCTATCCAGCTCTAACAGTAGCTTTCCAGCATCTGCAAAAAGGAATGAATAATCTGCATTTTTAATAGAAGTAATCATTTCTAAATATCATCCTTTCTTTAAATTTGCGAGGGAGAGATTACTCTCTCCCTCTATTATTTTGATAATTTAATTAAATAATTAAATTATTTCTGTCCAGCAACTTCTTTCCAAAGAGGAAGGTCAGCTTCTGGAATTACTACGGTATCATGGTAAGTCTTGCCATCGCAAGTCAAACGCTTACCCTGGTCTGCAGTTAGACGATATTTTCTAATATAATAAACATCTTCTAAATGCACAGGAGAACAAATAGTACCATTAGTACCTAAGTAAGTATATAAAACTTGTTTAGTCATTTTTTATCCTCCTTTATTATTTTCCGACAATAGAGATATTATCAATACTGTCAACGGTTACGAATGGTTGACCATTAGCTCCACCAACAATCCAATCATTCCAAGTGGTTTCCATACCAGATGGACAATAAATAGTTACGACAGAAGGTCTAGAGCCTTGACCATTTTCGATACAAGCGACATCTCTCTTGTTCTTTAACCATTTTTCTTGAGTTAACTGAGAAGGAGAATTTTCTGCACCAATAGTTAAGGTTTTCAATGCAATACCCCAAGAAATTGCTCCACCTAAAATATCTCTTAGCATTGGATTCAATACGCAATCAACAGGTTCAGCTAAGTTACCAGTAGCAGAGAAAGCGTAAGTTTGAATCAATACTAATGGGTCGCAGAATGTAAAGTTACTAAAGTAAGGACAGCTTTCAAAAGCGCCATTATTAATAACTCTCAACTTCTTCATTGCGGGGAAGTCAACATATTTCAAAGCTTTCATACGAGCAAAGAAATTGTTGTAAATAATACGAACTTCACAAGTAGCTGCACTATCAAAGAAGATATGAGTAATATACTCATCTTCAGTGAATCCACGATATTCATAGATTGGTTGTCCAGCGGTTACACCATCAATGCCAGAAGGAGTTCGAGTTGGTAAAGTAATCTTACCTTTCAAGAAGCCATTCTTATATTCAGGCTTCAAAGATAAAATGTATCCATTAGAATAATCATAAGTTCCGCCTTCACCATATGCGTCAGTATAACTAGAACCTACAGTGTAATTAAAGTATTTCACTGGGTCAGTTACATTTGCAAAAACACTTTCCTTCTTATATACCGCATAGAATGTATAATCTCTGGTTGCAGGATACATAGAAACATTGATTAAAGGAAGTTCTTCATCAGGAACATTTTCACCGTAAATAACTTTAGCCTTTTCAATGTCATTAGTCCAGCCCTTAAATGCATTACGCATATACAAATCATCGGCAGTTAGGTTTACAGGTGCGGGAACATTATCATTCATATAAGAACCCTTATCACTGTAAGCAACCTTAGCTACTTGTCTATATGTTGGGTCGAAGTAATCTAAGAAGACTGCTTCGTATTCATGCTCAGTTAAAATAGCATAGAAAGGATAGTCAAACTTATCAGCTGCGAACAGCTTAGATTTTGCAGCCATCCAAGCTACATTATGAGCAGCAATCTTTTCTGCGTCAGTCATATCATCGTTGATATCACCATAAATAATTTTACTCTTGTCTGCGGCATTGGAAGAAGTAGACCAACCATAGAAATCCCAGTGGGCTCTTTCTACTTTATACAAGCTATATGGGTTAGTAAACCACAAAGTGGAATCCCCAGCCATAGCTTCTTGACTAATCTTCTGAACACTAGGTCCATATCCATCAGAACTTAAGTAATCAACGAATCCTTCTGCACCAGTATCTTTATCTACTAAAACGAATTTAGCAGAGTATGCAGGAGTAACGTTAGCAAAGAAGAATGTTAAGTTAGGATAATACATCTGTAAAGTATCCTGAATAGAACTTTCTTCAATAGGAGTAGTATTATTGATATAAATTACACCAGTAATATTAGGTCTATTTAGACCACTAGCATCCTTGAAGCGAGGATTACTATACAAATTGGTTAACATAGTAATTGCATCATCGGCAACATTAGTAATGTCTGCTGCAAATTCGCCAGCCTCAGTGCGGCCGCCATGTCCATCGTCACGATACAAGCCACCACTCAATACATCAATATTGAACTGCTTTTCATTATAGACATAACCATCAGGATTATACAGAGTAAATCCATAGTGACCATTATCAATGTAATACTTCTTAGAAGCATCAAATACGTCACCTTCAGTTAAATGAGTATAAGGACACCATTCAACATCAGTCATGGTTACATTGGCATTACCAGCATTATTATTTAAAGTATACAATTGCTTTAGAATGATGTAACTATTATAACCTAATTTACCGCCAATAAATTTAACTGTATTCATCTTGGAACTACCCTCGAAGAAACCTTCTAAGTATAATCCAGGATTTGCTTCTAATTCATCGGTAGTAACATTTAAAGTGGGAATTTCATATGCATGGTCTTCATCATGGCCAATTAATTCAGTTAACAAGTTAGCTTGAGTTAAGGCCAAAGAACCAACGGATGCAGGCAAATACAAAGTATTTAACGCAACACCATCTGCAAATGTAACAGAAGTTAAGTTACTTGCACCAGTAGCTCTGAAGTTTTCCATCTTTTCAGAAGAGCTAAAATCAAGAGCAGTTTCATTTACTAGACCAATATTACAGAAGTTAACTTCTTTTAATAGAGGTAGTGAAGTAGGTACTGTAATACCATTTAACTTCTTATTATACCAACCAATTTCAGTCTTAGTACTTGCATTACTATCTTTATAGTCAATGGTAGTACCATCATGACCAAGCTTCAAGCGAGTTAGCTTATCAGCCTTACCCTCAAGTTTAAACTCAGTCCAATACATCTTACTTAAGTCACCGAAATCAGACATTTGGTTAGTACCATAAATATATAACAACTGTTCAGGATAGTTGTCACTATTTTTAATACCATTTTCCAATTCATTTAATACGAATTGCATCTTATGGATACCATCATATTTCTTAGAAGGATAGTTCATACTGTCATCACCAGCAGTAACATATGCGCTTCGAATTGGAGTAGGTTCAATCCAATATTCAGAGTCAAACTCGTGAGTCTTGGTTCCAAAAGGTACATTGTTTACCCAATATGGGTCATCAACGCTATTGGTCCATTTATCAGAGTGAACATCAGTAATATCAGAGTCAAGGTCACTTCTGTTGTTAGCAGAAATACGACCCCATAGACGGTTCGCACCACCACGAGCATAGTTACCTTGGGTCAACCAAGAGTCAATGTACTCAAGACGATTTCCAACGAACTGCTGACGAGATTGAGAACGGTCACCTTGTAAAGCATAGAAGTAAGTGCCGGTGTCTGGTTCAGCGAACGCACCACCAGAACCTTCGCCGCCCAAGTGAGCAACGCCCTCTTCTTTTGCTTTGGGGTTACAAATAGTAATATACTTAAAGTACATATCCAAATTAGTAGCTAATAATGGACGCTCGCCTTCACAAGCAATATTATTAGTTGCATCAGGATTAAAAGTATACCACTTTTCAATATAATCAACAGACTGTAAAGGAGCTTTACTAGTTCCGTCTGCATTTAATAATTTAGCAAACTTAGGAGTATCATTACCTCTTAAGTTTCTATATTTAGGAACAATCCAAGTGTCTTTAAAGAACTTATAGAAGTTGTTCCACAAGATACTATCAGAAGTAGAGAAGTTACCTGCTTCAGTAGCATCAACATTGAATTCGAATGAAGGAATACCAGTATTGTTAATACCTAACTGAGTATCAATATCATAGAAGATTGGATACCAGATGTACTCTCCACCAGCTTCATGAGGACCCCAAGAGGCCATCATACAGTTCTTACCACGAGAGTCGTATAACTCCATAACTTCAGTCATTACGAAGTAAGTAGCAACGTACTCAGGGTCGAAGTGGTCTTCAAATTCATTAGTAAATTTAGCAGCACGATATTCTTTAGTATCGTGAGTATAAACCTTACCAGCATATTCTTTTGGAGCTGCTACATAATATAATCCCTTAGCCCAATCCTCTTGAGAAGGAGTTTCGACCGCGCGGACTGCACCGGTTGGATGACCTGGGTTAATAACAACACCATTAGCAGCGTCGTTCATATCATAGTCCATACCATGCCAAGTATAATACTGAGTATTAGCATCATAAGTAGCATTCTCAATATCTACTGGAGCAATCAGTAAGTCAAAACGAGAATTTAGAGTGTCTAGAGTATCATCTTTAAATTCGTAGTAAGTAGTACCACCAGCAAATTCTTCATTAGATAATGCATAAACATCATCAGTAGTGCTTACAGTGTTTCCACCAGCAGTTAATACATAGAACTTACCTTTTACATATACATACTCAGCAGGACATACATTAACTGGAATGTAGCGGTCTTCAATAACCTGCTCATAATAAATCTTATTTGCATCAAAAGTGCTTGCATCAATTACATATTCACCATCAGCATTTAAGATGTAATATTTACCAGAAATATAAGTCTCTGCAGTTAAAGAGATAACATCATAGTTGACTTCACTCTTTACATAGTAGGTAGTGTTTTCATCAAAGTCGGCATTACTAATAGCGTAAGAATCACCATCAACTACATAGTAAACACCAGGCTCATATGCGGTATCACCGACAGGAACTTTAGAGTAAGTACCTTGAGAAACAACTGCATCAAGATTAGTACTCCACAACCATTTACATACTTTTTCCCAGTTAGTATGAGTAGATAGCAATGCCTTAGCACCGGCCTCTAAATCGCCCTTAGGAATTGTACCAGTTCCTAACTCTTCAGCAACTTCATCAAGTTCACCTTGAGTAGCTTGCTTAAAGTTGTAAAGAATATCAATATAATCATCCTTGCTGTGATAGCGATATTCAAAGCTATTAGCCACAACAGGAGCTTCATTAGCATTGTAACCACCATTAGATACAGTGGAATTAGTAGGAGGTGTGAAACTTAATTCAACACGGCTCCATGGGTCACGATAAGAGCAATAACCACGAGCATTGTTAGAGAACTCCCAACATTCTGCTACGTCTCGTACTGCCTTATATTCCATTTTACCTTCATCATTTAAACCCTTAGGGAATAACTTATTAGTAACTTTCTTACTAGGTTTAAATCCTAAGACCTGAGTAGAGCTCTTATCCAATAGCATACGATAAAAACCGATGAAAGTGTACTTAGCATTATCACCAGAACCAGTCTTTTGGAAAGCCATAACTGGGAAGCCCAATAGAGAAGTACGATAATCGCCCCATTGAATACCCTTAATTACAGAGCTATCAACAACAGGTTCCAATTTATTGGTATTATTTAATAAAGCTAAATAGTCTTGTAAAGGATGCTTAGTATAACCATTACCAACCATAGATGCGAAACCTGCATTATAAGAACCAGAAGATTCCATATAGTCAACTTTCATAGTCCATCTATCAGTTCCGTTAGTATAGTTATTCATATACCAACCATCAGCACAACGACACTCTTCATGTCCAAGATATTTACTATCTTGTGCTAACTTAGCTTTATCAGAAACGAAAACTTCAGCATAAGGTCCACGGTTTAAGAAGATATTTAAAGAATCTTCTTCCATATATAAACCGCTCTCAGCATTTAATTTTTCAAGCTCTTCTGGTTTTAATTCAGCCTTCTCCTTATCGGTAAAGTCTGCGATTGGTTTCCAGTTAAATTCTCCTTCTACCTTAGTCTTAATCTTGTAATTACGACGAGGATAGAACTCAGAAGAAGTACCCTGAACAGCAAATTCAACCTTATCTCCAGAAGTCATAGTGGAAATCCAAGATGGGCAATGATGCTTGTAGTACAAGCGAACGCCTTCTTTAATTTTATCACTATCAGTTTCGCCTTCTGCGATTAAGCCATCGGCACGAGCCAAAGTCTCTAATTCACCATTAGCATATGCTCTTTCCAAATTGGTATTAACAAATTCAACACTAATGTATTTAGTATCGTCTTTACTATATGGTAAAGTAGCATTACCAGTATCGTAAATGATATAAGGCATCAAAGGTTCATTAGGATGAGCTTCATTATATCTTAGCATAGCTTCATAAGAGAACTGGAACTCTTTCAAGTTATTATTCTCCTCAGCCAATGCATAAGCATTACTTTGGTCAAAGATTTTTACGTTCTTGCGGTCAACAGAGAAATTTTGTACAATCTGATTAACATTTAAATCAGAATTATAAATTCTCAATTTATATAAATCAATGTCACAATTACTAGAATCAAAAACAAAGTTTCCACTATTAATTGTAAAGGCGTCAGGGTCAGTAGACTTAATAACACCAGTAATAACACCATTGATATAGATATATAAATATTTTAAGCTATCTTGATATACAAAACTTAAATTAATTAACTCATCTTCAACGAAGTTTACGTTAACAGTATTTTCACCGTTTGAGAAGAAAGCGTCCTGAGTGCCTACGCAGAAACCAGTAGCTTTAACATTGGTTGCATCATAATCATATAGACCTGCGGCAACATTAGTAATGTTAATATTCTTTTCAACAGTTTGGAATTTTAAATTATCATAAGTGTCTGGGTCTAAAGTTGCTTGTAAGTAAGCATCATAGTTAGAATAGCCAGTATCTTTTTGAGCTTTAAAAGCTTCATACCAAACACCGTCACCTTGATAACGAGTAATATTGGTAATTAAATTATCATATTTTTGAACATTGCGAATGCGGAATTGCATTTCAACAGTGTGAGACTCTTGTCCACTAACACCGGCAGCAAATACCATCTGCTGGAATGGAATAGTTAATCTAGCACCATTACTAATTCTTAAACAAGACTGGTTAATGCTTGAATCCATCATCCAACCGTTATTATACCAGTTAAAGTTTTCGAAAATGGCGTTTTTCTTTTCACCATTCAAAGTGTAGCTCCACAACTGTCTCTTAGCTGCGGACTCAGAATTAGAACGTCCAGTAGCAGAGAAGTCTAATAACAATCCTGCTTGCTCAACAGTCATATCACGATTAGGGTCTTTAACAACCTTAAACTCAATTTCTCTCTTTACAAATTTTTCATCAGTCTCGCCGCAAGAAATTTGATAGCTATTTAAAGCATTCATTTCTGCATCAGCGATTTCCCAATAATCAAATTTAGAGAAATCCTTAACTTCACGAGGAGAGCTTTCTAATTCAATATTATTTTTATACAAATGCACTTTAGTAGAGTTGGTATTTGCGGGGTCCCATACTAAGAATGGGATTTGAATAGTATCGTAATTATAATATTCAGCCTTATAATCACCCAACCAAATTACTGGTTTAGCATTTGCGTTACTTGTTTCAATAACTGCGATTTCGTACTGTAGTGGAGCAACTCCTAAGCCTCTCTTAGGATTACTGGAAGTACCAGTGTTCTGCCACAGCTCAATACGAACAGTGTGATATCCGTGAGTTGCTTTGTCTGTACCTACTGTAAATGTCTGAGTACTATTAGCTACGTTAGCCTCGATAACACGAGTTTCAGCAGGAGTATTCATATCATCATAGTAGAAATCTAAGACCTTAGATAAAGAACCAACAACTCCGCACTTAATTTGGAATCCAGAAGTAGGATATCTAGTAGCTGGGTTATAACCGGAAACTTGAGATAACTTTAATGCAGAAGTTGATAAGTCAACAGTTCTAGTACGGCTCTTTTCGTCATGATTTGCACCTTGAACATAAACAGACAACACACTAGAAGAGGACTCTCTTAATAGAGAACCAATTTCAATATAGTCATCAATAATACCGGGAACGCCCTCATAGTCAGATTCACCAGTCTTATAAGTACGAGTTTGAGTAGTATAGTTATCAATAACCTCGTCGGAAATACGAGTACCCAAAGAATATACAACATTCAATGTAGTATCTACAGGAGTCACACCATCTGCCTCTAAAGCAGACTCTGCATGGATATGGAAATAAGCCTCTTGACCATTAATGAAGTTAGTATTGTCAAGAGTTAAAGTGATTGATGGACGAGTAGTAGTAGAAACACCGGGACCACCGCCTGTGCCGCTAATAGAAAGCAATTCACAAGTATAGTTTTCTTCACCAATTAATTCAACTTTATAGAAACCGCCATCGGAATTTAAGATTAGGTCGCCTTTCTTAGGGTCGCCTTTAACAGCGCTCTTAGGAAGTGTTGCATAGCCCGTATCTTCATTTACTTCTGGTTTCTCAACTTCACCATAGTAAATTGCGGCGCCCGCAGAACCCATAATAGTTCTTTGGCCCTGGCTATCGACATAAATCTTACCTGAGTCAGTAGCAAAATAAATCCATCCATCTTTTACTTCAGCACGCTGAATCTTACTGTCATAACCACGGACGGGAATAAATTTTACGCCATAATTTTCACTCATTTATTTAAACTCCTTTCTTTCCTTTATAAACAAAAAAATAGGTGAGAAGAATAATCTTCTTCCCACCTATTAGATTATCCTCTATTTTTAATTAAAAATCGAAATAATCTTCTTAATACCTTTTGTCCTCAAATTAGAAAGTGCCCCAAACCAGAGACATCTGAACGCTAGAGCCAGAGCTACTTACCTGCAAGTTACTATGAGTAGACTCAACATAGAAAGTAGCAGTTTGCTCACTCTTTTGATTCTTAGAGCCAGTTACTTGACCCTTAATAGAAACAGTAGCCTTAGTCTTAGCAGTGTCACTAGATACACTGGAAGTCATTCCAGTTAAACGAGCATTAGTATCATAGACTTTAACGGTCTTGGTATATACTTTCTGTACATGACCATAATTGTCTCTATCAATACCATTTTCGCCCTTAGAGGCATCAATAATAACAATATCTTCTGACTTAGCAACATAATCGGTGCCAAGAGTAGGATTATTTAAAGTACCAGTGGTATCTCTAGCTGGGTCAGTAGTACTTACCGCATTATGATTAATAGTCAGTGACATTGCCTTAGAAGCAGTGTCTGAACTTGGACTTACAGTAATACAATTTCCACTTAATACAGAAATAGAGCCAGCATTAGTACCAGTAGTAGTGCCAGTTTTCTTTTCTAATAATTGAATACCACCACCATTTGCTGGAGTCAATAAACCAACAGAGTAAGTGGTATCTTCATTACCAGAAGGAACATAACCCCATTGTACAGTAGTTAAGAATCCATTGGTACCTTCAGTGCCTTCTGCAATCAATAAGTCACCAGGCTGTACTGTAATCTCTTCAGTACCAGTATCGGTTTTAACTGTTACATCAAAAGCTTGACCAACTTTATAAGTATAACCTTTCTTAATGGAACCAGTAGGAATGCTATTAACAACACCCTGATATTCCATTGCGTCAAAGTCTGCTCTTAAAGCATCAACTTCTGCTTTAGTATATACATCTAAAGTCGCAGTACCATTGCTGAACTTAGCAGTAGAAGTGCCACTACCACCATATTTAATTGCAGGATTAAATGTGCTACTAGAACTTCTATTAGCAGTATCTTTAACTGTTACAGTAAATCCACCAGGCTTATTGGTCTCATCTTTGGGGTCCCAAGCATGAGCGGTTGCTGTATGAGTGTTACCATCTAATTTAGTGTCAGCAGCAGTGATTCCAATTACGCCATTATCTTCGCTAACAGTAACATTGGTACCACCCTGAATAACAACTGCACTTTGCTGTACGCCAGCTTCATTAACTAACTTAATCTTTGCAGCATTATCTTGAGCCATATTTTCGCTGGCTAATTTAGTACCATATACTTCAATAGTACCATCTGTTGTACCTTCAACAATAGTAATACCATTTTTACCAGTTAAAGAGAAAGCGAAAGAAGGTTTTCTATTACCTTCACCAATTTCTGTTAAAGTAGTTGTTACAGTAACAGTTCCTGTCTGCTCTCCTGTGACTAGACCGCCATAAGTATAATTGGTATCTGTATTGGCATTAATTTGAACCCAATTTTGACCATTGGAAACAGCTAAAATAGAATCAGCTGTAATATAAACGAATTGACCAGCATTTAAAGCAGTTGCAGTTGGTAAGACCTCCACGGTAGCGTAAGTAGTAATACCTTCATTAACAGCTTCGATGCTACCATCACTTAAACCAACATATAATCTATGAGTATCATTGGTTAAGTAGAAAGTGCCGCTTTCGCCAGAACGGGCGGTTCTCTTAGCATCTAATGCGGTTTGTAAACCATGTAAAAACTTAATCTGAGAATTATCAGCAATAGTGATAACATTAGTATCTGCCATTATAGTTTTCCCCTTTCTTAAGCATTAATTTTAATTTCACCCCAAGTAATAGCTTCTTGAATTTCTTTTACCTGAGTGTGAAGTGTCTTTTGATTTTGTTGTAATTCTTCAAGGTTACCAACTGTAGCTTGGAAAATTTCAGTAGTAACATATTTAGTTAAATCAATTGCATTTACCTTAGTTTTTAAATCACTAACATCTTTTTGCAATAAAGTAATAGCATTACCCTACGTTGCTACCGTACCTTCTAAGGTTAAAATTTTTCCTGCATTAGTTGAAATATTATCAGTGTTAGTTTGAACAGCAACACTTAAATTATTTACTTTAGTAATCAAACCAGGAGTAACAATACCATCAATCTCTGTATCATTCAATACATTTTCAATGGTAATAATTTTATTACCTTGAGTTTGAATATTAGCAGTATTACCTTGAATAATTTGAATATGTTCATCTGTGAAATCATTAGAAGATAATCCTTTACCCTCTTCTTTATTTACCTTCGCGTCCAAAAGTGATTGTAAATTTTGAACTTGTGCAACAGTAATTCCTTGCAATAAAAGCTTACCAGCTTCAACTGCAAAATTTGTAGAATCAACAGATGTAATATAATTCTTTTGCGCGCCTTCCTAAATGCCTTCTAATTTAGCTTTCTCTTCATCAGAAATTAAAGAATAGCCTTCTTCAGCATCAACTTTCTTATTAAGTTCGGTTTGTAGCGCATTTTTAGTAACATAATTACTTAAATCAACTTCCCAAGAACCAACTTTTTCAGCATAACGAACTTCTGTACCAGTTTCATCCTCATAGATAATAACCATGTATTCATCATACTTGTCAGCTTCATCCTCAGGAGAAGTTAATACCATATAAATATATTGGTCAGCATCTGCGGCATTAACATTAATATCATCCACAGAATTAACGATAATTCGCTTTAAATGACCAGCATCCGCAATCTTCTCATCAACTTCAGTTTTAGTATAAGTATTCTTTTGTAAATCGCTTACAGAAGTTTGTAAAGAAGATAACTAACTGCCTAAACCTTCAATGGTAGTTGGGTTTGGTTGATACCAAGCTAATACCATTTGTCCATTTTCGCTGGCGACTTTTGGCTCTAAACCACTAATCCAAGGATTCTCATCGTCAACGACTTGAAGGACATATTCAGCTTCAGTAGTTTCAGTTGCGGCAACATATTTATAATATTGCACACCCCAGTTCTTTAAGGCAATAATTTCATTGCTAATAACAATAGAAGAATTATCTCCTTTTAAAGATGGAATATCAACAGATGCTCCAATCTCTTGGAGTTCACCTGCGGTATTTAGAATGATATACGCAGTAGCGGTGCCTGCGGCCTCGTCTACTAAACCTAGAATCTGACCTACATATGCGACAGGGTCGGTTTGCGCATATAATTCCATTGCATCATAAGAGTACCAAATTTCACTTTTATCAAGAGGAATTGGATTACCTCTCGCAACATTCATAGGAAGGCCCATGAAGTTGCCGTCTTTTTTAATTACAGCCATATCTCAGGTCCTCCTTATCCAATTGTAACACTATGCACTTCTGTACTTGCAATAGAAGCAGGTGCATAAATCCAAATATTATAATCGACTGCAGTATATCCATTTGCACCTTCAACCTCAACAGTTGCGGTTTGTTTTACATAATCTGCAGTAGCATCTGCATTCATACTTGAAGTAATAATTGCAGATGTAACGCTCTTACCACCGCTCACAGGAAGCGCAATAATATAACGCTTCATACCAGCTAAATCACTTGCGGCCCAAGTAATAGTTCTATTAGAAGCGCCGTTGCCTTTTCCAGCTAAATTGTCTCGGATAAAAGCAGAAGTTAATTCACTTCCAGTAGAATCTCCACCAGCGAAACATTGTCTATATCCAGTAATGGATTTAGAAGTTTTAGAACTGGTGGTTCCAGCTTTAATTTGTCCATCAGCATATTCCTTGCCTAAATTGGTAGAAGGAATAATACCATCTGAATAAGTAGCTGTTGCAGTCATTTTATAATTCATATTATCAATAACTTGAATTTCTTCCATTGTACCACTTTGAGTAGTACGAGTGGTTGTTCCATCACTAACATTCCATCCAGTAGCAGTAACACCAGTGCTTGTATTATAAGTATAAGAGCCGCTATTGAAACTTAATGCATATTCTGGAGTTACTTTAGTTCCAACTTCATAAGAAGCATCACTAGAAGGTTTAGTGAAAGCAATAGAGGGTTTTGTCGTAGTAGGATTTTGTTCTTCTGCAAAAATACTTGCTAAGAAATCCTTAATATTCATTCCTGCGGCATCCACTACTTTACTACCAGTAGAAGGAATAGTGACTGTACCAACTGGAGTTGTAAATGTGAAATCAGAATCAAAATACACATTTTCAGCATTATAGTTTCCATCCATGGCTGCCCATGTAGAACCATTATATACATAAGAAGTATATTGCCATTTATCATTGATAATAATATCTTTAATAATGATAATATCACCAGCACATGGCAACCATCCTTGTGTGGTTTGGTCAATTAACTCTTGATGCATGACTTCACTATCTTCATTTTCAATAGTGATAATAGTTGCTTCTGAACTGTCAATAGATACCCAAGTGCCGTCACTACGTAAAAACTTATTGGTTTCTCCATATCCAGGAGCAGGAACAAGTCCAGCTGTACCTGCGGCATCTTTACTAGCACCGATAAAAACAGAAATAGCTTGTTCTAATGTAGAATCAACCCATTTACCAGAAGCAGTATCATATACTAAAATAGACTTATCAGCTAAATCTGTACTTAAAGCAATATCAGTTAATTCACTTAAACTAATTTTACCTGCGGCTCCCCCTCCGCCCGCAATTAGCTTTTCACCCAAATATAAAACCGCATTAGTTGAATCTGCTTCGGAAATAAAATACAGAGTATCAACATTTGGTTTCTCTGGACTGGCTAAAAGCATTTCATAGGCTTTTGGAGTACCACGCATAAATTTTACATAATTTGCCAAAATATTCTCTCCTTTCTTAAAAGTATATTATATCTTAATTTCTTAAAAGAAAGAAATTACGCATATTAGCTTCTCTTTGGAGGCTCATAATCGGTAAACTTACCATCTAAATAATCTTCAATAGCAATAATACGAGAATAGAAGTTACGCATTTCATTATCTAAATCAGTATTATTAGAAGATAATTTTTCAAGTACTGCAGAAAGAGCTCCTGATAAAGATTGATAATTTTGAGTTGTTCCTGTAAAAGCCTTAACCCAAGCATTAAAAGAATCTTCTTTTGCGGCTTGGTCTCCTCTACCAAACTCAGCATCAGTACCAACCATTTCATTTGCTCTTTGTACATCTTTTATAGCATCTTCTAAATCTTCAGTTAAAGTCTCAATATCTCCTGCCATATTTTCAAGGTCGCCTTGAATTTCAGCAACAGTATTTTCTAATACTTCAATACGAGAATCAACTTCACTAATTGGTAATTGATAATAAATTTTTTCTAATGTAGTTAAATGACCCGCTTTATCGTAAACCGTATGATAAGTTGAAATAAAATCACCAGGTTGCAATACAATTTCAACTTCATATTGAGTACCATCTTTACTACCTTCGTATAAAAATGGAGTAAAGTCAGGCTCTTCGTTGTCATTGAAGTTTGTTTTATGCTAAAAAGTTAATTTATTTTTTGCGTCATTTAATAATAGTTCAATTAAACCATCTGTGTTCGCAAAATGGAATTTCTTTTCAGCTGTTAGAACTAAGTCATTACCAGATTGATTAATTTGAATCAATTGCTCTGGCATTTTAAAATAGGTTGGCTCTATATGGTCCTCACCTACGAAATGTCCTGCCTAATCAAAGGCAGGACAAGCAATCTTAAAGCATTCTCCACTCTCAAGGGTTTCAATTGTTGCGCCTTGAGGTGGAACTGTTATTTCAAAAATTGGGAGAGTATAGGTGTTTTCCAAGCTTGGTTTATTATGAAAAATTGAAAAACCAACATAAGTTGTTTTTTCATCCCCCTAAGAATCAATTGGCGCAAATTTAATCCAATGATTTGCTGCATTAAATCTAAATGTGGCAAAATCTTCATTGGGTTGAATATATGCCTTCATAGTCGAATCAATTGTCATTTGATTTTCATATGGAGGGGAAGTGTTAAAAATATTATCAATTGAGAAATGTTTATTCTCAAGAGTGAAATTTAAGAAGAACTATTGAAAATCTTGCCATCGCATCTAACCATAAAAGCTGCTCATTCGATAGTACCTCCTTCATATATAATATCAATAATAATTCCATTATCTTCATTTACTAATGCTAGTGTATCATCACTAAACATAATGCTTGTAATATAACCATAACCAGTAACATCTATCTCGTAGATGCCAGTTTTTCCAATTTGAATTGGATTATCACAACGATTCAAAAAAAATGTAGTCCCTGGAGAAGCTTGTAAACCCAAATGAGTAATGGAACCCTTACTGGTTTGATTAAAAATTTCACCATTGGTTAATTGTACTGCATTTAGAGTTTTCGGATAATTCTTATCAGAATTACCATAATAACGATATTGATATATCTTTTTCATCAAACCTCTCCTCTCTTAAAAGAATAGTGTCTATGCAGCTTTCGTTGTAGTTAACTACATAGTTCCGTTATGTGCTAAAGGAATTGTAAGTTTACTTACAATGTATTCTCCATCAATTTTAGTTTTTTCATCAGATACTTTAATACGAGTGTTTGGTTGTAAATAATATACTGGAATTGTTGTAATAGTTGCACTTTCTGTACAATAACCATGATTGTAAAGAAGTTCATCTAAGCGCTCTTTTGCGGATTTACCTTGCGCACTAATACTAAACATTTTATCCATTTCAAATTCTGGAATTTGAATATATTTATAACCACTCATTTTTTCGTCATCAGTAATATCTGGTGCGAAAATAACTGGTGGAGTTTCCCTAAAATAAATGGATTTTACGGTATTTTCATTAATAGCTTTCGTCCGTGCTCCAATAGCTCGTACGCTATATTGGCTTAGCTCTCCTGCGGTATCTAAAAAGTCAAACCAATAATTTAAATTGCCAGGATTCTCAAAAACATTTTTATGCCAATGTAGACGAGATTTATCATAATATGCAATTATTACATAATCATCAAAACTATTAATAACAGAAAAATAACTATCATCTTCTTTAAAGTAAAGGATATCACTAACTTTAATAGCAATTGGTTCACCGGTTTTCTCATCTAAAAGTTCATCAATTAAATTTTTTGGAACTCTAAATCTATCTAAAATATCAATAGTAATCTAACTGTCAGATAAGGGGAATTGAGTAGTAAATAAATTTACATCTAATTCTATTAATTCTTGAGCTTGATAATAATTTAAAATATCTTCATTATAAGAATCTAAGCTTTCCTATTTTTGTTCGATAAGATATTCTTTTTGAGATTTTAATGCTTTTTTATCAGTGCGAGATTGTTGCTCTGATAAAATTGATAAAACAATACTATCAATTGAACTCTGAGTTGTAGCAGTATTTAATTGATTATTCAACTCAATAATTCTATTCTCAATATCTTTAATTTCTTTATCTAATTGAGTCACTTCATTCGTTAATGCCGCAACTTCTTCTGTATAATCCGCAATTTTATTTCGTAATTCAGGATTATATAGCTAACGCCAGCAAACTTGAATATCAGTATAATATTGTTCATAGCCTGTGCGGCCAGAGGGATAGAGCGTTGGATTAGCTTCGCGCACACGAATTTCAAAATCACTTAAAGTATTATATCTAAAATAATCTTTTGCCATTTGGAACAATACTTCTCGCCAATCGGTTACATAAACATAATTCTTAGCTCTACTTATATTTGGGTGAATAGAATAAGTAATTGAAGTAGGATTATTATTTAAATTAGTTCCATATTTTAAATTATATTCATCCACTTCATTCTTATCAAAATCAGTTAAAGAAATAGTTGTATAAGCAGTTGGTTTTTCATCAATGGCATATCTTAAATGAATGGGAATCTGCGCGCCGCTAATGCCTGTGCGCTCACCCCAAATTGAAAAATCATTTCTTAAATTCAAAAGATTAGGATTATTATTAAAACCAGTGATTAATTCGCTGCCACTAAAAGTATATGCGGCTGCATCACTCCATAACAAACCTTCTGTGATTCCCTCTTCTCCATCACCACTTGGAGACCATAGAGTCTGAGTATAAGATTGTTTCTTCTGGAATATAAAACGTCCATCAACATCATAAAAATATTCAAATTCAACAAGCATATTTTTAATTTTATCAAGAACTGAAGTAATTGATTCACCTACGTTTGCAATCAAGTCTCCAGCATATGTTAATTCAGTTGTTCGATAACCTGCGGTATCTCCGTATTGAAGCTTAGTTAATTTATAACCAACTTTATCATCATCATAATATACAATAGGGTCACTTGTATGAATACCATCAATTAATTGTTCAAAATGTGTATCGGGAATATCTTTTAAATATACTCGTCTATCTACATTTCCGACATCATTTTTATTAGCATATAAATACATATCACTATCTAAAAAAGCAATATTTGTATATGTATTACTTTCAGCTTTACGATACATAACTAAAGGCATATTTTCATATCGATATTCTAAAAGCTCTAAGCCTAAAGTATCCAAATCTTTAATAATAATATTATGATAAGGCTCTCCGCCATATGCATGAACCATATTACGGATAATTTCAGGAATAGGAATTTGTCTAATAGTCCAAGTTCCTTCATTATCTTCTTCTTCAATTGTACCAAAATCTGTTTGTACTCCAATAGTACCACTTACTTCTCCATTCAAAAGACACATCTTATCTTTTCCTTGAATAGTAATAGTAAAGTTATTGGTAGTTCTAGATGTATTAAAAGATGTTATGATATAAATTCCCTGGTTAAACCAAATAATCTTGGGAAAATTATCATTTATATCATTTTGTAAACCAACTTCTAACTTAAATTTTGTATTCATTCCCCATAAATAATCTGAATAATCAAAATTCTCTGCTACAATTGATAAAGAACAAGAACGACGAACCGCAGAAGCTCCATCTAAGTTGATGGAGCCCTGGGTTACACGACCTTCAATGCTTTCAATGGGGGACTCCTCTACTGTTAATGCAGTAACTTTTGCATAGACAATTTTATTTTTTGTTTTGTCTAATTCTTTCAAAAATTCTTTATCATAAAGCATAATAAGTCTCACCATCCATTTGCAACTTATTTAGAATATATTCTAACTGATTTAAATACTAATGATAACTTTGTTCCATATTCATACGAGCGCGTTCGACATCAGCACTAAATCTACTATATCCAGCTTTTAACATACTCTTATATTGACGTTGCTGATTTTGCCAAGTATTATATCTATCAACCAATTCACTATATTGAATATTATCTTCAGCTTCATAATGAATTGTATTTAAATTATAACAAATTTCACATACAACTCCTGAGCCAATATATAAACTTTCTACTTTATCCAAATCAAAATAAAGTTCATATCGTCCAGTAGTAATAGGAGCATTACCTCCGCTACCGCCCTTTAAACTTAAATCCACAAACTCTTCTTGAGCAGGGTCAATACCATTATTGGGTTTTGCATTTAATTTAATGAGATAACTTGGCTCTGGTAATAAGATATTATTTGAAGGACGTCCACTATATTGATTCGTAGGTTCCCAAGTGCCATCACTTTCTTCGAAAACTTTATAAATATAAGTATCATCCCATTGACGAACCTCATAATCACATTTTGAAGTTTCATAATATTTATTTTCTTTTTTATAAACGAAAGTAATCTCTCTGGGTTCAGCTTTTAAGTAATAAAATTTACCAAGAGTACAACGAGGAATTTCATCTTCGCCATAAACCTTTTGTAAATCTGTAGCCAAGTCTCTATATCCAATGCCATTTAAAATAGTTGGAACATAATTAATTTTAAAACTATCTATACGGTAAGAAGTTTGCGGATGACCGATAATTTGGTCTACTACTGTTTCTCTTGTAACACTTGCAATCAAAGAGAAAGCAATATCTGATGTATCATAATATCCATAAAGAATTTTACTACCAACATCTGGCGCACCTTCTTGATAAGTTACTGAAACAATTGGGTTATTTTTTAATGCTTCTCTGTCAAACAAATATTGTCCAGTAGAGTTACCAACATCAATAACTTGTGATGTACCATTTACATAAGTAATTCTCAATGCCAAATAACTCCATTGGTCTATTACTGCAAAGTAATAAGCACCACCCTCAATAATAATTTGTCTATTATGAATGTCAGCAAAAGTATTATTGCAATCAAGCATTTTAAATTTCAATTCCTAATAACTAGTATCGAGAGCATGAATAAATTTATATTTTTCCAAATTTTCATAATTACATTCCGCAATTTCATATGCAGTACATTGGAAAGTATGTAATAATCGTCCAAGCTAATCATTTGGAGTTAATGATGTATTCATTAAACGAACAATAAAATTACCTTCACTTGGAGAACGGAATAGCTTTGGTTGTCCATTTGTTAACCAATCCAACACTTCCATTTTAAATTCACGCTCTTTGCGGAAGTTGCTAGCGGTTAATGCTGTGGGAGAACCACTTAACTCTTTTTCTTGGGTCTTACGAACTTCATACTCCGTCATACCAGTTCGGCTGACCCACCAATCCGCATTATCATTACCATATGGCGGATGTGTACTGTACTGACGAGCTTTTGGATTCTCTTTGGAATACTCCATAAATAAAGCATTTTCATCGCTAATCATTGTAATTAAACCAGAAATTGGGAATTCTTTATATTCAACATTTCCGTTACGGAAAATAAAAGGATATTTACCTCCAATAGTATCCATTTTAGTTTCAAGCACAGTTGATTTAAAAGAACTAATTTTTGGATTATATCTAATTCTCAATTGGCGTTTTCCATCATAAAGAAAAGCATCTTCAAAATCTACTGGCAATCCGCTTTGAGTTGGAGACCCATCAATTTCTTGTAAATAATTCCAATTTAAGTTAGTATTTTCAATAGGGTCTTTTGCTTCTGCGTTCCAATTCTAACGGTTAATGTCATCATTGCGCTCATCAAATTCACTAGCATAATATTTACATTCTAATCGATTAGAATAAACACCTTTAGAATTATAGGCTTGTACAGCATATTTATATGAATATCCTTGTTGCACCGTAAAATCTTTCCACAGTGTCATTAAAGGATAGTTATTAATCAAAGTGAAACGATAAATTTCATTCCAGCTACCAAATCCATCTTCACTGGATGCTCTAACTAAAATAAAATTACCAGTAATTGCTTTAATATTTGCATCAATATCTTTTGGCATAATATGAACATGAATATAAGCATCATCACTATATAATGTTGCAATAAATTCTGTGTTTCTAGAAACTAAATCTAAAGTTTCAACTGCCATTATTCCATAAGCTGGAGTTTCCATCACTAAACCATTAATAGTAGTGATTTTATAACATATAGAATATTGACGCTCATTAATTAAAGTTTTATAAGATGTCCAAGTGTCAAAAGATTTTCCTCGTTCAACATCTGTGCTACTATTATGAATCATAACTCCGCTTGTGTCATGCAAAATACCAGTTTCACAATCATAAATATTAAATTCATATGAGTATACTTTTTCAGTAACATCAGTAGTTGAAAATGTACCTGTATAAACATATTGAGCAGCATTTGTTCCACTTGCTAAATCGGCAATACCTATAACAGGAATTGCAGTAAATTTTACAATAGTCACATCTGAAAAATATCCAATAGTATCATCAGAATCTATGAAAGCGATTTGAGCTTTATAAAACTATCCTGCAACAGGATTAAAAGTAGTTTTAGGAATTTCAAATTCTGCGGCAGGTGTTCCAGTAGGTTCATAATGAGTTAAAACGTTTCCTTTATAACAATCTAATAAAACTTTTCCTGTTGATACCGTTTTCAAAATCAAAGCGATATTATTTTTTGATTTTAAATCTACCCAACTTACTGCCTTATTTAATTGAAATGGAATAGTAAGTGTTACAGTTGTTTCTGATGTACTTTCATCGGGAACCAACTGCGCAGGAACTGCGGCATCCACATAAGGAGGGTATAACTTAGTAGTTGACATCATTAATCTCCTTTCTCTCTGCAATAAGTTAGGCCAGGTAAGAATTTACCTGGCCTAATATTTATTAGTCAATCATAAACATTAAAGCTTCCATTTGAGCAGTGGTTAGATTAATATCTTCGGGGAAAGAATCAATGCTTACCTTACGAATATCAACTTCCTGCTCAATATTAAACAGGTCCATCAACTCTGCGTTAGCAGCTTCAATCTTATCTTCTGGTACAATAAACTGATTGGATTCTTCATCCATAGTACCATAATTCTTAACAATCTCAATACGAGAATTATCAATATCTTGTGCTAAAGACATTAAAGTAGCTTTATTCTTCTGAATGAAAAAATTTACTTTAACGGGTAGATACTGAGTGCCATCCTGGAAGGCGTCACTCATAGCTTTAGCGATATTGTAAATTTCAAAGTTTGTCATAGTCATAACCTTTTTCTCCTTTATTTATTTTCATCAATCATAATCCATAATAATTTCATATGCTTTGGATTAAGATTGATATTATCAAACCATGAAAGAGGAATTAAAAAAAAATTAATTTCCTATTCCATTTTTAAAACTTCTTCTAATTCCTTATTAGCTTCATTTACTAATTCTGGAGGAATTTGAATAGTATCTTTTGATTCATCAATTAAACCATATTTACGAATAATACTATTTCTAGTATTTTCAATATGATGTAATGATATTTCAATTAATGATAAATTTTTATAAATATAAAACAAAATTTTTGCTGGTAATAATTCATCAAATTCTTGAAAATTTTGTTTATATAATTCATTAAAATTTAAAATTTCTAAATTTGTCATAAATCCTCCTTATGCTGGTGTAAATACAACTGCAGACTCTTGACCTTCTTCTCCATATCCATTATAAATCATTTTTACATAACCAATTCTATAACCTACATCTTCAGTAGTATTTCCACTAGCAGAGCATGAGCCATAATAAGTAGCTCCATCAATTTCGATTGAGCAACTACCGCTAACACTTACTGGTATTTTTTTTGTCCATAAAGACATATAGCGCACTGAATCATAAGTTTTCTTTTCCATTGCTTTTCCATTATGACTTAATCCATTAGAACTAAAATTCCAATCTCCTGCAGTAATGCCTCCAGTAGTGAAGTCCATACCTGCAATTGTGCCAGAAGTAATATCAACATCATAAATATTAGCACTGCCGATAGACATCCAACTTAAAACACCACCATTAGCATTCAAACGATTAAACGTAGCAGTACCACTTGCATCAATACTCCAACCATAAATACTACCGCCCTTTAAACTACCATCCCAACCAATTTGGAAATTATAATCTCCAATTTCTCCTAGCTAAATTGGATATGTATCATGTAATGAATTAATTAATAATTCTTTACCCGCATTATTGGCATTGTATGCAGTAATACGACCATCATTTAAATCAATTTCCATGCCAGTGCCATAAGTTTTATTTGCGGTTCCACCTTCTTGAAAATCAGTTAAACCTTCATACCAAATCCACTAGTCTTCTCCGATACAGTACCAATCTCCCTGCTTTTCATATACAACCACTCTTTTTCCACTTGAAGAATAACCGATAATAGAATAATCCATACCAGGACCGCTTCTAATATTCCAGCCGCCGTCCATCTTAGCTGTCCGCTAAGTGGTGACTTGAGTAGTAGTTTCTAACCAATTTGCAGAATGTAAATAAAATTCATCTGGAGAAATTTTAATTAAATCTAAATCAATTATACCATCACTGTCTGGAGTAGTTAAATGAACTACAAATTGCGGAGTCTAACTATCTAATAATAAATAAGAACCTGCAGTGGGGTCTGTGCTAGATTCACCTCGAATAATAAAATCATAAGCATCAATATAGCCACCCTACAAATCCAATCTAATACCAGAACCATAAGAACCAGTTTTAATAGAATAATCAGGTAGCCAATGTTCAACTTCAAGTACTTCAATAGCATACCACTCTACTCCATCAACTGCTCTAGTTGCCTAAATATTAACACCTGCAACATGAGAATCTTTGGTAAAACCAACTTTAATAGAATTATAATCAGAATCGCTATAAATAATTTGGTTTAAATAAGTTATACCAGTACCAATACCTTCATCATTTACCTCAATCGATTCAAAAGATAATGCTGGTATCCATTGCTCAGTGTTAATTTTATACCACATTATTCCATCAATTTTTTTACTTTCATATAAAGTAATAGAAGTATGTTCTTCAGTCGTAACATTTTCACTTTTTTTATTAAAATTTGGTGCAGTATAAATAATATGTCCTTTTTCAGCTTTACCGACCTGTATATCAAAACTCATACTATAATCTTGATTATAACACTTTGTTATAGTAATATATTCTCGAATTTTATAATTATCAGTTTGCAGGAAAAATTCATCCTTATTAATATTTACTATTGATTGATAATTACCTCTAATATCAAATAAAAAATTATTTCCATCAGTATCAATTTTCATACCTGGATAATAATATTGTTTACCATTATCATCAGTTAGCCTATCTCCAAGAGCATATCTTGAATATGTATGAGATTGAATATAAAAATCCTATTGTCCAGCATAAATTAAATTACATCCATCATTATCTTTAATAATAAAAAATGGGTCAGCATTTTTACCAGAATCAATAAATACATTTTTTGAAGCAATGCTTAAATTTGCTGCATTAATGTGTCCATTTGTTAAATCAAGTAAAAAGCCTGAACCTTGACCGCTTGCAATACCATCCTCTTTACTAAAAGCAGTATAAGTAAAATCATTAGATTTTAAATAATAACCTTTAGAAAGGTTTCTTCCATAAGGTTCAAGCCAATTCGTTTTTTGTGTACCAGTACCAATAAAACCAGTTTTTTGAATATATTCAACTTCATAAGTCTTATCAATAAAAGTTTCAGCATTTTCTTCTGTCCAAGTATTTAAATATGCTAATTTCTTAGTACGATAATCCTCAATATCTAAACAAATATTATCATAATCTTTTTGAGTAATGCTCTTTTTTATCTAAAAACGATTATAAGCATCACTTCTTAAAATTGAACATTCAGAATTTAATAATTCTTTAGCCTCATCTATATCTTCAATTTTAATAGTTGAACCAGTTTCATCAGTTAAATTAACTAAAAGAATTGTTCCATCTTTATCTCGCTGGAACTTTTCAATTGAATATTGTAAATATGGATAATCTTCAAAGTCAAATCCAGTGCCATCACCAATATTTAAAATACGTTTACCCTATTCGCTAATAATATAGAAATAAGGAGATTTAACATCTAAACGAATATGACTTTGATTTGTAACCTCAACTTCAGTTAAAGTAACATCACTAGCTTCTTCTGAATCTCCAAGAACTTTATGACCTTGAGCCTCAAACTCTTGTAAAGCTTTAGAAAGAGTACCATATCTACTCTTATAATTAAATTTTCTACCTTCAGCATCAGTTTTTAATTCACCATCATAAGTTTCTGCTAAAATATATTCATCTAATTCATTTAAAATAGCATTATATTGTTCTATGGTTAATTCATAATCTTTGTCATTAATAGAGAAACCTCTTCCAATACTAGCAGTTTTTAATGTAGTCATTGCATAGTATTTTTTCTCTTGCTCTTTAGCATAAAGCTCATCAAATAACTTTTGATATTCTTCTTGAGTTATCTCTCCGTTATCTTTAGCTTTTTTGGCAATGGCTCGACCCTCAATATACATATTTGCTTGATGAGCAGCATCATACTTAATCTTTTCAAGCAATGCTTCTTGAACATCCAAATCCATTATATCTCTATCAATAATATATTTTGTAGTTGCTACTAATGCTTGAGTATTTTCATCAACTTTATATACTTTTGCGGCAAGGATTTCCTTATAATGATTGACAACCTCATTTGCCCAATCATCATTATCATACTCTAGGCCGCCTCGCATTTCAAGCCAACCATCATCAAAGTCAAGTTTCATACCATAAGGTTTATCTTCATTTGCTGTATAAGAAGCGCTTTGAATAATACCTTCATTACCATTAAATAAAATTCTACCTCTACCAGATTTACCAATAAAACCTGTACCATCGACATTAAAACCAAAACTTTGAGCGCCATCATTAAAACCATAAATACCTAAACCAGATTTATTACCAGCATTTACGATTCCGGCACTGCCTTCGATATCTCCCATGAGTACACCTTCAAAAGTATTATCACGAGTTTTTCGACCAGCACCTACTAATGATGATAATATTGTACCATTTTTTTTGTCAATTGTCAAGCTTCCATCCCAAGAGTTCAGCATTGGAGACGGATAGCGATTTTGTAAGATAAAAATAGGTTGAACCCAAATTAAAGAATATTTAGTATCATAAGTAGCAGTTTCAAGGTCTTTTAACCAACACTCAACTGCGCACCAACAATCCATATTGCCCATGTACATATTTGATGCATTTAAACCATTTTTCTCATTTAAAGTGGGCATATAACTACGACAAATATTATAATCAGCATGGATATTTTTATCTAGTTTTACAACCTTACCATCTTTATCTTTTTTATAATAAACAATTCGCCACAGGATATCATATTTTGGCTTATCAGATTCCACACCTGCACGAATAATCTTCTTGTCTGCAAGGTTTTCATTTGTATTACAAGTAAAAATCTTATATGGGTCTTTATAATAAGAAGGATTACTTCCCATACTATCATAAACAATAGTTGTTGCACCTTCAATATAGTAATTACCAGCACTGTATGGAATTGGATAATAAGAAGTTAAAGTTGCATTTCTACTTGCTGTTTTATTAGCGTTTTCCTTATTTTCTTGTTCATCCTCTTCTGTATTTACAGTGTATTCGATAGGGCAATCAACAGTTGCTTTTAAAACACCATAAATTAAACTATTATTATCCTATGGCTAAGTTGTTAATTGAATATTCGCTCCAACGATATTATCATCGGCATCAGATAATGTAGCAAAATCATAGGAGTGTGGTCCTTCCCAACCTAACTTAAAGTTAGATGCTCCATCTTTTACTGTCGATAATAAATTTGTAGTCATAGGAATAGTATTATTTTTATAATCATATAAAACAATATTTAATGGCAAATATCCAGAAGCATAAGTTGCAATTTGAGTTGTAGAAGGAGTAATTGCCAATGTATAATCAGTACCACTGGTTCCAAGAGACGTAAATGCCAAAACAATACTTGTCTCAAATGTATATTCATCCTTTACTACCTTACAGAAAATTTCATTGCGGCTTGAGGTAGATAAATAATAATCTTTAATCTTATAAGTGAATGTTAAATCACTTGCTTTTGCAGTAACTTTTTCTCCAGATTCAACCTCTTCTGTTTCTGGGTCATCTGTAATTTGCACTGTTTCTACACCAATTGTTTTATAATAACAAGTATAACCATTTCTACTATAATCAGGTTTTTCTCCGTCTGAAATATTTAAATCAGAATAAAAACCTAAAGTTTCAGTTAAATGCTTATCATCGCAAGTTAACATAGTAGCAGTATTTGGAATATACCAATATACTTGTGTATTAGCTAAAGCTTCATCTCCTGCAAGAATACCTTCATAATGCACAGATAATTCTCGCACCTTACTTGCGTCGGCCGCATTTACCAAGAAATTACTTAAACCATAACTCTGGTAAGTATCTTGTGAATTCGTGCCGTGAGTAATAACAATAGCATCATTCTTATCTGCTGTGGTTGGGTCAACTACATCATCTAAATTAGTAAATTCTACTTCATTACTTTCATACATTTCGTGATTATAGAATAAAACAATTTTATATTTTTCATTTACTCTCTGTCCATCCATCATGCGAATTGCAGAGACATTGGTTCCTTGAACCTTATCAGAAAAATAGTATTGTCCATCTCTTAAAACAAAATCATCATAAATTGGTAATCCAAAGTTATATACTAATTCATCAGACTCATCAATACCGAAATCAGCTTTTGTCGTTAAACGTTTCCATTCAGTTGGATATAATCTATCATCACTTGTGTATCCAGGCTCATATCTATACCAATAGATTGCATAACGATTATCATAGTTAGATAAATCTTTTTTATTATAATCTAAATATACGCGGCCATTATTATAAGGTCTCATGTCTACCATAATAGCATTATTGTCATCAACAATTGCCCACATTTTATTTAAATTCTCATTAATTTGAACAATTATTTTATCAGCCTTAGTTTTATAAGTATCATAAATACCTTGATAACCACTATAATTTGCATCAATTGTAGTTTGAGCATTTGTAAAAAAGTTAGTTATCATTGGAATTAAAGAAGACTTAAAACTATTTTGAATATTTAAATATAAATCAGATTTATTCCAAGCTTGTAAATGCTCTCCCATTTTCTCTCTAAGGATAGCATCAGTTTCTTGCTCTGCAGGAAGTTTCTTTAAATTTTCCTAATGTAAATAATTATATTCTAGAAGTTCTGTATAAACACCATACATTTCTTCTCTCATTGCATCAGTAAAATCATACCAAGCAAGAATGTTATTTCTTTCCGTACCGTGGATTTGTCCTGCGGCATCCTTGGTAGGAGTTAATAGTAATGCATTTAAAGCCGTAGTGATATCTGCGATAGAGTTCGTGCGGTCGCGCATTTGACGGAGCACCGCAGTTAAATCTTTGGTAACTAAATCAAAAGTTTTAGTCATTAAAGGCTTAACTTCAGCCAAATCTGCAGATAATTTTAAACTCTTAGCATCAGAAGGAACGCCTTCTTTGCCGGCTTGTGCGGTTAAACGAGCATCTGTTTCGCTTTCTTCCATATATTTAAACTCATCATATGGAGCGACTTTTTGTATCATTACATCTTGCTATTTCTTCTAAAGAACATAGGTTTTTTGAACTCTATAATTTCTTAATTCAGCACGCTTATTGTTATATAAATCATTAACTTTTGCTATTTCTTTATTATATCTCTAATTTGCTTCATCGCCTTCGCCAAAAGCACCAGCTTCGAATTGTAATCTTAAACCCTCCAATTCTGCACTACGCTGGCTCTCAATAGCTTGCTCAAGCTCTTCATTAGAATAATTAGTATTAAGATAAGTCCGTTTAACTCGCTCATAATTATCAATATCTGATTTACGAGCTATGAACTCATTAAAACCAATTTCTTCATTGTCATATTGAATTTGTAATTGGAGTTTTAAATTACTAACCTCATTTGCTAAAATGATTAAAGCATCGTCAATAGTGATTTTTAAATCATCAAAAGAAATTTCATATCCATCATCATCTAATACAGAGACTAGGATAACATTATCCTTATCATCCTTAGCAAATTCTAAAATAGCTCGTTTCTTTTCATCAAGAACATCTTGAGTTACTTTATTCTAATTTTTATCAAGCTTATTGGTATAAACAACATTTCCATCCTTATATTCAAAATCAACAATGCCATCGCTGTATCCCAAATATTGATTGTTTTCATCTTTGTTATACCACAAAAATCCTAATCCTTTTTCATTATCTGCTTTAGTAACAATTAATCTATAAGTAGAAGAATTGGTTGTAAAAGCTTGAATTGTATTATCTTGAACAATAGTCAAATCGCTACCAAATCCAATTTTAATATCTCTCAATAAAATATTTTCTCTTGGAATTTTTTTATAATCAATATTAACTGTTTGTCTTTGATTTGAATCATAATAAGAAAAATCTCCTCGTTGATAAAACCATAAACTTAATTTTTCAACGGCACCAAGCTGACTTAAATCATATTTTCTACTCTGGGGAGAATATAGTGTAAAAGCATATGGATTACCAAACATTTCAGAACTATCCATATACACAGAGCGAACAATATATTTTTCACTACTTGGATTTAATTTTACATATACATCTAGGCGCAATCCAAAAGAGCCTGAACGCATATCATAGTTATCTAATAAAGTTTTAAAATTAGCAGATAAACTAATAGTATTATAAATGCCACTGGCTTGTAAATCTTTATAAGATTGGTCTAAAGCCAAATCCGCACTCCAAATCGGAATTTCTGATACTGTACCATTTGAAATTAAACCATATTGAGCATTAGCTTTGGCTTCACTAATCATATTTCCAGTAACATCAATAACCGTATCTAGAGGAGAAACATAAGTAATGGGAGTAATAGCATCATCTACTACATATTTACCTACGATAAATTTCTTTTGAGTATAATCTCCATTTAAAATAGAAACTCTGACACTCTCACCTTTTTTATATTCTTCTGACTCACTAAATGCTTCATATCTAGTTTCACCATTGTTTGGAGAAACCCAATAGTGACCATTTTTAGCATCTCTATCATCAGTAATAATACAAACATCGGTTTTATCATAATTCATATTTTGCAAGCGCTAATCTAAAATAATATCTAGTGCTTGAAATAGATTATCAACTTCAATTGCCATAAATACTCAAACTCTCCTTTCTCTCCTTAATCTATTATACTATAAAATTTGTGAAAAGTCAATTTTTTTAATTAGACCAAATAAAGAAAAGGGTAGGTTATATTTCTATAACCTACCCAAAAATTTATTTACGATTAGCATATTGAGATGCTCTATTGATAAGAGTATTAAATGCTTCTTCGATTTCGTTTCTATCTTGTACTCCTGGGAAACTAGCTTCAATATGTACTTGTTGTTCAAGGACATCTCCACCGCCCATATTTCCAAGAGACGGACTAGATAAAGCTCCACCAAGCTGAGAATTCATACTATACAAATCAATAGCAGAAACAATCTTATCAAGAATATCCATTGCTTGCAAGAAGTTTTCAGTATCATTTGCATTTAGCACCAATTCTTTTTGGTGTAACATTGCTAACTTACCATAAGAACCTTCCCAGTCTCCAGTGTAGCCACCAGTAGCAAAGCCCTCTAGGTCAGTTTTCTTAATCCAACCTGTAATGCCAGAAGCACTATAGTTAGGACCTGAAGGGTCTCCAATAAGAACTTTTTCTCCATTAATTTTCTTAACTTTGAAATTGTTGCCCTTAACTGGATTCCAAATACCTTCTCCAGTAGCCCATCTGCTTGCGCTCTTCTTAACGGTAACTGTAGAACCAACCTTTAATTCAGGAACAGTGGCCTCCTCAGGTTCAGGCTCTGGTTCAGGAACTGGTTCTTCTGGCTCGGGTTCAGGGTCTGGAGTAATCGCAGGAGTAACTTCAGGAGTATTTTCATTGGTATAATCTTCATTAATTACACCCATCATTTCTTCATACTTCTTAATAACTTCATCAATTTGATTTTGAATGCCAATATAAGCTTCACTTAACTTACCCGCAGCTTCAACTTCAGACATCATTGCACCAACAACGCCGCTCTCGCCATCTTCACCAATTAGAGTATTTTTCAAATTCTCACTCTTGGTATTGATTTCTTCAACCTTTTTACTTACGTCATCAAGACCAGATTCCTCAAGAACGGTTCCACAAACTTCAGCCCAGGTCTTCATGCTTTCAGCAGCTCCGGCAAAGTAATCATCAGTTGCGACTTTCCAATCTTCAGTCTTATACATCATATCACTAAAGTCAGTACTCCAAGCATCTTTGATAACATTACTATCAGTAGTTAATGCTACTTGATATAAGCTTGAATATTGCTTTAATTTCTCATAATAATAATCCTGAATTTCAGCCTTGCGTCTTTGATATTCTTCTTCAGACTCAATTTCACCATTCATCCACATTTCTGTTAATTCAGTAATAGCATCTTGAGCTTCTTGCATGGTTTCAGCATACTTTTGACTATAATCATTAGCACCTTCTAATCCAAGATTATAAAGAGCATTTTGCTTATCTGCCAATTCTTGTTCGGCCTCACCGACCGCAGACTGGTCCGCAGTATAAACATAACCAAAATTGCCTTCACTATCGCGCTGTAAGCGAACAGTAGATTTAGCACTTTGAGCTTCCTCTAATGCAATTTCAGCCAAAAGTAAATCATACTTGGCCTACTGGATATCTAACTCATATTGACTTAACTCAGTTTGATTTTGCATCTATTCTGTTTCATTAATGAAATTAGCCAACTTTCGCTTTGCTACAGAGTTAGTAGTTTTATCAATTTCTTGTTGAGCTTGACGCATCAATTTATTAGTTTCATAAATTTGATTTGTAGTTGTTAGATATTCTTCTTGTAGACTACTGCGGCGCTCCATAGAAGTTAATAACTCATCAAATGAAGTTCCGCCCGTTAAAGACTCTTCCATGGTCTTAGCTAATCCAGCTAATTCATTTTCAATAACTGCCTTCATTGCTTCAGCCCACTCTTCAGTCTTACTTAACATATTTTCTTGAGCTTCATTAGCTGCCTCTTGGGCCGCAATCCAATTCTTTTTATAAGTTTCATACTCATTAGAACCTTCAATTGCTGTTGCCATTTTAGCAGCCCAATCTTCAGCTTCGGCATTAGACTTTTCATAAAGTTTTTGTTGGACTTGCATTTCATTGCGAAGATTTGCGGCTTTGGATTGTAAAACTTTACCCTTGGTTGCATAATCTTCTTGCTTACCAACTAATTCAAGAATATTAGAATAATGGTCGAGAACAGAATTTAACTCTTCCATTTCATCTGTATACAAAGAAATTTCTTCAAGAGCCATATCCATTACTTCACCATAATACTCTTGCATAGCTTTCTTTTGTTCTTCTAATGCCTATAAGTTTTCAATGGTTGCACTTTGAGCTTCACGCAAACCTTCCTTATATGCATCCATAGAAATTTCACCAGCATAATAAGCCCTAGTTAATTCATTAACATATTCTTCTTGATGCTTTAAATTATCAGTATAAATATCGGCTTGTCCAGCTAAATATCCAAAAGCTTCTGCAGTTTTATAAATATTACCTTCAGCTTTGCCCATATAATATTCTAATAATTCAAGTTCAGAATCATTAATTTCAATTTCATATTCAAGTTTATAATTTAATTGTTCATAATTGTTATCTTGCCATTCGTAAATTTTATCTTGAATATCATTGTCTAAATCTTCAATTAATTCACGAGTTTCATCATATTGGTCAATTGCTTCTTTTACTTTATCAATACGCTCTTGAATTTTATCAATTTTTTCTTGTTCATCTTCATCAGCATTACCATCAGCATTGGCCGCTTCTATAGCAGCATCAATTTCATTATATAAATCAGTTAAAACTTCATCATATCTAGTGAAATTGCCTTCTGCGTCAAAATCTGCGTCTGTAATTGTAACTCCTGCTTCTGCACTAATAGTATCTTTCAAAGCTTTTTTATCAATATCAAGATTATCTTGTGCTTCTTTTCGTTTTTTCTTTAATGCATCAATTTCTTCTTCTAAAGCATCATTAACTTTTTTCATTTGCTTTAAACGTGCAGGACCCCATAGACGGTCAGCAGCCTTAGAAGCATCATCCATTTTATCTGCAATGTCATCAAGTTTATCGTCAATTTCTTTATATCGGTCAACAACATCAGTTTTCTTTACTTTGTCGGCTTTCTTTGGCTTGGAGCCGCCACCGCCTCCTCCGCCACCGCCTTTATTGGCTTTAGCATCAGCGACACCACCACCGCCGCCTTTATATTTAGAACTACCGATTTTTGGAACATATACATATTGTTCACCACTAATATCCATGTCAGATGTAATTGGCACATATTCAATGCTTCCATCAACACCTGCAACTTGAATATAACCCTATTGGCTTTGACGGGCAAAAGAACTAACTGCTACTTGTTCATATTCAATAATTGGTTCATAACCAATACCTGATAAAATGTCATTCATTTGTTCTACAGTTACTGCGCCAGAATCCAATAATCCCTATAAACCAGCTGCAAATCCAGTGGAATCTAAAGTTGCTCCAACTTCAATATCATCCAAATTAACATTGGCTAAAAAATTATTAACTTCTGTCATAACTTGACCCTAAGCAGATTCATCAAGTACAACCTTCATAACAATTTCTTCTGTTATTTTTGCTCTTAAAGCTTCATAAGCTCCATCAACTTCATTATAAACGTCTTGAATTAAATTCCAATTATCTTGAGCAAAATTATCTGGTAATAAAGCAAATTCTTCATCAGATAAGTCCATCATATCTTGTAACATAGAATTTACTTTTGGCATAACTTTATTAATATCTTTTAAACTAGCTTCATTATCTGATAAAACTTTGTCCCAATCTTCATAACTTTCAACCAACTCAGTGCATCCTTTTTCCATCCGATACTGAGCTAAAGCAAATTTTTGAGCTTCTTGTCGATTTTCTTCTAAGAATTTACCAGATTCAATTAATGCATCAACATAATTATTAAGTTCTTCAGTGTCGAAACCCTCAGCTTCAACTTCTTTTTCAAAAGCACCCTAGGCAGCTTTATCATATGCTTCTACAGAAATCTTACCATCTTGCAACATCTAATCTAATTCATCTAAAGATGTAGCCGTAGATGCAATAGCCTCTTTACTTTGTTCAATTTCTGTATTATTAGCATCCAGCTATTGTGTTAAATATTCTTCTGCAGCTGCTGCTCCGCCAAGAGACGTTGTTTGTTCATTCACAGCAGTTGTCAATGCTTTAACATCTAAAGTGCCAGCCTACATATCATCACGCCATTGTTGAACTTGAGCGGGGTCATAGCCAGTCTACTCTAAGAAATTTAATTGAGCATTAGCTACATCAGTATTCTAAACAAATTGTCCATTTCCAGTGTAAACATGACCACCCATTGTAGTACTATCCATCTTACCCAAAGAGCTAATATCATGATTTAATACATTTTCAATTTCTGCATTATCTTCAGTTTTTGCAGTAATTGTATTTTCAAAACCTTCCAACTACTATTCATTAACAGCAGCATAGAAAGCTTCTGCATCACCAATTAATTTATAAGTACCATCAGCCATTCGCATGAAATAATCTTCCATACCTGGACCCAATTCTTTAAATTGCTCAGCTGTAATAGTATCACCAGATTTTAATGAATCAACAATCTCAGATAATGTTTTATATTTATTTGCAGCATTTTCGAAGCCCATAGCTCCTTCGTTCATTACATTAATTAAATTATTTAATTCATCAGCAGTATAATGAGTAGCAACACCCGCGGCATCCAATGCGTCTTGTAAAGTCTCTGGGGTAGCAGTGCTCCAGTCTATAGTTCCAAGAGCATTTGCAAATTCGTCAGAATATTCACCAGCATCAGTAAACATCTTAGCCAATACATCCATACCAGCCTATCCACTAGTTGCATATGCAGTTTCAAAAGCATTTGCTAAATTTTCTGACTGTCCAAGAGTTAGATTATCTAACTCTCCATTATCAAACATGGTTTGCATCTAATCAGAAACGGAGTCAACATAATTTCCCATTAAAGATTGCCATTCACCAGCAAAGCTCTCTGTAGCAGAAGCAAATGATTCTCCAAAAGCTGCCGCACTTTCAAAGCCCATCGCTTGAGCTTCTTCATCAGTAACCATAGCAGCAACTTCATCTGCACTCATACCCTACTAACCAATAGTTAATTTTTCTGTATCTCCAGTAATAGCAGTACTAATAACACCTTTATTTTCATCAGCTCGTGCCATTACTTGATTCATAGTATCTACAAGATTTAATGCATTTTCTTCCATACCCTCTTGCGCGTACATTTCACGCATTTGAGCTTCTACTTGCTCTGGAGTTAACTCAATTGGATTTCCGTCAGCATCCAAGAACTCTTGCTTACCATCTAACCAAGTACCTATACCATTATTGGTATAGCCCATCATTTCAGCATAAGCATCATACATTTGGTCTTGAGTCATTCCGTCAAGCTTATCTTGAGCTTCTGATTCCTCAGTCCCTTGAGTATTTAATGCAGCTTCTAATAACTCATCTTGATATTCACTGTCCTAAAATGCAGTTTCATCACTCAAATTTTGCGCCAACTATGCTTTTGTAGCAGCTTCATTGGCCGCTGCGTTTGCTAAAATTGCTGCATTTGCTTCAGATAGGGCCGCGGAATTTTCCATTAATGCATTTATAAAATCTTGCTAATAAGTTGTTAATGCATCTGGGTCCCATCCCATTGTTGCTGCAATATTTTTTTCACCTTCAGCGAAATAAGCATCAGAACCACCTTCTGCATTTCTGGCCGCAGCTAATACAGTTTCAATATTAGTATCAGAGATTAAATAATTCTAATAATCAGACCCATAATACATGGAATCCTTATTAGCTTCTTTTCGAATATTAGAAATAGTAACATCGTCTTCTTTTTCATTCTCATATTTCTAAGCGCCTGTTAATGCACTAGAAGTTTTTTCAACTCTTTCACGATGTTCATCTTTCTTTGTCTAAAGAGCATTTTCATCAATTTGAATTAAACCATTTTCATCCACATGGAACTAATCACTTGTTAATTCATAAGTATCAATTAATTCTCTTGCCGCAGCATTAGCCTCCATGAGAGCTTCCGTATATTCCTCGGTACCCTTAGCTAATCCTTCTAACGATTCTTTTGCACTATCATATCTATTGATAGTAGCTAACAATTCTTCATAAGCACTTTTTGCATTTTGTGCCGCTTGTGCAGTTTTTTCAGTGGCTTCTTGTGCACTCTTCAGCTATCCTTCTGGAGAATTTGCTGCTATCGCAGAACCTAAAGCAATAAAAATTGCAATCAATGCTGTTACTGCTAAAATAATCCAACCAATTGAACCTAACGCAGCGGTCATACCCGCACTCGCAGTTGCACCTGCTGTTGCTGCAGTAGTACCAAACATTGTCATTAAAGTTGATGCAACTGGTAAAATACCGATTACAACACTGATTACTGCACTAATTTTATCCCAAGCTGTTGCATCAGGATTATTAAAAACATCAATAGCTCCCTATACTGAACTGATTGCAGAGCCTAGTCCCATAATTAAATCAGTAGTATTAGTAATCTAATCGGCCCAATCTGTTAAACCGCTCTTATTAAAAGATTCATTTAAACCTTCTTCACTACCGCCAACATTTAAATTAGCGTTTTCGCTATCCATTTGTTTCTAAGCAGCTTGCTTAGAACGAAGATAATCTTCTCCTCCACGAGTTTTTGCATCTGCGCTTGTTTCTCCACCATAAGGCGTTCCTGCTGCATCCACTGTCAACATTTGAGCCTAATCTTCAAGAACTGAAGTAATACCGCCTTCCTCTTCACTAGATAGCTATCCTAAAATTTCTTCAAGACGTTCAGCACTAGCAGTAGTACTATTTAATTCTTGTGTCATATTTTCTAAATCTGCAATTCTACCATCTAATACACTATCAGATTTACCCAAAGCAGCTAATGCAGCCTATAATTCTTTAGCTTCAGCAGCTGTCGCAGCAAGCTTTTGTTTTAATGTATCCTATACTTTACCTAATCCAGTATCGGCAGTTTTATAAACTTCATTACCATTATCGTCTTTAGTTTTTACTGAAAGTTTAGAAGCAGTTTCTCTTAAATCTTTGGCACGGACTTCCGTCATAGCACCTTTATCCACTGCTTTTCCAATATTTTCAATTTTTTCGCTAGCCTATCTTTCAGCATCTCTCATTGCTTCATCTAGCTCAGACTTCATAGCTTCACCATATGCCTAAGCAGCTTCTTCTCCAGCAGCTTTAACTTTATCAAAAATAGCTTTCGCCATTTCATCTCTACTGTCGGCCGCCTCTCTTAATCCAGCTAAAAATTCTCCTCGAACAGCATCAGCTGTTACTGTTTCACCAGAATCTACTACCCTCTACCGAGCCTAAGCATATTGCTAATTAATATAATCTCCCTACTCACCAAATCGATGATGTTTTGTCTTTCTGTGATTTGCTCCATAATCTATTACATCGTCAAAGGCTTGAGATATTGCGTCATTTCGTTTTTGATTTTCTTCACCCTAATGTTTCTTCTAAAAATCTTCCTTGGCCTTATCTCTAGCCTCAATTTTCTCATAGGCTTTTGCTAAATCTCGAGCGTCTTCAACTTCTTCCCTTGCTGCATCCGCTGCTTTACCAGCAGCAATTGCTCTCTTATCCATTGCTCGTACTAAATCCATTTGAACTTGAAGCTATTTAAGCTCTTCTTCAGTTACGCGACCAGCAGCTGCACGTAGCTATTCTTGCATACGAATTTCTCTATCAAGAGAAGCATTTTCTGCATCGCCTTCACGACCACGCATATTAGATTTTAAGTTACGAATACCCTCAAGAGCATCTTCTTTAGTCTTTTCATGTTCTTTTTTACCCGCTGGAGTAAATTGCTTAATACTATAAGCAGCATTTCTTAAACCCTAAGCAATTTCTTTATGGAAAACTTTTGTGGCAATAGCTCCAATAGTTGCTAGAACGCCACCTAAACCTCCAAAAGCATCAACTAAACTACCTACTCCATCAATAACATGGCTTAAACCATCTAAAAAACCAATGAAAAAATCGTCATCTAAAATTTTAGTATATAAATTTTCTGCTGCTGCTGTTACTCTGTCTCGAGCAGCCTCCCAGCTTTCAGCATAAATCTCAGCTTGTTTATTAAGTTCTCCATCCGCTGCGCCAGCAGTTGCAAGATTTTCTTCCATAAAATCCCAATTATCCATCAAAGTAACCATTTGGTTATATTGACGAACACCAGCAACAGTTTGAGCCAATGCCAACTATTGGTCTTTATTTAAAGTTACCCATTTTGCGGCCATTTCTTCAAGAATACTATCCATATTCTTCAATTCGCCAGTTTGGTCAAAAATACTAATACCGACTTTTTGCAAAGCTTCAGAGTATTTATTTAAAGTAGTACCATCTTCAAGGGTGTCTCCTTGCTTTAAACCTTGAATACGTGCAAAGATTGTTTTTAATGCTGTACCAACAACTTCTTCACTTTCACGAGATGTTGCAGTAATTGTTGCCAAAGCAGATGCAGCATATTCATAACTCAAACCAATAGTATCTGCAATACCGGCAAATTTCTCTAATCCACCAGCAATTTCATCAGTGCTAGACGCAGTTGCAGCACCTAATTTTGTTAATACATCGGCATAATGTTCATAAGCAACATCGCCTTCTTTGTTAAAATTATTCCAAATAGCAGTTAATTGATTAGAAACAACATCTGCGCTTTGTCCAGTTACATTTGCCATTTTTGCAGTAACAGCAGCTTTTTGCATAGCTTCAGATTGAGTATCACCCTATTGGAAATAGATTAAAGAAGCTTTAGCATATTCATTAGTTGTTGTACTTAATGCCCGCGCTGCCTTATTTGCCTTAGCTGCAAATGCATCCATTTCAGCAACACTAGCACCAGTAACAATGCGAATATCATTTAAAGATTTATTTAAATCTTGAGCATATCCATAAGCAGACTATACGGTTCCCATAAAACCATGTAAAATACTAGAAGATAACTGCCATCTTGCAGTATTTGCTAATGTAGTACCAAGCTCTCTAACCCTTTGACTGCATCTAATTAAAGGAGCTTCTGCCTATAAAACAGACTAAGCTAAATTCGTAAATGCTTGACGACCGGCCGGACCAAGAGCATTTAATTGATTAGCATATTGCTGAAGAGAAACTCCGCCTTTTTTTAAGGAATCAGAAAATTGACCTAAATCTAATTTTCCTGTTTTTAAATTTGTAGCCGCTTCTAGTTTAGCCTATAACTCTCCTGCTGCGGTCATAGCTCTTTGAATTTCAGGTGTAATTTGTGAAATTCCACTATTTTTCAATGCAGAACCAGTAGCCAATCCATTAAGCTCTTTTTGCAAATTTTTAATTGCGGCAATAGCCTCATTCGTATTCGCAGTAAAAGCTAAACTAACATTAAGATTTTTTGCCATACAAATTTTTATCTCCTTTCTCTCCTAATTTTTTATTTTGCAAAATAAAAAATCGGGGATGAGAATAATCAAATTCTCATCCCCGACTATTCCTATTAAAATTTAAAAATCTAAATAATAAGAATAATTTAATTAGCCCAATTTAGTTAGGACTTCACGCAATAAAGCCATATTCTCTGGGTCCCCAATCTTCTTTTGGATTTCAGTAGCATCAAAATTTAAATTATCATAATCAGCTTTTAATGTATCTAAAATTCCCATTACAGAATTATTATATTGATAAATATTATTAATAGTAGACCAAACATTTTCTTGAATTTCTTGCCAATCTTTTTCACGAATAACATCAACAATATCTGTAAAAATACCAGTGCTTACTAAAATATCATATAATTTAAATGGGTCTTCTTTCATTTTTTCAGTGAAACTTAAATTAGTATAAGCATAAGTAATTTCTAATACCATATTAAATTTTACTCTCATTGGATTGTAAAATCCATTATCATCAATAGACTTATTAATAATGTTTGATACTAATTCAAGCTTTTCCTTAAAAGGTAAATAATGTTTTACTTCATAATAAACTTCTTCTCCTGCTAAATTATAATAAAAGACACTTGTTGCCCCTCCGTCTACTTTAGCTTGAAGTTTTGAAAATGGTACTTTAGCCATAGCTAAACTCCTCCTTTATCTCATTTTACAATTATATTATACCAGAAAATTTCTGATTTGTCAAATTTTATACATTAAACTTTATATTGATTGGAGCTAAATTTAAGTTTTTACGCACAGTATTATAAGCTTCAGTCTCCATAAAAGATTCGCTTTTAGCAACATCATTGCTACTAGTAGTTTTTAAAGACTTATACATTATATTAGCTAAAGACTTAGGTTTTAATCTTGGATTTTCATGCATTCTTTCCATTCTTTTAATAAGTCTATTAATTAAACTCTCAAGTCTTGTTAATGCTAATTCAAAGTTTTTACCTGAATCTGCTAATGTTGATTTAATCTAAATATTATAAATTACGGCTCCAGACTCATCAATAACAACAACGTCTCCTCCTGTCAACCAACTAGCTGAGTTTAATGATGCTAATAACCAAGGCTATACTACTTGTGGAGAACTAAAAATCCCTGAAAATCCACCGTGGTCATCTATTTTTAAATTTACAAGCTAATTACTATTAACAGCACTAGCAGACATTAAACCAAATAATTGTTTATTGTATTGAGCCACATGATTCATAAAAGCATCTAACTATTTACCTTCGGCATTGCCCTAAGAAGCAAAAATAATTTCTCCATAACTACGTCCAGTAAAAGATTCATGTCTAGACTAATACAAAGGAGATTTTGAAGAAATTGTTTTATGTAATAATTGAGCATCTGTATTATTCATTTTATAGCCAGAAAGTTGATTACACATATCACTATAATGTCGTCTAAAAAAATTCTAAATCTCTTGAGCGGCCGCATATGCAGCTAAATCTTTATCCAAAGAACCAACTGCCGTATTTAATTGAGTTTTAGTAACATTAATACCACCCTCAGTCATTACACTTGCTTCTTCTATATTCTAGGACCAAGTCAATTCTTTTTCTCCAAATTTAGTAATAGCAATTAAGGTAACAGCATTATTACCAAAATATTTTTTTTGAATCTATTCCCATCTTTCATATATCTTTTTTGCACTATAAGATGACTGACGTCTCATAGCATTTTTCCATACTCCTGGATGAGACTGACTCTCTCTTAATTCCATAGTATACATTTGAGATATTTCATCTTTTAATATTACTAAATCGTGATAAAATTCTTGATTTTTTTCATTATACCATTCTTCAAATATTTGAATAAAAGTATCTTTATCCAATAAATGTCCACCAAAAATAATACCTTCAGCCATTCTATTCCTCCTTTTACTACAAATGACAAAAAGGGGAGAGATTAATTTCTTAATCTCTCCCCTTAAATTTATTTAATTGTCAATTATTCCTCAGTTGCAAAACCTGCAAAGGGACGAGTACCAGCTACCATGCCATTGAAGTCAATAGTATCAGTAGAATGAGTGCTTACACGGTCGATAGCGCTATCGGTATCAGCAGATTCAATAATCTGAATAGCTGCCAGAACCTTCTTAGTGCGGTCGAAACGAGTATAATCTGGGAATGCATCCATAGTGAAAGTGAAAGTGGATGGGTCGCCAGAAGATGCCATAGTGAAAGTAAAGTTAGACTGAATCTTGCAGTTAGGAATTACGAACTCTGCAGGCATATCAACACCCTCAGTATTACGGAACAGAGTAGAAGCCTCTAGGTAATAGTTACCACCGAACTTGTCGGGAGTGATATCAATCTGCTGTGCCATAGACTTACGAGCAACATAGTAGTCAACCAATACAACACAACCAGCATAGAAAGGACTCAAATCGTTAGCACGAGCCTGCTGATTAACCTCACTACGAGCTTCATCAGTCCAAGTTTCAGTTAACTTAATTACATTGCCTTCAACAGAACTAGGAATGAAAGGCTCAGTAACGATTTCACCATTCTGCATTAACATAACATAAATGAAATCTTCACCATAGCCACTCTTACCCAACTCAGGTACATAAGGAGCTTCCTGTAGAGTAATAGTTACTTCACCATCGCCAACAACAACAGCATCAGTCTGCTCAGTAGTATGAACCATAATGGGCTTAGCATCACTAGCCTCAATCAAACCTGCGCCAGATAGAATCATGAAGCCAGCGGGAGAGATTAGAGCATCTTCCATAGTGAAAGTAATGGTACGCTCACCTTCCCAAGCCATCAAACGAGAGTTACCACGGCCGCCCTGTGCATAAACGGTAGTAGCAGCACCCTCCATGCTAGAAGTCTTCAGAGTATCAAAATAGATAACAGGTTCGTTCTTATAGAAAATCTTGTTACCAACCTTCTGGTTAGCCTTTGCCTTTAAGACAACATCACAAATTTCGCGAACGCCAAATTTCATGGTTTGTATCCTCCTTAAAATTTTAGTTAGTGAATATTTTTCATCCAATTGTCAGGTTGATTGTCGGGTTTGCCTCCAGCCAAACGACAACGGACGTCCATATCCCAATTAATATATAGCATATATCTTTCAACTAAGTCATATAATTGGAACATGGTTAAATCCATTAGCTCCTACATAGGAATATGTAATCCCACTGTAAGTATTGAAAGATACTGGCTAAATATACTGATATTACTTTGACCCTTTTCAGCAGCAACCTTAGCTCGTCCTCGCATAAGTTTTTCTGCTATCTCTCGAGCTTTAGCATTTGCTGGATTAAAACTCTACTAATCCATAGGGCCAGTTTTCAGACAACAGATATTTGTCAACGCTGCTTGTAATGACTCAAAATTCTTTTCATCAATTTGAATTGTCATTCCATCTCCACTAAGTAGCACAGAGCGTGGAGTCATCATTACTTTATATTTTGGAAATATTAAAGTAAAGACTTGCTGCACCGCAAACTTTTTATCTGCCGCTTCTTTTTCTGACATTATCGTCATAAATATTTGAAAATTATTTGTATCTCTTAAAAGAGATTCGTCCTTGATAAACATGGATTTATTTAAGCACAAACACTAAATACCTGTAAAAAAATCTGCTTCCCCTATAAATGCAATCTCTTTGATGCGAGGTTGATGAATAACTAACTAACATTCAGGAACGGGATAATCCGTTCCGCACATTAAAGATAATCGAGTATCCATCAATTATTAAACATTGCATCAAAGTTTTTGATGAAGTCTTCTTCATCATTAGGATTAGGCATTTTCTTTTTATCCTCTTCTCCATGGATAGCTTGATACATTAAACACAATCCACCAAATTCATCCGTAAGAATCATTTGATTTGCGCCTAAAAATTCCAACTCACCAATTCCAGTTAAATGTTTTCCATTGAACATAGAATCAATCTCTGCCGCAATCTTATAAGGACGCAACTCAAAGTCTTTCATTTTCCATTGGTCAAAATGACAAATAATGTCAAACTCAATAATATTATCTCTAAACTCGGGATTCTTACGATTACCAGTAAAATTATCAAAACTAACAATAATATAATTCAATACTGAACCATCAACAGTTAGCTTAGGTACAATCTTAATCTATTCACCAAATAAACCAAGAGTTTCATCCTCGGTTAAATTAGGCTTATTCATACAATCACGAGTTGTGTAGTATAACATTTTTTTCAGACGCTCATTTTTCATAATCATCTGAACAATCAAATTCATATCTTTTTCAGTAGACAAAAAACTTGATTTAGGATAAGAATAAACTTCTCTTTTCATATCTATATCTCCTTTATCACTTAATTATTAAAATAAAGACTCAACAACAATTGTTTTACTATAATCTCCATATAGTAATTCAAATTGTCCACTATAAGAACTAACCCATCGAACAGATACTCGTCTTGGGTCAGTTGGGTCAGGAATTAATTCAACAGGATATTTCTTGTCGACATACCATTCATCAGCTTTTGTACCATTAAATTCATAATCATACAATTTCTTAACCTTAATAAATGTTTCTCCAATAATATCCATTTCATCAACAGTTCCTTCATTTGGGTCTTTAATTGGTTCAATTAAACCACCAACGATACCAGCATCTACATCATCCTCAGTTTCATTAGCATAATACTCTACTGCGATAACTTCCAAGATTCCAGGAGTCGAAATCCAATCAGAAGCTTCAACACGCCAACAAGTATCATCGCCTTGAAGATAAAACTTACTATATCGTTTAAAATAATTCATTGTGTATTCATTTTTTGGCATTAAAATACTCAATGAGTGATTAGGAGTGTCAACACTAATTCCATGTTTTTGAATGAAGTTAATTTTAGTTTCCACTGGACCGCGCACGGCCGCATATGTGGTATGAATACCATCTTCATCCTCCCAAGCAATCTAATAAGAGCACTTGCGAATATCACCACGGAAATAAGCTAATTCAGTTAAATCTTGTAAATAAACTAACCAGTGAGTTTTTGTACCTAACCACTCAAACACATCGCCGCATTTGAAATTATATTCAAAACCCACAGAAATGATTTTATCATCATAGTCTTGTTTTAGTTTATTTGGATTAATAAGTGCGCGAACTGGCTTGCGGTTCTCCGCATCCACTCGCACGACCTCAGCAGCCTGATAAGAATTCCAAACTGCATGGTCTAAAGAACGACGCTTGTCTTTAATCATACGTTCTTGCTGTCTGTTACCGCCCGCCTGACGAAAACGAGTAGCTTGTTCCCAAATACCAGTAATTTTGGGGTCTAGTTGCGTCAATACGATACCAGCCTCATCAATTTTATCTTGTGACAACAAATTCTCAATCTTTTGGATTGTTACAGTATCTAAATCAATGTTCATATTTTTAATTACTTTCATCAATTCTTCTACACGATTTTGCTATTCAAGTTGTTCGGCAGTAGAACCAGCTGGGTCAAACGGTCTTTTATCGTAAACTCCTAATCGACCTTTCATTAATCTAAAAGGGACACGGCTACTTAAATCATAACCTGATGCCATGGCTTAACTCCTACAAAAGACTAATGCTTTCAAACACAGTCTTGCGGTATAGTTCAAAATTCGTCTCTTGAGCTTTCAGTCCCTCTAATTTACATAGCAGCTGTAAAAATTGCGGGTTCATGAATACTTCATTCATGCCCGCAATTTCTAAAATAACTGTATCTAATTGTTTAGGCCAATCTTCTTCATGCTCGCGCATTGGAATTAATTTCCAAAGTTGGTTGGTTAAACGACGAACATTTACATCAATGCTTCTATCATCAAAATCAAATCCATATTTAGTCAAGAGCACTAACCTCCATTAAGCTAGACCAGTTGCTCTTATAACCGCCTTCCGCAGGTTTTCTGCGTTTATATAAGCGTTGCATATGGAACGAATCTCTGCGAGCCTCAGTCAATAAAGACAATAGCTTAGATAAGTGGTTCGCTTGAGAAGTCATTTTAAAATCAGAGCCACTATATTTCATTCGAGTATTTTCGATAGAAGCAACCTGGCGCTGAACCCAACCTTGCTTCATTAAAAGCGCCAGGATGTTGATTTCTTCTTGAGTAAGCTCAACATTAAATCGAGACTTATCAACTAAAACATTTGGAGTCTACAATGTGTCACTTGGTAACTCTCCCCAAACAGTTCCCAATACAAAATCATCGGGAGTTAATTCATCCGCTCCCATAGTTCTAACTTCAATCGTATAATTGTATAAATCTTGACGAGGAAATTCAAAACCAGGAATTGCATTAATTAAAAGATTTTGCAAATCTTTTAAAGTATCTTCGGGAGTTAATTCCAAGTATAAATCATCGGTAACTTGTCCAAGAAAGCGATTATAAACAGCCGAAAATTGTGTCTCAGCCATATAATTGCCTCCTTATTTATTATTCAGCAGATTCAGCAGGAGCCTCAACTGCAGGTTTAGTAACAATATTATATTTAGGTGCGGCCGCAGGAGCAGTTACAGTAGGTGCTGTACGACGTCCGGCAGGAGCTGCAGCAGGCTGTACTCTACGCTCGCCACCATTATTAGTTTTCAAGATTGTCTTCTGGTCATCTTCTTTATCTTCCTCATTGTGCTTCAATGCGGCTTCCACATCAAAACCAGTCTTTTCCTTCAAAGCCTTACGCTTTGGGATATCAACCATAGGAATAGAAATACTCAACTTCTTAATTAAATCAATAACTCCAATGGGAGCAAAGTCAAGTGCATCCAAGAAAGCATCCAAGGAACCACTAGTAATCAACTTGGCAACATCAGCTTCACTCATATGATATTCAGGTTCAGTCTTAATACGAGCAGCTTGAATTCCTTCAAGGTCCAAAATCTGCAAGAATTGACTTAACATAGTAACTCCACCAGGCTGGAAAGTTAATTCTTCTAACTCTTCAGAACTAATTGGAATAATCTGACCAGGCTTGAATTCTCTACGAATTCCCTTGTCTGGAATCTTATAAACAACGGTGCTTGCACCACGGTTTTTTACTCTATACATTGTACTCATTTTTATATCTCCTTTTTCTCTGTTTTTAAAATGAAAAAAAGGGGGAAGAGGGGATATCCCCACTTCCCCCTCTTAGTTATATATTAATATTTAATTAGGCATTAACGTCCTTAACGTTATAGGACATATCAACATAGTTAGAGCTGTCCCAAATAGAGTCAGCCAAATCATACTGACCTAGCAACTCAGTATCAGCATAAGCGCAGATGTTATTAGCTAACATAGCAGTTACGCCAACCTTCTTGTAAACCTGAATCTCACGAGAACGGTCAGCATTTACATACTCGTCAACGATTGTACCACCCTCGAAAGCAATCTTAACAGGCTTGCTATCAGCACCACTTGGGATGATATAGCAATAACCAGGATTGATTACCTTACGAGTATTGGTCTCGTCTTCCAAGCCCTGAGGTAGGATGATAACCTTACGTCCCTTGTACATAGCCAAGTGACCAGTATCCCACAACTCTTGCTTCATATTCTCAGTCCAACGCCAACCCTGCTCAGGAACCATCTTAACTGCGAACTCATAAGTGCAGTAAATAGAAGGCTCACCATAAGCGGAAGCGATAACCAACAAGTTGTCGAAAGCCTTTTCATCGAAGCCAGTAGCAACAACAATATTTGCAGGAGGTAACTGGTTAACAGAAGCAGCTAGAGCATGTCCAACTTCCTTCATAATTAACTCATCCATACCTTCCATAACAATATTAGTTACTTCAGCGAAGTCCACACGACCGTCTAGGAACTCCTCGAATCCAATCTGAGCAGCTCCACCGATAGCAGAAGTACGAACTTCGAAGCTCTCTTCTTCTGCAGGACCTAGCTTAAATACTTCGTAAATACCAGCCAATCCAACACGAGTGATGAACTGCTTAGCACGAGAACGAACGTCTCTCTTACGACGGAAAATAGGCTTGTCGCCCTGAGCGAACTGCTTAGTCTCGGCGAACTGCATATAAGCCATTTCAACCTTCTTAGGCAGAACCTCGTCCAAAGTCTCTTCGATAACAGAGAAAATCAAATTCTTGTTATCACGATATAAAGAATAAGTACCAGCCAACTCATTGAACTCACGACGTAGAGTCTCGTTCAAAGCGGCATAACTAAAGTTTTCACCGTTAAAGCTATAAGACACAGAAGCAGAAGGGTCAGCCTTTGCAACAGTCTTAGCCAACTGTACTAAATTATTTCTATCTAAAGCCATTACTCTTCTCTCCTTTCTTACGCAATACGTAGAATCTTAACGCCCTTTTGATGGTCGGGCATAGTATAAACCTTAACAACCTGCCATTTCATAGCCTGGCTGTTATCCTTAGCCAAGATACCCTTAGCATTAGGTGCCAAAATATCACCAACAGCCAATTCAGACTCAAGAATCATGTTAGTAGTATAATGGTCACCAACATTAGTCTTGAATACACGAGGTACCATAGTAGTGCCAGTAGGCATCATCTTCTCAGGATGCTTAACAGCACGCAGCTTCATAAACAAACGACGACGATAATCTTCCTTAATTTCAGGATTGTTAATATCGTTCATCTCATATGGGTCATAAACAGTAGAAGCGACACCAAAATCGTCAACGCCAGGATAACTTACTTTACCAGTCTCTTCATCAACAACTGGCGCAACAACATTACCATTAGCGTCAAAAACAGGTCTTGCTTCAAAAGAGCCATTCTTATACACTTCGCTAACACCCTGTAGCAAACGAGTAGGTCCATATAGCTCCTCAGCCATCTTGCTGTTATCGCCATCCAATGGACTATAAACACGGGCCTGATAGTTGCCCTTAATCATTGCGAATTCGCAATCCAACTGATGCTCACGATACAACTTAGTTTCGTTGTAAACCAGCATCCATTCACCAGTATCATGGTCATCAGAACCAAAGTTTACAAGGCCAGCTGCATAGTCATACTTAACAAACTGTCCCTGCTCCAGAACCTCAATAGAGGGGTCTGCAGGTAACTGAGCATAAATCTGAGCAGTGCGCTGTGCAGACAAGTGGTTAGGCTCAACCTGGCCGTAGCCCAGTTCAACATATCCGCCATTCTTCACAGAAGCCTGACTAGTAATATGCTTACTTAAAAACTCTTTAAGCATTTCTATATTTCCTCCTTTTAGTTTTTATTACATTTCACTCGCAACAGAACGAATAGCTTTAATCCAAGCTGGAGCATCATCATTCATGCCACCATTTAAACTAAAGGTCATTGGGTCTTTGCCATCGTTCTTATCATCATCAAGGTTGAAACTGACCTTGTTGCGAACACATAAAATAGAAAGCTCTGCTTCAATTTCTTTTGGAGAATATTTGTCAATATTTTCTACGACATCTTTCTTATCTTCATCAGAAAGCATATAGAAACTTGCAATCATCTTCTCTTTTTCTGCCTTCTCAATACCCTTCTTGAAAGTAGTCAACTCATTTAGCTGGCTCTGTAGAGTAGTGATAGTGGACTGTGCATTAGCATAATCAGTCTCTAAAGCAGAATATTTATTGCTTAGCTCTACATATTCTTGAATTTCCTCAAGATTGTATTTTTCCTTTTTGCCCTGCTTTTTCTTTTTCTCGTCCTCATCATCGGAATCGTCGTCATCCTCGCACTCACACTCGGACTTCTTCTTTCCACACTTAGGGCATTTTTCCTCTTCGCCGCCCTCATCATCGTCGTCCTCGGGCTTCTTACCCTCGTCCTTCTTTGACTTAGCATATTCAGCAACTGCGGCTGCGTCGAACTGTGGCTCTTCAGCTGGAGTATAATCCTCCAATAACTGAGCCTCGGCCGCAAACACAACAGAGCCATCTTCGGCAACGGAGAAATCAAGACGATAGTACTTTTCATCGGCAGTTAGAACAGCAAATAGCTTCTGTCCCTCGTCTTCACAGACACTCTCAATGCCGTAAGTACCTTCTACATGGCTATAAAGAGCGGTCCACAAAGCGTCACCGATTTCAACAGCGTATCTAGTAAACACTTTTTCTCCTCCTTTATTTAGTAATTCTTTCAATTCGTTCATCATAGAGAATACTTGCTCTTTAAAACCATCAGCAAAAGCGAATTGAATTACAGGGGCACCAATAGTAGAACCTTCGAAGCAAGGTTCATTATTCACACCCAATGTACAAAGTTTTGAGATAATTGCTTCATTGATAATGAAAAATTTAGGTTCTCCATTACCATCTTTTGACCAATGTGCATCAATTGTGTCTTCATCGAGTTCCATAGAATGATTATTACCCTGGGATAAAATTCTACGACACTCGGGATACTGACCAGTCCATAGCCAGCCTTCAGTCATCATATATTCACGCTCATTCATTCCATCATCTAAAAACTTTTGAAACCAAACCTTAGCATTTAAATCAACAAATCCATAGGGTCTAGTTGTATCCTTAATTTCAAACTTACCATTTGAAATATCAATAATGCGGTTATGCTCCTCAAAGTCGCCCTTTTCTTCATTATAAAATCCGACAATAGGGCAGCCGGGGAGGGAGTTTGCCATTTGTTTAGCAGTCTCCTTGGTAATAATACTTCTATTACGATTTGGTTCATCACCAACATAACACACTTTAATTTGACATTTAGAAATCAAAGGATTAAGAGGAGTGATATTGATAAATTCAACAGGTGTGTCCAATTTAATACTTGTATGCATTGGCATTTTAATCTCCTCCTTAGCTCATAGATTCTTTATTTTGGATAGTCTTTTCAGATTTCTCGGAGTCTGGTTTTTCCGGACGGCCCGCAGATTTCTCAGAAGTCTATCCTCCTGTATTAGTTTGAGTTTTATTTGTTTGAGTCTAATTAGAATTGCCCCCACCTTTTAAATCTTCCATTTTCATAGTAGAAGACATTAGAGGAGGAATCATAATCTCACTCAACTTCATAACTTCATTCTCAAAGTAAGCAGTATTTAAGATAAAGCTCTGGGAGTGACCCAACGCAATTTGGGGTAACATTTTTGAATATCCCATTTGGACTTGTTCTTTATACATCTTAGCTAACTCTTTATAATTATATTGTGTGGTTTCCAGCATATATAATCTGAAGTTATATTTCTTCTTTGCCCCACTCAATGATTGAGTGATTCTATCAAAGAAAATCTCAAATTGTAATAATAATGTGCGTAAAGCAGCTTCATCATTTAAAATAGATTGAGTTAATGCCAAATTACCATCGGTATTAAACATATTCTGAGAAATACCAAGAGCATTAAACACACTACGCTCCACTTTAGCTAAATCATCTTGTGAAGTAGTGGTATTTTTATCTGACATATCAATACTATCAATGTCTGCAAATGTGGTCAACACATCGACGCCGACCGCACGCTTTAACATTTGCACAGCATTATTATGAATATCTCTTGCTTCATCAACGTCGAAAATCAAATCTCCATTTTTATCCATTGGTAACTTCTGGACTACAATTTTCAACAATTTCTGCATTTGCTTTCTACGGTCCAAATCTTGAGCCGCATCCAAATCCAGAATTGCAGGAATAGCGTTGATAAATAAAGGGATGTCGGCGGCACCATTGCCACCATTAGCGAAACTGAATTTCACAGTGTTCTGAGGTTCCAGCATCCACCAACCAGAATCGTCCACCCAACGGCTACCCAAGTAACCACCAACGGTTGGGTCTTGACCAAGAGACTTCTGTCTACTCAACTTTCCACTCTTGTAAGCGACATAGCCTTTCTTAAACTCGTCAGGGAACATATTCAATACTTGCATACGGTAAGTGGTGTCTGGAAAAGCCTAATCAAAGAATTTCATATTAAATTCAACAACAGGTAAATTACCTTGGTTGAAACGACTACGACAGTAATTAATGGGAAGTTCTTGAATGATTACTCCTTTTGGACTATGAACAATATAGCCATAATAAGCGCCATTCTTCACAACTCCAAGAGCAATATCACCGCAAACTTTAGCGATGTAAGAATTATCAAGATAATGGAGGACTTTATTCAAATCAGTTAAAATCTTCTCATTTGTCTTAGCAGCCTCGTCAAATACTTCAGGTACAACATACCAGTCATATCTATACATGGTTGCCGCATAATTACAAACACGTTGATAAATACCGCTAGCCTTATAGAAATAATTAGAAATCTCACGCAAACGGACAACATCGTTATCCATCAAAGCACGATAAATAATAGCCTTATTAATAACGCCACGGGTAACACCTTGAATCGCGCCAAGATTTAAAACAGCATCATCCAAAGTTTTAGTATTGATTTTAATCTTACCATATTCGGTAATTCGATTATCCATCATATTAAAACCTTTTGAACGGATTTCTTCTTGTCTACTCAACTCCAAAACTCCACCTCCTTTTAATATCCTGCTAAATTCATAATATAGTCATAGGAGATTAAATTTTCGTCAGTATATGGAATTTCAATCAACTTAAAATCATGTAAAGCACAAAAGCGTCGTTTTTGATTATCATTATACTATTGTTGGAAGAAACCTTTTTTACCACCGAATTTCGCACTAGGCTCATAATGTTGCTTACCTTGATACTCAATAATAAAATCAATTTTTCCATCATCATCAAAAACGACAAAATCAAATCTTAAAGGGCGACCATTTGGGCTCTTTAAGTCGGGGAAGATATACTCCATTTTAAAGGGGAGTTCAGCTTCCTTTAAGATTTCTTCAATCTTAATTTCTCCTCTCGAAGCTCTCATAGTCAACCTCCTTAATTGAAGAATGCCCAATCAGCGGCATTAAACTTCTTTTTCTTTTTCTTTTTATCTTCTTCTTGCTTAATATAATAAAGACCATATTCAAAAGCGGAAAATTTATCTTTCCTAATTCCACGATTAGCTTGTTTTAAGATGATATTTACGCCTTCATTTTCTTCACGCAAATTCATCATCTCTTCCTTTAATATGGAAGTTAAGGTAAATGGTTTTAAATATTCTGCCCTTTCCTCAGGCTTCATATTTTGTCCCATTTTAGTTGCCAATAATTTTTCCTTAGCTCCACGCTCGTCAATAAGGAATTTTACCTTACCGGCTTGTAGCTGAGTCTGCGCATTTGCGTGACACTCAGTATTAATAGGAGCATTTGCTTTTAGAATATACATAGCATCAAACTCAGTATTTGCAGTTCGATATTTTTTATAATAACCATCTTCATCATTCTCAACACCAAAGTCTGGGAAGAAGTCACCATTTTCATCTTCTTGAGATTTAATCATATAGTCAACTAATCCAATACCAAGACCATTACCGTCGATTACGATTGTGCGGGCTTTATACTTATAATATAATTTCTTAATTCTAATTGCCTGGTCCTCAAAATGTTCATCCGCAAAAGTATAAATATTAACCAAAGACTTAATTGCGGGACCTTGTGCTTGAGGGGTTACCTTAAATACACAAACAACAGAGTCACATCCCTTACGACCTACGTCAACTGATAGGATATAGTAGGCGTTCGCCGCACTCCTGCCGGAATGCTCATATTCAGGTTTCTGTAACTTACGATTTCTATCAAAGAACTCACCATTAAAGAATGCATCTTCAACAGTACCAGACCAACGACTCTCATATTCACGAGCAAAAGAAGCTTCATTGAAAGTTCCGTCATTCTTTAAATCTTTAATAAAATTCGCATCAAGCAATTTGACCAAAACAGGAATTCGCCAAGTACCACCCATGATAATTGCTTTTTCAGGCTCGGTTACCATACGAACAAGTAAGGTAATTAATTTATCATATGGGAAAGTATTTTTCCATCCTGCGGTTGTGACATAAATCTGACTCTTATTCAGCGTCTCTTCTGGATGAACAGTTCCATCTAAACATCTACGAGAAACGTTAGTGGTAGGAATAATAACTTCAGAAAGGATGGTACCATCAACGCCAACACATTCCTCAATTAGTCCTCCATGACGACGCTTACCACGCGAACTCTCACGAGCCGCAATATTATCGAAATAAGAACCATTTTTAAAGACATATTTACAATAGTCTTTACCCTCTAGTGTTTTACCTCGACCCCAGTCAATTTCTCGACGGAACGCAGGTACTAGAGTACAAATTTCTTGAACCTTTTCTTTTACGATGCCAGCTGCCTACTCTTTACCACCAGATGTAACAAATAACTTTGCCCCTGGATATAAAACACAACGGCACATCAAAACCATAATAGAAAGGAAAGATTTAGAATACGCACGGGGGAATACCATGTAAACATATTTATATCGCATTGCCGCACGTAAGAAAACTCGTTGATAGAAATAAAATTTTAATTCCTTCTTAACTTCTGGATTACCACCATCTTGTAAGAAGTCAATAAACATATCTGGGTATTCTCGCCAGTAAGCTACATAGTCTCTGGCTACAGGAATTATGGCACGCACTCTTTCTTCAGAAAGACCAACCTTTTTACGAGATTGTGATAAATTCAATAAATCCTGCAGTGCCATAATTATCCACCTAAAATTGATTTTAAGAAAGCTTCATCATCATCCGCAAGCTCATCTTCGAAATCATTAAAAGCAGTAAAGTCCTCATCATGTAAAACTTTCTCAGCATTATCTTCGAATAGAGAAGCTTCAAATGCATCTTCGTCCTCAGAACCATCATCGGACTCAAGTTTAGCTTCATTTTCCTTATCTTTTTCAATTTCACGAAGAGCGTGTTCAATCATAGAACTCAAGTTAGTCTCTTCATTAATTAAATCGCGTGTATAACTCTGTAAATCTTGTAATGTTCTATCAACTTTATCATTTGGTTCATCAATATAATATCTAGGAATAAATCCCTCTCTCTCACAGAGAGCAACCAATTCACCAATACTATCAATAAATTCGCCAGACTCAGCTTTATTCTGAGCCGCAGTAAACTTACCAGACTTCATTAAACTGTCATAAACTTTACTCATCTTCTGGAAGCCCTCAATATCGCCAATGTCGATTAATTGATTCGCCTTGAGAGATGTCTTACATACTAATTTCAAAGTATCAATGTGTCCGGCGCCTTGAATATCATATGATTGCATCATTTCTTCATATAACTATTCAAGTCTAATCCACTCTTCTGGCTTATAGGTTTTACCCCATTTCAATCGAAGATATGTTCTATCTTCTTCAGTTAAATCATCCACAAAATCGTCTTGGCCTCCACTTTGCTCCGCAAAGTAGTCGTCTCCAGACGACAGGAATGGATTATCATTAGTTTCCTGGTAAACAGGAATTTCAATTTCCCCTTGGGGAATCGGAACACTAGCCGTGGCGAGCGCTTGAGCGATTTCCGCAGCTTCATATCCCTAACGCTTCATAGTTTCTTCAATTTTCTTATTTGCGACTTCTTGTAAGAACTCAGTATCTTTCCAACGATAATCTCTAAACTGCTTTAGTTTCATCTTTGAAAGATAACGACCTACAATAGTCGTACCAGTTAATTTAGAACGGTCTTTACCATATGATGCCAGTAACTTGTTCCATTCTTCTGGAACATATGGAACATCACATTCTTGTAAAATCCATAAATAAGTATCTGGATTAAAATTATCTACATGCATCGTCGCACACTTCTTACATTTATGCAACTTACCTTCTGGATACTTACTTGTATTATTAGACCCATAGAACTAATCAGCGTTCATTGTTCGATTACATTTTTCACAATAAAAGCTTTCAGCCATAAAAATTCCTCCTTTACTTATAATGAAAATTCAAGGCCGGAATTATGACTTTTTGGCCTTAGAGTTTCTGCACTTTTTACAAATACTGTAAAAGCCATCTTTTGAAGTCTTATTCTTACTAAAATATTTATTATGTGCTAATTTAATTTCTCCACAGCGGCTGCACTTCTTATACTTACCTTTCATTTCATTTAAAAAATACCAGTTAAGTAATCTATCTTCCGCCTCGGAAGCTATTAATTTTGGAATTTTATTTCTCCATAAACTTGAAATATATTCAACACTATGTTTAATCCCAAATTCCATTTGAAGTTTTTCTTGAATGTCAATATTTTGCAACCCATCAACTTTGTATTCACAAATGCGGTCATATAAAGGATAATCTTTTAAAGCTGCATCCGCAACTTCATCAAATTCCTACATAAGATACCACAAATCCTTTTCAAACTCTCCCCAACTTTCTTGCTTCATTAAGGAGTAGTTACATAAGATTGCTGAAACGACTTTCGGGTCACATAAAGAAACACCCTCTGGAATCACATAACCTTCATCGTCAAAATCAAAGTCGCTTTCTAAAGGTATAAAGTGTTTCGAGCGGGTGATATTTTTGGGGATTATTGGTTTACGATAGGCATCTTTAAGAATATATTGGTCCTTTCGTAATTCGATAATCGCAGTCTTGATGATAAAAGCATCACGCCCGGAAGTAGTCTTTAACTTCTGTTCCCACATCTTAATGGCTTCTCTTAATTGTGCTAACCCAGGTATCTCTTCTACATCTTTCTTTGTTATCATTACTTTTGGTTGAAAAATCTAATTCTTATCATTACTAATCATTCCATAAATGCCATCTTCGCCATTTTCGAGTTGGGAAACAAGACCTTCGAAAGAAGTTTCACGTTTATTGACTGTGGCCATTCGGTTCTCAGTTAATAGCTTACGCTCCTTTTTCTCTTGTTTCTCCATGCAAAGAACTAGGTAGTCCGCAAGTGTCTCAAGGTACTAGGGAGTAGGATTGGGACACTCTTCTAAAATTTTTTCGACTAACTATTTTCTTTCTTCTGGAGATTCTAAAGTATAATTTAATTTGGTCATTACTTTACCTCCAGTCTTTCATACTTTTATTATACCAGAAAATTTTTCTTGAGTCAAGTTTTTCCGAAAAATTTTTCCCTAACTTATATTTAAAAATTCTGACAATAAAATAAATTGGATTTGACCTGAAGCAACCGACTTGACAAAAGAAAAATTTTTTGTTATAATATTTATATAAATAAAAGATAAGGAGCAGTATATATGATTGTCGCAATCGTTATCCTAAGTATCTTATTGGTCGGCGCAACCGCCTTTATTTTTTGGTTACTTGGGGTGCTAAAAAACACCTTTGATATTGTTGAAGCCTCTTTAGATATGGCCTCCGGCAAACCTTCCGCGAAATTCGGGAAAGCATATGATGGTAAATATTATCCCGCAACAGTAATCTCGCAAGTTAAATTCAATTCAGATTCTGAAATGATGATTACAGATTTTTCGATGTATGATGAAAAGAAAATTGTAGGTTTTACAATATGTACGAAAGAAAGTGAACGAGAATATATCGGTGCGCAAGGTGATGATGTTCCCGATGAAATCCTTGAAGAGGCTTTTGGAACTCCGACAATATTTAAGAATGTTGTTGTATATGCTCCTTGGGAAGGAATGTGGACATGGAAACCAGCGGATTAATTATTGCTATTTTATGGGCAATCATGTCACTCCTGGTGATGATTCAATATGCACCAGCCTGTAAAGATTTAAATTGGAAAGACCAATTAATCGTAGGCATTATCTTTATTATTGGCGGTCCAATATTCGCGGCCGCAAATGTACTTGAAGCAATTTTAGACTGTATTTTACCGGAAGGGTGGGGGGATGACGACGATGGTCCTTGGAAATATTAAAGAATATACTAAAGCACTGAAAGAACAATTTAAAGACCGCATTACCGCAATTGGTGATGCACCTAAGTTAGCAATTATCCAAGTTGGAAATGTAGAAGCATCAAATCGTTATATCAAAAACAAAGTGAAAGATTGTGAAGAGGTCGGTATCATTGCTGATGTTTATCAATATCCAGAGGATATTACTGAACATGAGCTATGTGAAAATATCAAGCTCGACCAGGAACACTATGACGGCGTTATAGTGCAACTACCACTCCCACCTCATATCCGCGAGAAGGTCGTGGTTGCCGCAATCAATCCTTTGAAGGATGTTGATGGATTTCATCCAGATAGTCCTTATGACCCAGCAACTCCCGCAGGCATCATGAAATATCTTCGTGCTTGCGATTACGACGTTGCGGGACGCGACGTCGTAATCATTGGTCGCAGTAATATTGTTGGTAAGCCTTTGGCGAGAATGATGACAGACGCAGATGCGACAGTAACTCTTTGCCACAGTAAATCAAAATTGTCACATCATTTGTATGGGGCTGACCTGATTGTCACAGCAGTAGGTAAAGCAGGCTTTTTAAATTGCTACCCAATTCATGTGCCTGTTATTGACGTCGGCATTAACTTTGTAACAGATGCTGAAGGCAGAAGCCGACTTGTCGGCGATGCCTTCAATACAGAAGGACGAGATGTAACACCAGTTCCAGGAGGGGTCGGTCTTTTGACCAGATGCGCACTTTTGGAGAATGTAATTGATGCGAAAGCAAGGGTGAGTTTAAAACGTGGATAAATGGACTTTGATTTTATTAGAAGTTGAAGGTATGTGGGAAGCAGATAGCTATGCCGCATATCTAGGGCAAATTGGCTGCGACCCGCAGAAGTATCGGGTAGAACGAGATACTTTTAAAGCTGACCGCATTTTTGCCCTTTATGGATATGATTATTTCTTGCGATTTGTAGAGCGGTGCCCGCATATCCAAGAGATGATAGAAAAATATAAACCCTGTGACCAGAACGGCGGCTAGTGCACAATGTTCTGTGCCTACTATAAGGAAGGAGGATGTACATTATGCCAATGAGTGATTGGATTAACAACGCGCAATTGATTCCAGAAGGCAGACCATATAAGGTTGATAGTTCAAGTCGAATTGTCGTACCTTCTCATTTGAAAGCAAAATTTGGAATTGAAAATGGCGACAATATGGACTATTATACCACCTTTGTTGATGGCAGATGGTTTATTTGTGTAACTAAGCACGTTGAAGAAGAGGAAGCAAAAAATGAAGAAAATATTTAAATATAGATTGCCAAGAGATGGCGAAGTAATTACCATTCATGCGGATGTAATTAAATGGCTAGATATCCAAGAGCAAAATGGCTGGCCTCACATCTGGGCAATCGTCGAAGAAAATGGCAATGCGAGAAACTATGAGATTGCGGCCTGGGGTACCGGCTGGATGGTTCCCGACGAGTTGATGTTCATGAGCTATCTAGGAACAGCGCAAGACCTGGGTGGTTATGTATGGCATTATTTCATGCGCGAGGCTGATTCTATCTATGAGCCTATCACAGTATAGGAATATGACTATAATCCTTACGATTATACTTTGACAACAAAGGGACAGCCAGACCCCGGATACAGCATTACGATTTCTTGCGGCGAGGCCGGTTCAGCGGTCTCTGGACTGGAATCAAAAGTGTATAATGATTATACAACAAGTATTGACAATTTGCAAGGTGTCGTGGAATATTTAACTGCGGCCGTGGCAACCGGTAAAACGGCATCTGTAAGAGCGTGTACGTAAAAAATAATTAAAAAATGGGAAAATATAATAAAAACATATTTTCCCATTTTTCTTTGGACAAAATCCCGAAATATGAGTTTCGGGAAAATTATATATAATAGCATAAAACAAGGAGGAAATATTATGCCACCATTAAAAATTATACCAGGTATGAAATTTGGAGAATGGGAAGTTATTGAAAGAGATTATCATCCAACTTCTAAGCAGCATTCAACATTTTGGTTTTGTAAATGTGGATTATGTGGAGAAGTAATTAGTGTTTCAAGAGATAGCTTAGTAAATGGAAAAAGTGAATGTTGTAATAAATGCAAAGGAGAAAAGATTAGACAAAAAGCAGAAGAAAGAGGTTTAATTTCTTGGCATAAAGGAGATAGATTTGGCTTATTAGAAATTATAGATAGAGCTGAATCAAAAGGTAATCACAGTTATGTTAAATGTAAGTGCGAGTGTGGTAACATTATTGATGTCAGAGTTGAGCATTTAAAAGGTCAATTTCATAATCGTACTATTTCTTGTGGATGCGCTTCTCAATCCAGCGGAGAAATAAAACTTACTCAGCTATTGGTAAAAGCAGGTATTGATTTTCAAACACAGTATAGGATTAAAGAGTTCAATATTTTATCACCATTTGATTTCGCCATTTTTAAAGATGGTAAATTATTGGGATTGATTGAATATGATGGTCAGCAACATTTTGAAGCTGTTGAATTATGGGGTGGAGAAGAACAGTTAAAAATTCAACAAGAGCGTGATACAAGAAAAAATCAATGGTGTAAGGAAAATAATATTCGTCTTATTAGAATACCATATACTGAGTATAATAATTTGACAATAGGGTACCTATTATCTTTTTTCCCAGAATTATCGTTTTCCGAAATTGAAAATTGATTTCAAGATTATAATGCCCAGACAAAAGCGTTTTGTCTGGGCAAAAAAATTTTTTTCCCGAAATAGGCCCCGGGGTTTTATTCACATCTGGGGAAAAACACAAAGTCTATAGTCTGCGTCGCGGCGAGCGCACACAGCAAAGGTATTGCCAGCCCCGGCAAAGAGGCGCAAAGACACACACAACACATCCTCATACATACACAATAATGTATGTATAATAAACAATACACACACAATAATACATACACAATACACACGCTGGGCCGTGCACGTGCGGCGCGGCCCTAGCTGCCATGCAATAATACCCTACACAAAAAAAGTTCTACACATTTGTGCATCTTACCTATTGACAAACATCCTGTAATGTGGTATACTGTAGATACAACAAAGGAACAGTGAGGTAATGACAATGAGTGAGAAGGTACTGTGTGTGCTGTGTGCTATACTACTGGTAGTGACCTTCAATGCACTAGGTCAAGCACAGCTTAATGATAGGTACACAAGAGAAGCTGTGGTAGTAGAGGTAGAGGGTAACACCATCAGCGCAGAGGACACCACAGGCAATGTGTGGTGCTATGATGTAGAGGGTGACACTGTACCATGTGTAGGCACAAGGGTAGTGCTAACCATGCTAGCCATGGGCAGTGATACTATCTATGATGACAGAGTAGTAGATGTAGAGTAAGGTACACAGCCTTACTCTATTATACTATGTAGTAGTAGCCACCGAGCACAGGCGTCAGGTCCCCTAGTGGGGCATACTGTAGGGGGTGCTAAAAAAAAGTTGCGTAAATAAGCAAAAAAACTCTTGACAAAAAGCTCCCGTAATGCTATAATAAAGACACAAAGAGAGAGGGACACAACCTCACAGAGTAAAGGAGATAACAACAATGACCATTTCTAACAACATCGCTATGTGGATTGCTAACAGCAACCTTGACAATACTACTACTTGTCCTGAGTGGCTGGGTATCACTCTTGTGGCTCTAGTCGTAGCCTTTGGCGTAGCTGCTATTGCCACTATCATCGCTGTCAACAAGAACTAATAGAGGAGGACAAGACAATGAACAAGAGACCTATCAACAAGATGCTGAGCACAGTAAGAGAGCTAAAGCCTGAGGTGCAGGCAAGCCATCAGTACAAGTACATCATCATGGTACTGAACAAGGACAACGAGGACATCACCTACGCAGAGAAGCTGATGGTGAGAGACAACCTGCGTGTGCTGTGTAAGGTAGCAGGTGTGTCCTATGAGAGACTGCTGATGAGGGTGTGCCAAGAGTAAGGCACACCCTTTAATTGTGCAATGTGACGAATCCCGCCATAGGCGCGCCAACGGTCCTGGCGCGCCCTAATTGCCAGTATAACACATCCCAGCCATTTTGTCAAGAGGAAAATTAGAAAAAAAATAAATAATTATTTTTCCCAAAAGGTATTGACAAATCGGTCTCCGTGTGGTATACTAAGTACAACAAAAGAACAAAGGAGCTAAACACCATGAAGAAGATTACCAAGACTGCCGAAGAGACCAAGAGAGACGAACTCGTCATCGCTACTCGCAATGCAAAGGACAAGATTGAGTACTGTGTGAGAGTCATCAACCGCAGACAGAAGGCAATGGCTATGTTGCCCCAAGAGTCCGCAGAATACAAGATGTTTGCGGGCGATGTAACCGAGGATAAATGGGTACTGGTTTCCGCTCTGCGTAGCTACGACAGAGCAAGGGAAGAACTGGCTGAGCACTGCCGAGCCTACCACCTCGCAGGAAATACTTTCCTTTCTGGCTATGAACTTTTGGAAATTCTCGCAGAAAAGGCTTGACAAAAGCCTTTCTCTGTGATACAATGTAGGTACAAAAGGAAAGGAACTGAAATGAAAATGATTTACTGTGGCTATCAGGGTAGTGGAAAATCTACCTACTGTAGAAATAACCCCAATACTACTGTTGACCTCGACAGCTCCGCATTTGTCAAGGTCGCAGGATGGGAAGAAAACTATGTGCGGACGGCGGTTGCCCTCGCTACTGACAAGAATGTATTCATCTCCGCTCATCGTGTGGTGATTGAATACTGCATGAACAACAACATTCCCTTTGTTATCCTCGCACCCTCGCAGAGCAAAGAGGCTTGGCGTGCTCGTCTTGAGTTCCGCTACCACAAGAACCCCATCCTCGCAAACTTTAAGGCAATCGCAGACTTCGAACAAAATTTCGACAACGACCTGCAATACTATCGCCTTTTGGAAAGCAAGGGCATTTGCGTGCGGTGGATTGAAGCCACAGTTGTGACAAACATTGGCGAAAAAATTTTTTGAAAAGGGGTTGACAAAACCCCTTTCCCGTGTTATAATTAAGATACAAAAAGAGAGGAGAGTAAATCAAATGTTAAAGAGCATGAGCATCACCGTGAGTTTCACCGACCACTGCTACACCGAACGCAGAGAAAGACTTGTAAAAATGGATAGAGAGTTAGGCTTCGGCGAAATCATTTGCACCACAATTTACAGAGGAAAGAGAAACTGCTTGACTTCCACTGGTATCTTAATGGTAATGGATGCCAAGAGCAACATTCTTGTCACCGCCTACCCTGCAAGATGGAAGATTGCCTGCAAGATGTTCTACGAAACTACTGGTGGTTATCCTCCTGCTGGTTACTCTGAAATCATCAGACGGGCAAAAGCATGGGACTGTGAAAATAATTGGATTTAGGGGTTGACAAATCCCTAAATCTATGGTATAATTTAATTACAAAAAGAAAAGAGGTAAACGAAATGAGTAAGAAAAAGAAAAACACAATCGACCGCAGAATGTTCAAGAAAGAGGGAGAAGAACTTCAGCAGTATCTCCACTTTCGCAAGCGTGGCTCTGTGGTAGAAAGCAAGAAGAAATACAACAGACAGAAATTCAAAAGGGGTGATAATGGATGATTATTAAAGGGGCAGATGGTGAGTACGAAGCCACATGGAAGCTCGGCGAAGACTATGTTCATGTAGTCTATCGAAAGATAATTCATCCCAATTGGCCCATTTTCCGCACAAAATACTACTATTGCACAGTAATTCACAAAGAAGATTTCAACCAGAAGCGAGTGCGGGATGCTCTCCTTGTTAGAGAACATTACGAAAAAAAATGTGCTTGCGGGGGTTGACAAAATCCCCAAACCATGTTATAATAATGCCAAGAGGTGAGAACAATGAAAACAGCAGCAGAAATAGCACGAGAGTGGCAAGCACAATTGCGTGACCCTCGCATTAGATGTCCTAACTGCGGGAGTAGTGCCCAATCCGAACTGGTGTACCAGGACAATACAAGCAACCGCAGAGAGAAAAAAGACGATTACATTTGCGGGTGCGGGTGTCGGTTCAGGGCACATTTTACACTCATTCAAACCGAGATACTGGAAATCGAAGCGCCTTACTACTAAGGCGCTTTTTCCATTTTGCTTTTTCGGTCGCGCGCCCACGGCCCAGGCGCGCGTTATTTCCATTATACCACAGCCCCAGCAATTTGTCAATAGGCAATTTGCACAAAAAATAAATAGTTGTTTTTCCTAAAATTGTGCTTGACTTTCTATTCCGGATGTGATACAATGTTCTTGTGGTTGAGAGAGACCACTAAATCAAAAAAAAGTTCAAGAAAATGAAAAAAAGTTCTTGACAAACCGGGAAACTGGTGTTATAATTAAGATACAAAAAGGAACTGAAAAGGAGATAATAACAATGACTAAGGGTAATTTCTTCCGCTACTACAACAAGCTGACTGGCGCTGACCGCACTCTGATTTTCTTCGAGCGCAAGGGTATCATCTACATCTACAACTGCAAGCACATCGCTCCTCGTTGGGCACACGAAGAATTTGAGTCCTCCAAGAACGGCGGACAGCAGAAATTCAAGATGTACATCAGCGTATCCGAAAAGGATAAGCTGATTGCCAAGGGTGCAACCCCCATCATGACCAAGGCTGAATTTGAAGCCATTCCTTACAAGAACAAGGGTCACAAGTGCGAAGCCTATCTGCACAAGGCTTGCGGTCTGGGTGAGTACACTCCCGACCATGTCCGCTTTGACTACTGCGGTGATGTGGAAATCGGTGGCGTTCAGTATCAGGTCAAGTACGAAAACGCAAGCCTGACCAATGTGGATGTGCTCCACAAGGCACAGAAGCGGGCAAGAGAAATGAAAAAGGGAAAGTAAAAAAAACTTTCCCTTTTTTCAAAAAAGGTATTGACAAATCACGGTTTTGGGTGTATAATTAAGGTACAAAAAGGAAAGGAACTGATACAAATGGCAAAGCAGATGAACATCACAATTAACTTCGACATGGACGGCACAATCGCTGACCTCTATGGTGTAGAGAACTGGCTCGAATACCTCATCGCAGGTGACACTTTCCCCTACGCAAACGCAAGACCTCTGCTCCACCTCTCCGCACTGGCTCGCAAGCTGAACGCACTTCAGCGGAACGGCTACAACCTCGCAGTTATCTCTTGGTTGAGCAAAAGTGGAACTGCTGAATACAACGAAGCAGTTACCGAAGTCAAGCTGAACTGGCTGAGAAAGCACCTGCCGAGCGTGAACTGGAACGAAATCCACATCGTTCCCTATGGCACTCCGAAGCAGAACTTCTGCAACAATCCTCTCGACATTCTGTTCGACGATGAAGAACGCAACAGAACGAACTGGACAGGCAGAGCCTACGATGTGCAGAACATCTTGGAAATTCTCAGAGAAATCTGAGAATTTCCTCTTGACAAACGGCAATTGATGTGCTATAATTAAGACACAAAGAAGAAAGGAACTGATAAAAATGTTAGAAATGATTTGCGCAATCCCCGAAGAAATCGGCTGGGCATTGGTTGGCTTTGTCGGAGCATTCGCCTTGATGATGGCTGTCAAGGTCGGCAAGATAATCGTTGAAGCAATCAAAGAAAGATTGGAGGATGATGAAGAATGCTGAAAACTGGAATTGTAGTTTGCCCCACTTGCGGGGGCGAGGTTGTTGAGTTCGATACTCTCGACATTGAGGTGGACAACACCACTGTGACCCTCTTTAAGGTTGGCGAGTGCGACCACTGCGGAAACCATTACCAGTGGCACGAGGAATACACCCTTGCAGGATACCGCGACCTGGAACAGACCCAGGGCGAAAGCGAGGACGAGCCCGATGCGGACGAATGCGGGTTCGACCCCTTCGCAGGTTGTTATACTTACGACTGCTGAAAAAGCAGTCGTTTGTTTTTGGCGGCGCGCTCACGGTCCAGGCGCGCCGATTTTCGTCAGAATAACCAGTTTCAACAATTTTCCGTGCAATTTATTTGTGCAAAATAACAGTTGACAAATCCCAAAAGGTGTGATACAATAGTATCAACAAAGGAAAGGAACTGATACACATGAAACTGGTTTACGATTGCGGACAATCCATCTCTCTGTCTCCTCGCAGAGATTTTGAAGAAACTTCTATTTGGTGGCACCTGCACCTGCTCGATGCGGAAGAATCCCTCGACCGCACCAACCGCACTTACTACGACACTTTCGAGAGCTTTTTTGAAGCGGTCTGTGAAAACAAGGTAAGAAATGCAGAAGCCTACATCGGTCTGTTCAAGACCCCCAAGGTATTGGTGAAATGTGGCATGAACCACTATACTGTCACCAAGAGGAACTTCAAAGAGGTGTGCGTGTGGAACTACACCAAAGAAGTCTCCCACCTGCCCATGTCCACCCTCATGGACAAACTTCCTGCGGACGAGTTCGCAGAATACCTGCGTGAAAGGGGAGTAGCCTTACAGCAAGGCTAATCCCCGGAAAAATTAAAAAAAGGTATTGACAAATCAAACAATCTGTGCTATAATAAATTTATCAAGTGAAAGGAAATGATACCAATGTTTACTGAAAAAACTTTTGCAATTATCGACACTGAAACCCTCGGCGGTGCTTCTCAGGCGCACTGCCCTACCTACCACTGCGCTGGCATTGCTTTCACCAAGAGAGCAGAAATCAGCAGAATCAACATCGTGGTCATCGGCAACCTACTTTTGGATTCTGCGTTCTATGGCAAATTCAAAAAAGACTACTACCGCGACCTGCTCCGCGACCCTGCAACTATTATCTGCTACAACGAAGCAGAGGCAAGCGAAATCTTCTCTGCGTGGCTTGCTGAAAACAATGTGTCCTGCGCCTGCGCCCACAACAGCGGTTTTGACTTCAACAAGACTTTCGTTGCTGAGTGTATCGAGGGAATGGAATTCATCGACACTTGGCAGGCATTTTTCGAGACCATCGGCAAGTACACCAAGTACAACAAATTCTGCTGTGAAAATGGCTTTGTAACCAAGAGCGGAAACGTTCAGATGACCGCAGAAATCTGCTACCGCTTCATCAGCGGAGACATTGAGTTCGTCGAGGAACACACCGCCCTCGCAGATTGTGAAATCGAAATGCAGATTCTGCGTGCGGTTTGGGCAACTCACCGCAAGTTTACTCGCAATGTTCACAAGGGCGATTCCGCCTATCGCTTCCAAGTGGTCAAGGGCAGATTCTAAAATCTGCCCTCCCGGGCGAAAAAAGGTATTGACAAATTCAAAATCATGTGCTATAATTAACTCAGAAAACAAGAAAGGAACTGACAGTAATGACTTGGGCAGAACATTTGGAAGCTATGCGAAATACTCCCGCATTTATTAACGAAGCAAACCCCCTGCGCTTCTCTGCACCCGAAAGCGAAGGTTTGTACCTTGTAGGTAGCACCAATTTCAATCCCTTTACCCATGAAGAAATCTATTTGGTAAAGGTTGGTAAAAGCTACAACCTGCAACGCAGAATGAAAGATTATCTCACCACCAACCCTGGAATGTTCCACATTGATTTTTGTACCATTCCCCGCCCCATGGTCGGCAAGTCCGAATGGCAGTGCCACGCAATTTTGTATGCAGTTTGCAAAGGCAAGGTAGAAAAAAGCGAAGAGTGGGTGAGAGTAAGCCGAGAGGTTTATCTCGAAATCTGCGAAAAGGGTTTCAAATATTTTTCTGAAAGAATGTAAAAAACCCTTGACAAACCCCCAAGAGTGTGCTATAATAAATACAACAAAGGGAAAGGAAAATCCCAAACACCAGAAAGGAAATGATACCATGATGAACTACAAGTATGTTGTTGAGAGCTTCTACGATGATGCCAAGGTCACTGTCGAAACCAACGACCCCGAGGTCGCAGTTCTGGAAATGATGCAGAGGGACATGGATGGTGTCCACGCCCACTGCGTTGATGGTCTGACTGGCGAAGTCCTCGCCCTCGTCAACCACCCCGACCAGTTCGTCCAGTCTGAGTTCGCTCTGATGACCCTGGGTGTGCTGATGGCACACCTGGCAAAGTAACAAACCAAGAGCCATCCCGCAAGGGGTGGCTTTTTCATTTCAATTTTTGGGCGCGGCGCCCTCGGATGTGGGCGCCGGAATTTCCATTATACCACACCGCCAGCAATTTGTCAAGAGAAAAGTTACACAAAGTTTGATTGATTTGAATTCCTGTTTTTGTGCATTATTACCTATTGACTTTTGGTGCGGTCTGTGGTATACTATCATTGTCAAGGGGAGATAGGTGAGCCTGCCCCCAAGGGCGAAAAAAAAATCTCAAAAAAAATTGAGAAAACCCCTTGACAAACCCCTTAAAGTGTGATACAATAAGGGTACAAAAGGCGAGGGCAAGGCGACCACGAAAAGGTGGGTGCCCACGAGAGCGAGTAAGACCTTGTTACCAATGACCCGACCGCAAGGTGTTCCTGTTTGCGGAATACAAATGTGAACCAGACCACGCAGGCTGAAAAAATGTCGTGGATACGCAGGATACAAAAGCCAATTTCTTTGGTGGTGAAAGCGGACTCACCCTAACTGTGGCTTAAAGGCTCAGCCAAGCCAAAGAAAAAAAAATTAAAAAAAACTCTTGACAAACAAATCAAGATGTGCTATAATAAGTATGTAAAGAGGAAAACCTCTTACAAATAAATTCATCGACAGGTTCAAGTCGTTAAAACCGAAAGGAATTGATACTATGGCTAACAACAAGAAGATGACCAAGGCTGACTACTTCAAGCAGATTTCTGCCAACTACCCTCTGACTGCCGATGAGCAGGCTTTCATCGCCCACGAACTGGAACTGCTCGCCAAGAAGAACTCTGCGGAAAAGAAGCCGACCGCACAGCAGGTGGCAAACGCAGGTGTCGCTGATGCCATCGTCAATGCGATGGAAGATGGTGTCCTCTACACCATCACCGACCTCATCAAGACTGTTCCTGCGTGTGCGGAACTGACCAACCAGCGTGTTTCTGCCATCGTGCGTGGTATGATTGGCACCAAGGTTGAGCGTGTCGAGGAAAAGCGTAAGGCATACTTCCGCAAGATTGCGGAGTAAGCCTACTCCCCCAAGGGCAGGGGGTAACCCCTGCCCACCTTGACCCCGGCGAAAAAATTTTCAAAAAGCACTTGACAAATCCCTCTGTCTGTGCTATACTATAATCACAGAAAGGAAGTGAGTCAATGCTTGATGAAAAGTTAATTGCCAAGCACATGGCAAGCCTCGGCATCAGCCGAGAGGAAGCAATCCAGTTGATTGAGGATGACAAAGCAATCGACAGGGGCGCAAAGATGTTTGAGCTTGACCCCGAACTTGAGAAAGGCGCAAAAAAGGCAAGACAAGCCGAGCGCAAGGTCAGCACCACCCCAGTGAAGCGAGAGAAGAAAGCCAAGCCTGAAAAGGCTGAAATCTGCTCCGCAATGATGGATGGTCTGCGAGTTTTGGGTGTGGAAGATTTCACCATCAACAACCCCGAACGCGAGTTCTTGTTCATCCACAATGGAACGAAGTACAAGGTCACACTTGCCTGCCCTCGTTCCTAAGGCTCCTAAGGGGTCGAGCCAATCGGCCCCATTCCATTGGCGGTGTGCTGTCATCGTCTGGAGGTAAACCACTAGGGGGAAGGCGCCCAACCCTGGGGTATGGTACTAAAACAAAACAGCCGAGAAAAGACCCAGGGGGGCGCCCTTGGGTCTTCGTCATTTTGCACAAAAATTCGGCCGCGCGCTGACGTACGCCAGCGCCGGTTTTTCGGCGAAATAACCAGTTTCAACAATTTTTGGGGCGAAATCTTTGTGCAAATTGACTATTGACATTTCCCATTATCGGGTGTATAATAAGGGTACAAAGTCAAGGAGGTAACAACAATGGGTATGACTTACAAGCAGTTCATGGACTACGCAATGCAGAACTACTGCAACGGCGGTGATTGTGTGGTCGAGTGTTGGGATGAACTCTCTTTCCGCTACTACTGCGAAGAGTTCGGTCCGATGACCAAGGAAAAGGCTGACAGTCTCTTCCGCACTTACCGCGGTTGTGGGGGGTACTAATTCCCCACAAAAGAAAAAAAGTTTCAAAAAACCTATTGACAAACATCCAAAAGTGTGCTATAATAATTACAGAAAACAAGAAAGGAACTGATACTATGAAAATGTTCAATGAAATGTCCCTCAAGTCCATCCGCAACAAGCTCAGCAAGGTCGGTGTCACTATGACCGACGAGCAGTTCAACTCCCTCACCTACTCCGAACTCCGCAAGGTGTACAAGAAGTCCAAGAGGGCTTACGCACTCTATGAGCAGGTGGATGCCATTATCAACAAGCCAAAGGCTCCCACTCCTGCGGTGCCGATGCCTGCCAAGGACAACGACAAGGATGCCAGGGGGTTCTAACCCCTTTGGCTCCGCCCGGAAAAATAATTTCCAAAAGGGTATTGACAAACAGAGAGATTTGTGCTATAATAACCACAGAAAGGAAGTGAAGTGAATGGATACGAAATTGCTGATTGTGTTCATCGCTCTGAACATCGCCAATGTTATCATTCAAACTGTAAAATCTATCGCCACTGTTAAATGCGGAAAGGTGTCTGCCGCAGTTATCAATGCGGTTGCCTATGGTCTGTACACCATCGTCACTGTTTACTTAATGTGTGAACTTGACCTCTACCTCAAAGCAGGAATTGTGGCTCTGTGTAATTTGGTGGGTGTCTATGTGGTAAAACTCATTGAAGAAAAGGCACGCAAGGACAAGCTTTGGAAGATTGAAGCAACTGTCTTTGACCCCTACACCAAAAGCCTGCATTGTGATTTGACCGCAGAAGAAATCCCTTGCAACTACATTCCCAAAATCGGCAAGTGGTCTGTGTTCAACATTTACTGCGACAGCCAAGAGAAAAGCAAGAAAGTCAAAGCCTTGCTTGAAAAATACGATGCAAAATACTTTGTGAGTGAAAGCAAGACCTTGTAAAAAGGTCTTGACAAACTCCACCAAATGTGCTATAATTAAGACAATCCAAGAGGAAAGGAACTGATACAATGAAAGCAACTGGAATTATCCGCAGAGTTGATGACCTCGGCAGAGTGGTTATCCCCAGAGAAATCCGTCGGTCAATGGGCATCCGCGAGGGCGAACCCCTCGAAATCTTCATCGATGGCAGAGATACTGTCTGCTTCCGCAAGTACGAAGCCAATCTGAATGGCGAAATTGACCATCTGGTGGACACCATCGAAACCTGCGTGGACGACTACGAAAAGATGGCACAAATCAAGAAGCTTCTGGGCGAAGTGCGGAAGCTGGTGAAAAGCGAGGAGTAAAACCCTCGCTTTTTGCGCGGCCCGGGCGCGACTGTGCCCGGCCGAATTTACCATTATACCATGCCCCGCACAATTTGTCAAGAGGAAATGTTGCACAAAATAATCTTTTTAATTTTCCTGTAATTTGTGCAGTTTGCCTATTGCAATTCGCTTTTGGATGTGGTATACTATCTATGTCAGTAAGGGAGAGACCCAAGCGGACAGACCGAAAAAAAGTTTGAAAAACTTAAAAAAACCTCTTGACAAACCCCCAAAGATGTGATATAATGAATACATCAAAGGGAGAGAGAAAGCCAAAGGTTCAAAAAAGATTTTCAAAAAAATCAAAAAAACCTCTTGACAAATCGCTCAACCTATGATATAATAAATACACAAAGACAAGGACAGTCTTAAAAACCAGAAAGGAATTGATACTATGGCTACTACTCAGAAGATTACCAAGGCTCAGAAGTTTGCAATGCTCAAGGCTATCCCCGCTGTTGCGGAGAACGCAATGCTCGTGGAGTTCATCGAGCACGAGTTGGAGTTGCTCGCCAAGAAGAACTCCGCTGAGAAGAAACCCACTGCTCAGCAGACCGCCAATGCTTCCATCGGCGAAGCCATCGTGGCTCATCTCCAGAGCCAGCCCAACCGCCTCTTTACCATCACTGAGGTTATCAAGGAAGTGCCTGCGTGTGCTGAGTTGACCAATCAGCGAGTGTCCGCAATCGTGCGTGGTCTCATCGGCACCTCTGTGGAGCGTGTGGAAGAGAAGCGAAAGGCTTATTTCAGAGCCATTCGCTGAGCCACTCCCCAAGGGGGGGCAATAGCCCCCCCAAAATGGGGCACGGAATTTCAAAAAAGGTCTTGACAAACCGCCCAAGATGTGCTATACTGTAAGTACAGAAAGGGGGTAAACCAATGGCAGAAAGTCAAGTCGAACGCATTATGCGAAATCTGAAATGCTCCAAAGAAGAAGCCGAACAGATTATCGCAGACGACAAGGCAATCGACAGAGGTGAGCGAATGGCTTTTGACCTCTCACCTGAAGCCGAAAAGCAAGCCAAAAAATTCGCAAATACTGGCACAAGGCAGACAAATGGGCAGAAAACCGAGCGAAAACGCAAGGAAAACCCCACAAAAGCCACGATAATTGCCGAAATTGCTCAGTTTTTGGCTGAAAATGGCTACGAAATGGTCGAAATCACCAATAAAGAGCGTCAAATCGCCTTAAAAGTTGGTGAAAATGCCTACGAACTGACGCTTGTGCAGAAACGCAAGCCAAAAAGTTGAGAAAATCGCCCCAAAAGGGCGATTTTTTCGTTATTTTTTCCAAATTAAATTTAAATTTGTGCAATTTGCACAAAAATCGGCCGGCCGCACACAGATGTGCGGCCCGGTATTCGGCAAAATGCACAAGTTCAACAAGTTTTTTACCCAATTATTTGTACAACATTACCACTTGCATTTTCCTAAAAATCTGCTATAATTAGTAGTGTCAAGGGGATGAAGTAAACCCCCGCAGATGGGTCGGCGCAGAGGGTTGAAAAATGTTGGGCAGAGGGGTTAGATTGTCCCACCAATCAGACCACCGAAACTTTTTCAAAAAACTTTTGAAAAACCACTTGACAAACAGCACAAGATGTGCTATAATGAGTATGTAATCAAGAGGGGAACTCCTTCGAGGCAAGACCGCAACAGATGGTGGAAACAGACACAGGCGAATTGAAACTCTACAACTCCTACGCAAGATTCCCCCCTACTAGGGTGAGTGGTGAGCAACGAAAGGGTGCGAGTAGACTCAAGGCAGGGGGCAGAAACAAGTCCAGTGAGCGCAAGGATGCTGTGGGAATAAAAAAAATAGTCGCGAATATTTTTTGAAAACCTCTTGACAAACTCAAAACCATGTGCTATAATAAGTATGTAATCAAGGGAAGGAAAACCCTAAAAAACCAGAAAGGAACTGATACTATGGCAAACACTAAGAAGCTGACTAAGAAGGACCATTTCAACACCCTGCTGACCCTGGCTGAGGTCAAGTCCAACCTTGCGCTGGTCGAGTTCATCGAGCATGAGCTGGAACTCCTGGCGAAGAAGAACTCTGCTGAGAAGAAGCCTACTGCCCAGCAGGTCGCCAATGCTGGTGTGGCAGAAGCCATTCTGTCCCACATGAGCGCAGACCCCAATCGTCTGTTCTCCATCACTGAGCTGATTAAGGAAGTGCCTGCCTGCGCAGAGCTGACTAATCAGCGAGTGAGCGCCATCGTGCGTGGCATGATTGGTGTGTCTGTCGAGCGCATCGAGGAGAAGCGCAAGGCGTTCTTCAGGGTCATCCAGTGATGACCCCTTCCTCCCCCTGCCCCCAATTCGTGGGGCAGGGGCTTTTTTGCGCCGTGCGCCAACGAGTGTGGCGCCCGGAATTCGTCAAAATAACTAGTCCCCGTAAATTTCCAATCGAATTTTTTGTGCAGTTTGTCATCTTGATTTTTCCCGCAATTGGTGGTATACTAATCCTAAGAGGTGAGGCAAATGACCGCAGAAGAAATGCGCAAGGCTAAAGCTGAATTGCACAAAGTTATTATTGATACTGTTTTATCTTTTGGGGGAACTCTCCATGACGATGCAACCATGTATCGATACATTATCGAATTAGCGTCTAATGAGCTTTTAGCTTGTGTTCCTTTTTCCAATGAAAATTAAAAAAGTGCTTGACAAATTATTAAGTCTGTGCTATAATAAGTATGTAATCAAGGGAGCGAGTGCTCCACAAGAAAGGGTAATTTACTATGAGAACCATTAAACTGTTTGAGCGTGAAATCAATCTGATTGTCAATGAAGACCTGCGTATGGCGGTCAAGTCTTACATGGAAGAAGCCACCCCTGACTACTTCTGGACAGATGGTGCTTCCTCTTCTGGCAAGTATCATCCCCAGTTTTCGCAGGGCATCGGCGGTCTGGTTCGTCACACCAAGGCGGTTGTGATGTTCGCTGAAGAACTGCTCCGCATGAGTTCCTACGCCTACATGAAAGACGAGTACAAGGACTTCGTAATTGCGGCTTGTATCATCCATGATACCGCAAAGTATGGTGTCGATTGGTTTGACAAGGCAGAATACAAGAACCACGCAAGAAACGCAAGCAAGGCTTTTGCAGGTTGGTGCGAACAGGTGTTCGATTTTACTCCCCATTTTCTTCTGCTGAACGCAGTTGAAAGTCACATGGGTCAATGGTCTACTGAACGAGAGGACAGACCTTTCACCAGCGTGGACAGATGTGTTCACATGGCGGACTACATGGCAAGTCGCTCTTTCATCGACATTCCTTCCATCACAGAGGAATACAACAAAATCGCTTGCCAGTGGGCGGCGGAACACCACGAACTGCCTTTCTAAAGGCAGGGAGTGGAAACCCCGGCGAAAAATATTTTTCAAAAACCTATTGACAAATCTCCAAGAATGTGCTATAATGAGTTCATCAAAGGAAAGGAACTGATACAATGAACTGTCTGAAATGTGATAACTACTGGCGCACCGACATTGACGAAAGCCGATGCGATAGATGCGGATGCCAAGAAGAATCCAACACCAACCCCAAAGAAAGCGAGGACAAAGGCAATGAGCAAAAAGCATCTGGGCTGTGCTGATAGTGGCTGTGGCTACTACTGGCAGGACGAGGACGAAGATTACCCCCGCTGTCATTTCGATGGCTTCGGCAAAGCACCCTGTGAGGAGGATGACTGGGATGAAGAATAAGAAAACCCGATTCATTAACCCCAAGCCCACCGCAGAAAATAGATGCATGCGGTGTACCCATGTGGGGCAGGAAACCACAGACGATGTGGCTTGCTGTAACTGTTGCGAGGATGGCGAGTTTTTCGATGACATTGCGGAAGTCGAAGACCGCTATACGCTGGATGACCTCGGTCCGAATTGGTGGTGAGACCCCCGCAGGGGTCTCATTTTTTTTTCATTTTACCACTTGACAAGTGCGGCCCGGTATGGTATAATAATGGTGGGGTTCAACGGGCCGCGGACGGAGGCCAAGGCCCGATTTTCCGACCGGTACACCCCATATGCAAATTTTTTGCTACTTCTAGCGACTTTTCATATGCACTTAATTTTCCCGTAAAGTGAGCCCCGGTCGGGAGCCGACCGGTCCTACAAAAACCGCCCGCATATACGCGGGCCGACCGGTAAAAATATGTTTTTTTAATATTATAACATATTTTTTTATAAAAATCAAGGCCGAACGGCCATTTGATTTTTATAAAATTTTTTTGTATAATAATAATACAATAAGAAAAGAAAGAGGTATATACCAATGGTTATTGATAAGAATTATTTCCTGACCCGTCTGCAGAATGGTGAGGATATGACTGCTATCGGCAACGAGATTGCCGCAATGATGAATGCCGCTATCGACGAGCACAATGCTGCTCTAGAGGCCGAGGCCGCAAAGCAGGCTGAGGTAGAGAAGGAAGCCACCAAGAGAGACCTAATTGAAGAGATGGTCGATATCATCAAGGAGCTGGCTATTTTGGAGGGTATGGACCCCGATGAGATGACCCTTTCCGACGAGGAAATGGACCAGCTGGTTGCGGCTTTCACTGAGATGTTTGCGGCCATGCGCGATTTGAAGAAGATGTTTGCGGACCTGGAGGCTAAGCTGGACTCCGACAAGAGCGGCTCAGTGCGTCTTCATCACCCTGGTCCTGCGAGCGGCAGAATTACTCCTGTGGCAAAGAGCGACGAGCAAATTCTGGCCGATTTTATCAAGATGTTTAATTAATGTGATGAGAAAGACGTCTGTTTATTCTATAGCTAGCTACGAAGACCAAGAGCAGGCAAATTGAATTATGAAAGAAACTCCCAGATTGTCAAAGGTCTGGGAGTTATTTTTTTATATGTGAATTTAACGGTGACGGGGACGTGGAAAATACGATTCATATACCTGGGGCCGATCGGCCACCACACTCTCGCAAAACCTCCGCAAAACACACAATTTCTTCCAAAAGAGCAAAAAAAGGGGGGAACACCATTACAGTGTTCCCCTAAAGTCACGAGCGAAGCGAAGTGACTTAACCTTTAGCCATTACGCCAAAATCAACTTCCGGCAAGAATCCCTCCAAGAGGCTCTCAACCGTCATCTCTCTTGCCTTCTTCAATGTGCCTTCAACATCAAGGCCCAGCTTCACATCTCCCACAGGTCTTTCAGTTCTGTTATATCCAGGAGAGTAAGTACCTCCAGTTCCTGCGGAATCCGCATAGCTTACAGTCATAGTAGCCTGCGGAATGGGTTCACTACTGTATCTCATTCCAGAAGTAGAAGCCTTGCGTGCGGCTGCTGCTGTCTCTGCGGGAGTTCTATAAGTGCGGACACTACTGTACTCGCTTACACTACCACTCTCACTTACCTCACCATAACTCTTCCATCCGTTGCTGGTCTTGGCGACAATCTTATTCTCATCATCATAGAGAATATAATAAGCACCACTTCCCAAGTTATCCAATCTACTAGAGGGAGCAGCAAATACAGCCTTACCATTCCAGTTACCTAGTCTTAATCCATCTCTAGCTGCTCTTTTTAAAGTATTATAATCAAATGTCATCTCATTTTTCCTTTCGATTTTCATTTCATTTTTGATTTCAATTTCAGATTTTCAAACGAGATTTTGAAATCAGTTTTTCTTCCTACTATTATTATACAAAATTTTATTTTAATTTTCAAATTAAAAATGGATTATCTAGCAAAGGTTCAATTTCAATTTTCGATTCATTTTTCTAAATTGGTACTATATACATCTTTGGGTCTCCACTTCGCATATATACCTTCACTTCTACCACATTCTCTGGTAATTTATCATAACTACCCATAGCGAATTTTACTGCTCCCTTAGGTATCTCAAAACCTTCCATTACTTCACCTTCAATTCTACTTTAATACCATTTTTAATAGTTTCAATTAATCTTTCTTTGAAACTATCAATATCAAACTTAAATTTATCTACAATCATATCGATTTCTTGTTCATACCATTCTGGATGTTCAATTGGAGAACTTAATTCCATACCATAATCTTCTCCAATCATCCGAATAGTTCCATTTCTTAATTTGTTTTCATCTAAGATAATCACTTCTATACCTCCCTCCGGCCCCGCGTATAGAGGATTTAAATGGCCCGAAGGGACATTTAAAGCCTCTTACGATTGACAGTTCTCTATTTCTATTTATAAGGATACTATTTTTTTAACAAAGTATGTACAAAATTTTAACACTCATGCGTCTAAATTTTTAACACTTTAATTCAACGTATTAGTTAACCAGTCTAATTGATAAATTGTTTTCACATTTTGAAAAGTGTCCGCCTCTTGTTTCATTGTAGTCAATGAATACTTAATCAGCCCCACCTTTTCTAATACATACAGGATATTCGTTACGGTATCATTATTACTTCTCGTGCTTGTGCTAATTCCAATATAACTCTTTACCTGGTCTAATGTAAACTAAAACGGACGACACTCATTAGCATAATAACAATTCAATAAATAAATATAAGTTGAAATAGAATTCTCACTTAAAGTGTCTGTAATTAACTTTAATGTCCCATATGGAACCAAAGAAGCTAAATCAGCACTTAATTCAACTAATCTATATGTATCTTTTCCTGCTTCAACAACTAAACCCAATTCCTTTAGATTCTTAAACTTCGTTGAAACCGTCTGTCTCGATAAGTTAAACATCTCACCAAGCTTACTAAAATTTATATCTTTCTTTGAAAAATATCTAGTTCCGCTCTTCTCATCTCTTGTTGAGATACACTGAAGATAAGCATAAAGAATATCATAATACTTTTTATTCGAACAAATATCTTTAGCCTTGGGAACCTGTCTTGAATTTGGTTGAATCTTTAACACAATCACACCTCCCTTCCAACTATTCTTAAGAAAAGTTGTTAACCATTTAACAAGTTTTACCCACGATATAGAAGTCTAAATTTTTAACATTTTATATAGATGTACAAAATTTTAACACATTTTTTTAACAAATATATAGATGTCTATTTTTTTAACCAAATACATAGAAGTCTAATTTTTTAACAAAAATATAGCTGTCTAATTTTTTAACATTTTTCATTTAAAGTTTGCGGCCGGGAGGCTCCAAAGCGCTTTTATGTCAGCTAAACCAATCTCTCGTCTCTGGACCCCTAGACACTACGATTCTCCAAACCGCAACTATTTATTTGCTAATTGATTTTATAAAAAATTTATGATATAATATATATGTAAAGTAAAGAAAGAGATAAAGATAAAAGATGAAAGATTGCTGACGGACTCCGTAAAAATCGTTTCCCGTCATTTTCTCTCGTCGAAAGAAAAAGGCTGAAAAAATCGACTTTGGAGGTAAACTATATGGCTATCGGTTCTGCGGGTTTCACCCCTTCCGCCATTGAAGATGGCATCTACAACTTAATTGACCGTGCGGATTTCATCGTGTCCTCCAAGGAGTACACCGAGAAGTGTATGCGGGCCGTGGAGTCCTTCCTCCTGTCCTGCCGCGTCAAGTGGAACTGCATCTGGGATTCTTATCCTGATGAAAGCGGTGCATCCGTATCTTTCGCTTGGATTGAATGCGGCGAGCTCCATCATATCGTACTGAATGTGCGATATGATGCTTTCTGTCCGAAGGAGGATGAAGAATGAAAACAATGAGAATTGGCTCCTCAATCATTCATCTGGACCCGATGTACGATATCAACTGTGAAGAGTGTGATGAGGGTACAATCGTGCGTATTGATTATGCTCACGCCGAAAAAGAATATCTCGTACCTGGCTTTTTCGTACCGGAAATCGTGGCAGCCGCAATCCAAAGAGGTATGAACGGCGAAGGTGGAAGCCTTGATAACTTCGACTTAATGGCAAAACTGCGGGCGCTGGACCGCATATATGGAGGTATCAGAGTAGATGAAACTCGAAACGAAGCATGATGTAATCATTAACTTCATCGAGCAGTTCCAGAAGTTCGGGCCGCAAGTCGTAGACTGTTTTTCCAACGGAATGTGTTATCAGTTTATGACTATCCTGCGTAAGCGTTTCGGTCCATTCTGCACAACTCCCGTTTACGATGAAGTCATAAACCACTTTGCAACCGAAATTGACGGTCGTATCTACGATATTACTGGTGATATCACCGACGACCCGCAATACCATTGGAAACGATGGACTATCGTGATTGCGGAAGACTATAAACACGCCAATAGAATTTGCCGCGATTGTGCTGATAAGGTACCCAGTGATACACTCATCTGTAAATATTGTGACAATTCTTTTTACGATGAAGTTTTGAATACGTATCTGTGCGGCCTGGACAATGAGCCGGTTGACCTGGATACCCCCTGTACGAAAGGAGTAGAGCGTGATGCAGGACTTTAATTTTATTTGTATGTTCCGTGTTCTCGTCGTTGACGATGTAGCCAACCAGGATAAAGTTGAACACGGTTTTTGTTTCGCCAATGATTTTACCAGTGCGGTCCAGTATCTGGAGCAGCATCTGTACGGTGATAACCTGTTGGAAATCCAGCATATGGAACTCTTTGATGCGTGCCCTATCGTTTCCTTCGAAGTGTGGGAAAAGATTAAGACTTGCTTGGAGGAAGCATAATGGATTTCGGAACTTTTGTTGGCGTAGGTTATATTCTCTCTGAGAGAGAAAGACAAGAGTTAATGGGCCATCTCGAAGACACTAATCCTCAGCGCTATAACGAAATTATGGACGAAATGTTCTGCTACGATATGGACGAGAAATGGTTCTTCGGTGAGATGGTCTATGAACTCGACGGTTGGGGCGATGCCAAAAGCCTCGAAACTCTGGCGACTTTGCCTGTTTTACAGGACGACGGCACATTTGGTGCCAAGTATGGTGCAATGTTGGTTGACTGCGGCATTAGCATTGAAGAAATCAATACTAAGTGGGGTCATCCAAACATCTATATCGTAACATATTGTTACTGCTAAGGAGAAAATATGGAACGAAAATGCGGCGACTGCGCCCTCAAGGCGCTAAAAAATGGGATGTGCCCGGTCTTTAATGCGAATATGGAGGACGAAAGCGGTTGTCCGTATTTTACCACAGAACTCAAAATTTGTGAGATTTGTGGTAATCTCATTCTCAGCAATAGCTACCTCCAAGAGGAAAATGGAGTATTCCATCTTTTCTGCCACAATTGCGCGACCGGCCACCCTTGCAAAACTTGCAAGGAAGTAATCCAATGTCGGTTCAATACCGACGAAACCTGCCAGGAGCCAGCGTATGTGATGGTTCAGCAACGCCAAGGCAATATGGTAGTACAGCAACAAATTCAGAACCCCAAGCGCGTTGAAGCCACCTGCGCGCAAGGTTGCCCATGTTATCACG